CTTTACTACCACAAAATCAACATTTTCAACTGCATCGATTTCAAACACTCTACCTAGATTTTCAGTACCAACGGTACCAGACTTACTCAAGTAGTAACGACCGCCTGGCATTGACATACCGTAAATGGTGAGACCACGTCTTACACCCGCAGCTATGAACTTTCGCAAAGCCTTGGCTTTAAATACAACTAAATTAGGATGTTTATTAAATTCCTCATAAACATTACCTGGAAAATCCAGTACCAATCTATCGTGATCTGCTGGATCATCAAACACAAAGAAGCGCCAGGGGAAATCATTACGGTAATCATTACTGTAATCATTACTGATATCACGATATGAACTCGTTGGAATCCACTCACGAGCGAATTTCCTGTATATTTCACCAAAGCCGCGAAATCGATAGCCGCGGCTACCATCAGCGTTAATCCACCAAGAAAAAGTAATAGATTCTTTATCGTATTTCATTCTTCGCCGCCAATATAAAAGGTTGTTGAACAATCCTGGCACTGATACGGAACTGCATCATCGTAGAACTCTGTACAGCCCTCCATTTCCTCGGCTACATACAGACCGCCACCGTTGGGACTGGGATCACCAGCCACTATGTTTTGCTTACCGCAGTTGGGACAATACATTATTCAGCTCCAAAGTGTTTGAGTAATTCCTCTGGTTCGGGGTACCAAACATTCCCACATTCATCAGCACCGGAGTTTTCATCCAGAAACTTAGCACATTCCCGAACAATCAACTGGGCGAACTTTTCAACATCAAGATCAAGAGTGCCATAATCGGTGTATCCGCTACGTTCGTTCACAGTGGCTCCAGCTTGTGCGGCAAGTTCTTTAATTCGTTCGTTCATTTGTAATCTCGATCTATGGTTACGTTGGTAAGACCAGCTACCGTTTGGAAATGTTCCCAAGCTATTTTAGCTGCGGCATTATTTTCAAGTTCACTACTGAGCAATATTGCTTCAAGCCAAGTTGCACGCTGGGGTACAGCAGGTGATCCAAACTTGCGCGGCTGATGAATACGTCCAGAATCATATAACTCAATAGTTAAATCTCTGAATCGTTGCTCATCAGCATCTTCGCAACTTCCCCATACTGGGTAATTCCATGACGAAAACACTGATGGACTACTATGATATGATTTCCAAATGCTATCCCACTCAATATCAATGTGTGGATTGAAGTCTGTGCCTGCGATAATAATCAACACATCATTGATGTCTACTTTACCGTCAATGATGTCTCTCAAACATCTAGAGTATGATAAGCCGATTTTAATTTTAATTCTCCTAAATGGTAATATGAGTTATTATAAACAAAATTAAATTACCGTCTAAATCTGTTTTTATGCTGCACTCTTGCTGAGTTCTTGAACTCGGTCAAATGCATCGCGGTCATCATTAACATCCCGGGCACCAAGATCGTAGATCTGGGTACTGACATTGGCGGCACCTAATTTATCAACAAACCACTGCCGCCACTGTTCAACACATTTCGGAGCATCAGGCCGACTGACTTCATATGTACAGTACCCAATACCCTCGACGCCGTCTCGCGGGGCCGAATTCCAATCATGAACGCCGTAGGCAATTTCAAAGTCCGCACAGACGTTTTCATACTCCTCACTATCCATCAAATCTATTATGGTGCCGGTCTCGGCGCCCGCGTCTGGCGGCAATGCGATCAAGACATTGGGATCGAAGGCGAAAGCCCAGGTATTATGGACGACATCAAAATCGCCATCTTCATTGACTTCGTCATTGACTTCGTCTTCAAAGCTGAATCTAAAGTAAAATACTCCATCCATTATATTCTCCAAATTATTAATTAATTGATACAGTTGTTAGTATTGTAAGATTGTAAACGAGATTGATTTAATTGTCAACCATTTATACTACGTCCCCTCTGCTCATTTCAAATGCCATGACTGCTGGTAATAACATTATTGCTCGGTGATCGCCCAATGCCATTAGCATACGCACTTGATCAGTAGATAGATCGAGATAGTCAGCTGATTCAGGCCAAGCGATCAAGGCCAACAAGGCATTTCTGCCTATGATATAAGACCTGTTATTAGTTTTTTCCCATGCCGCACTAACCACCGCATTATAAATCTCAATACGGGCCGCGTTCCATACCACATCCCAAGCCGAATTATAAACCATTCCCCAAGTATTCCAATCACTGACCCAGGATTCCATTTCCCAATGTATAGGATTGGCCTTTAGGTCTGCTAAAATACGATCTATATGCACTGCACTAGGTAAGTGATGCCAAGCTGTAGTCATAAAGTTAAACTTCAAAGCTAAATGCTGGATCAAATTCCTTTGTTCTCTGTTCGTATCCATAATAGCCACGCGGATTACAGAGCAAGCGAGTTGATCCCACCATCATGTCAATAAATGAATGGGTATGACCAAAGCACCATGTCTTAATATTAGGATGAGCAATGATAATATCATCTAAGTCAGAGGCAAATGCACCATTCAAATGATAATCGTGTTTATACTCTTCTGATATGGCCGAAACACTGGGCAACATATGAGTCACTACCACTATTTTTTTATCAGGATTGGCATCAGCTTCTGTGATAATATGATCACGTGTTGCACGATGCATCACAGTGGTATATTCGGGAGTCAGTTTATGGTACGCATCTTTATATCGGTCGTACATTGTAATATGTTTATAGTCCGTCATGTCCTGTCGACATCGCATGATGGTCATGGGATCACCTTTATTCATGTCGGTCCAAAGCGTGCCGCCCACAAACATAACATCGTCGATGACATGTGTTTCGTTTTCTAATACAACAACATTATCTGGTAGATAGTCCTCGGCCAATGCTTTGGTCTTTTGAACTTGTAGGCTATAATGTTCGTGATTACCCATCACATAGATTACTTCACGATATTTCGTAAGATTTTCAAACACCCAATCTTGATATATAGTATGTTTTAAGTTTTTAGCTTCACACATGTCACCTGCAATTATCAGTACATCTCCGCCAGGTAATGAAAAGTTCGTTGAAAACTCTAAATGAAGGTCTGAAATTAAATTTACTTGCAAGATATTTCCTCAATTAATTCTTTATCACCTTTGATACTTAGAATACACGTTGGATGTTGTGGATATCGTTCTTTAAAGGCTTTTTCAATCTCACTCAAATCTGCACCCTGACAAATAAAGACCCCATCCTCGCCGTAGCAGTATAGCATACTACCCACACGTTCAACTGTAATGTTGACTGAGTATAGAACACTGCTCTCCTCATTCTTAATTTCTTCTAACAATCGAGTATAAAACTTATGTGCTAGAAAAGCTATCACTGCTGTAAGCAGTAAGATGGCCAGTCCAAATCCCTGGACAAAACCCCCTAAATATTCTGTTGTCATAGTTAAGCCTTTTGTTTACTTAAAAAATATTGTTCATGTTGAATCCAATTGTTATCAACCATAAACCCCCATTCCTGTTCCTGACGTCCGGGCATAAACAACGTCCAGCAAGTGACACCAGGTTTTAATTCAATTCGATGATAGCTGTTAGCCGAATAGCGACATGTGTACCCTGGCCCTCGCCATTCAGGGTAGTCGCCAATTATCCTACCTTCTTTATCAAAAATAGGAATACATTCATAATATCCTCCCCATAGAATTACAGTTCTATAACTCCAGGGATGATTATGTACGTCGGCCGGATCACCTTTCAAAAACTTATGGAGAAAGATGTTGAATGGGAAATTCTTGCGATCCCGCAGGAACAAATAATATCGTTCCAGGTAGGCCTCACCATTTTCTCTATCCATAATGATTCTATACCGACCTAACCATTGAAATAGTTTCTTTAACATTTAATTTTTATCATCCACGGTATCGGTAGTTTTATTTTTAGTAACAGTATACCCCTGTTTTCTCAACCATGCAATATGTTTTTTCGTATCGGCTTCCTTACTTTTTTCTTCTTCCAATTCCTTCGCCTCTCGACGTAAATTGTCATAGGCAATACTGCATTTTTCATAAGCCTCGCGGATAATGTCGATGTTATACACAGCATCGTAGATGGTGTCGTCTTCAACGATTGATTCTGCAACAGTTTGTTCGATGATTTCACTAAATTTAGGATCTGACAAAATTTTAGATGAAAATACTGTCGTAGAGGGCATACCAGCTGCTTTTAATACATCTTCGTCAAAGCAGTCGTAGATTTGTTCTTTGGCTAGGCAATCAGCTAGTTTTTTAAGTTCCTTACCTGAAATTGTCACTGTTATGGTAAGATCTTTAGTTGTCATACTATTTCCTTGTAATAATTAAATTAATTGTATTTTAAACAAAATTTTATAAACTGTCAATTATTGACTTTATTCAATGCTGCCCAGAGTCGGGGATCGCAGCCTATATAAATGGCCCATGTACGGTAAAGGATCCACGCGCCAACCGGTTCCCACGCTTCACATATCCATTCTCCAAATGATTGCCTAAACCAAAAAGGATTTAGATACATTATTATTAATGAGATAATAACAGGCAAGGCGATTAATGTGTATATAAACCATCGAAATGCCTGTGCTCTGTAATATCTGCCACCACCGGGCTTCATATTTTTTAAATTTATGTTCATTTTTCTACTCATATTTTTTGGTTAGTGCCAGCCAAAACCCAGCATCACATCCTAAATATACCGAATATATGCAACGGCGATGCCACACATATATGCGGGCCGATAGGTTAAAGTAAAAAGCATAACAGGCTTGCCTTGTGAACCATACGGGATTGAACCAAACAAGAACGGCCAGTATGCTTAACAGAATTGCTAAAAGACCAACCATTAGATAATGATAAAGCATAGCCCGATAATATCTCCCCTGGCCGGGACGCATTACTGGTAATTCAGTATTATTCATGTTATTTCCCCTGGATTAATCTTTAACAATACCATAGTTAACATGGATTTATCTCGAAAACAAATCCTATGATGCTTTTTATCCATAAACCAAAGTTCATTTTCAATATATTTGTGGTGCCAGTTATATAGTTTCACCCCAAACTCAGGATTGAGTGTAAAGCTGGCACCATATAGTTTCTCGAATATATTACTATATCGATACAGTTCCCAATTGGTCCTTTTACCGGTATCTTTAAACTGTATTGCATGGGCATATTTTTTACCATGCGCATGCCTGCCATCTAAGTTAATTACTCTCATGTTATTTCCATGTGGTTGAGTTATTCGCTGGTGTTGAATTTCTTAGAGAGACGTTCAAACTCTGCTAATTCACGTGCTCGCGTTTTTTCTTCCTGTTCCTTTTCACGGAGGATTCTAGCGGCGTACTCTTCATCATTCTCAGGAAGAAGTTTGAAAATGCCCCAGTAATCACCCCACATATCACTATATTCTTCTAGTCTAGCATCTTCGCCGTATTCTGCAATCCACGCTTCAATCTTAGCCTTTATCTCTTGCAAAGTATAGCCATCGAGGTATACGCTGCCTGGATATACTTGTCGATTAACTAATTGTCTTTTAGACCGTGTCATGATTGCTCCTAATTTGTTTAATATAAAGTTATTATATGCGATTTCGGTACAATTGTCAACCAAAAAAAAGCCCCAATACATTGGGGCTTTTTGCATAAAAACAACAATATTTGAAAATTTAGATATTAGAGCGTAAGTCCTAGTGACTTGGCTTTATACCCAAGTGCAACGATTTCTTGTGATGGGGTACCCATCACGTATTCTGTAGTTTTGACACCATTACCTGAAGTGTAAGTTTTGCTATACACGGCAAAACCATTTTGACGAATACGAGTTACTTCTGCACGAATATTTTTGATGCCATACAAGTTTTCAGCTTGTGTAGCATTAATACGCAAACCTGCTTGCAATGCTTTGAACAACATATAAGTCTTAGTAGCTTTGTTAAATTTCTTAATCATAATAATTCCTTAAAAGTTTGTATAAATGTAAGTTTGAAATATAAGTTTATTAACCTATGTGTAATTATATGTGTAATAACGAATACAAACAAACTTTTTGGTAAAATTCCTTTGATACGTTTCCAAAAACCACTACCGTGTAATTTAACTAAATACTTGAAATATTCAAGGATTGGCAATGTCCCAAATTATCATCAATACTGGAAATACCGCTAACGATGGGTTAGGTGCGCCGTTACGCACTGCATTTACTCAAACAAATTACAATTTTACTCAACTGTTTAACGCAGGTCCAGTGGGCAGTAATATAACTATTGCTAACAATACCATACAAGTTACCAACACTAATGGAAACCTTAATTTAGCCACAAATGGAGTTGGGTCTATTGTTCCTAAAGCTAATTTTGTTCCAGATATTCCCAATGTACGTTCAATTGGATCAGGCACTGATCGTTTTAATACAGTTTACACGCAATATCTAAATGCTGTTACGGGAGTTTTTTCAGGCGATGCATTTATTGCAGGAAATCTGCAGGTAACAGGTAATGTAGTTACCGTTGACTATTCTAATTTATCTATTGCCAACAGCAATATTACACTAGCAACCAGTGCGGTTAATGCTGCGCAAGCCAATGGAGGTGGCCTATTAATTCCCATTGCCAATGCCAATTTCACATATAATTATTCAGCAAATACATGGGACAGTACACTGGCAATTACCGCTCCAGCTTTTATAGGCGATGGCGCCAATTTAACTAATATAGTAGCCAATGTGCAGGCTTTATCATTGTTGGGCAATCAATTAAGCAACAACATAAATTATTCAAATCTAACTTCATTTGGACTTGTTTCCAACATTGTGTCAATTGGCGATTACTCTACCGCAGGTAATGTATATGCTAACATTATAACAGGTAATACTGTTAGTGGAAACTATATAATGGGAGATGGCAGTAATATCACCAATATTTCAGCAAATGCAGTTATTGGCAATGTGCCGTTTGCGCTTAATGCTAATTCTGCATATACCGCTAACTTGGCAGCATTGGCTACGCAAGCTATCAATGCTGATACAGCATTATTTGCTATTAATGCTAATTTAGCATCCTGGGCAAACACAGCGACTACAGCACAAACTGCCAACAGTGCCACTTATGCAATACAAGCAGACAATGCCAATTCAGCAGTAGTGTCTGGAATGTCATATAGATTAGCGGGCAATGCCGATATCTCAGTTACTGGAAATATCAACTCATCAACAGTTATAGCAAATTATTTCTACGGTGATGGTAGTAATATTACTGGAATTAATTCTAACTTTATCGTGAACGGTAATAGTTATGCCAATATTCCCACTACTGGCAGCGATTTGATTATCAACATTAATGGTAACGAATGGTCATTTGCCACTGACGGATCATTGAATTTTCCGCTACAAGCTAATCTCGCCGGGCCGGGGATAAGAATATATGATGACAATGTCAGTTTAGGCACCAATGGCGGCAATGTTTCAATTTGGCCTGGCTCAGAAGAATGGGTATTTGATACATCCGGGAATTTAACATTACCCGGCAATGCATCGAGTATCAATTATGCAAACGGATCTCCGTATGGGATAGGAATGTTGAGTTCAACACCACAAACAAAAGCCAGCAACGCCATTGGAATTGTAGGACAGATAAGTTGGGACGATAATTATATCTATATTTGTACAGCAGCAAATACTTGGAAACGAGCAGCATTGACTGGCGGATACTAATATGGAATACACTGTCGATATTATAGGTACAGAGAGCTACTAATGTCATCACAACCAATTTGGATTACTCCTCCGGGCAGTTTAGGCACTGTACAACAGGGCAGTTTTTATCAAGTACCATTGCAAGCAACGGATGCTGTTACTATTAACATTAACAGTATTACAGGCAATGGATCAACTGTTACCATAGTTTTTTATCCACAGCCCACACTTATTTTTCAACCTGGTGATAGTATCATAGTTGCCGGAGTAGATCCTTCAGAGTATAATGGTACATTTACTGTAATAAAATGCACTCAAACTCAAGTTATATATACCAGTAATGCTACAGGAGAGTGGATCAGTGGCGGTACAATTACCAGTGTGCCATCTACAATTTACTACGAACCTATTGCTGGAGCGTTGCCTTCGGGTATTGAATGTACTACCAATGGAGTCATACAGGGAGTCCCAACCAACGTAGTTACTGTGGCAGACGAAGCAATTGTAGCAGGAAAAAATGTCACTAGCAAATTTGCTATTCGCGCTTATACGACCAAAACGATTGGCGGTACAACTGTTACCAATCGGTTGACTGATAGAACATTTACAATAACAGTCTCTAGTCAAAATTTCCCTTCGTGGATCACCCCAGCTGGCGAATTAGACCAACTTTGGGAAGGGCAGTTACTACAGCCAGGAATTCAGCTTGAATATACTGACGACAATCCCGCTAATATTCCCCCATCAATTAGTTTAGTTGCGGGATCATTACCACCAGGGTTATCTATCAGTAGCACAGGGCTAATATCAGGATATGTTGGATTTCCGCCAAGTGCAACTATTCCTGGATTCAGTGTTACCGGGCAAGGATTTGGTGAATATCCGTTTGATTTTGACGTGGAATCTCCCAGTGTCAATTATCAATTTACATTACAAGTTACAGATGGTCGTACCTCTTCATTGAGAACATTTAGTTTATATGTTTGGAGTACACAGGCATTTGATGCTACAACTACTTACATCACTGCCGACAATTCATATTTGACCGCTTCGATATCTGACTTAGATCCTCCTGTAATGCTTACACCACCGGGTAGTATTGGCAATGCACCTAGCGACACGTATTTTGCTTATCAATTTAAAGCAAGAAACATTGCCGGTGATGCAGTTGGATTTATAGGAGTATCGATTCCCACTGGACTACATCTTGATGCAACTACCGGATGGTTAACTGGATATTTGCCCACAATAGGATTATCCCAACAGATTTATAATTTTTCAGTAACTGCTTACATTGTCGAAACTCCTGATGTAACCAGTGACCCGCAGTATTACAGTTTAACTGTAACTGGCCCAATAGCATATAACGTAACTTGGGTTACTCCATCATATATGGGCAAAATCAGTAATGGTTCTACCAGTATGTTTACTGTTGAAGCAACTACTACCGCTAATGTAAATTTACAATATCGTTTGGCATCTGGTACTAATTCTCGTTTGCCACAGGGGTTGACCTTATTATCTTCAGGTAACATTGTTGGACGTGTGAGCTTTAATGCATTTGGATTAGACAATGGAACAACTACGTTTGATGCTAATACCACAACTTTTGATTTAACCTATACCTTTACAGTTAATGCGTTTACTCCCAGTGGATACGTTAATGTTTATAAAACTTTCACGATAGATGTTGTACGTACATACGATACTCCATATCAAAGTTTATACATACAATGTATGCCACCATCTAATGACAGACAAATAATCAACAGTTTGGTCAATAATCCTACTATTTTTACACCAGCATTATTATATCGATCTGATGATCCTAACTTTGGATTGTCTAAAAACGTCATTTATTATCATGCTTATGGATTAAATGCAGCGACTGCGGCTACATATCTTACAGCATTACAGCTCAATCACTATTGGAAAAACTTAACATTAGGCGAGATCAAAACTGCACAAGCAGTTGATCCTATCACAGGCAAGATTGTATATGAAGTAGTTTATTCAGAAATCATTGATAATTTAGTTAATAATAGTGGGGTAAGTGTAGACAAAGAAGTTGTACTGGCTTATCCTATTGAAAATCAAACGGTTGATGTAGTGTATCCCAACTCATTAGATAACATGAGAAATCAGGTGATTGACGTAGTTGGTCAAGAAAGTGACCTGTTGCCACTATGGATGCAGTCAGTACAGTCTAATGGTAATGTATTGGGATTCACTCCAGCGTGGGTCATTGCTTATACAATACCAGGTGCATCTGGACAGATACAGTATAACATACAAACACAATACGGAACACAGTTGAATCTAGTTGACTTTGAAGCTGATCGTTATGAATTAGATAATTCAATGACAGTGAATTGGGATCCAGCTATACAACAGTGGATTCCAAGTCCACCAGAATCAACCACATTTGATATTAATTATCATTATGATATTGGTATAGCGGTAGCAGGAATGGGCTATAGTGTAGGTGATCAAATTAAGATTGTAGGCACAGAACTCGGCGGTACAACTCCTGCTAACGATATATTAATTGTTGTCAACACCGTAGATAATACTGGTGCAATTGTCAGTGTATTTTATTCAGGCACTGCCAATTTATTTGCTGCAAATACCGCTTATTCAGCATTAGCAGGTGTTACTATTTCAGGATCTGGAACTGGTGCATCCTGGAATATCACAGTGGTTCCTGGTGTTGCAACAGAGTTTGATTATGGCAGTGTTACATTTAATAGTCCAGCTGATAGTGATACTAACACTGATGCAGCTAACCGTTACTTAATGTATCCCAAACGAAATATATTAATATAAATAATAAACACGCTAAATAATAGCAACTAGGAAAAGTAAATGACAAGTCAGATTAATCCAAATAATATCAACGGGGCTTACCCAGTTGCGGGGCAAGATAATAATTCACAAGGGTTTCGTGATAATTTCACAAATACTGCTAACAATTTTCAGTATGCCGCGCAGGAAATCACTGAGTTACAAAATAAATCAATTTTAAATAGCCAATTAACCGGTGGCGCAGCTCTTTCAACACAAAATAACATGTTGAATTCTCCACTAACTAATGCATTGGTAGCTGATTTCGCCTATACTACAGTATCATTAGGAACTCTAACCGGAGTAATTAACATAAATTATGCTTCGGGACATTTTCAAACTGTCACACTAGGCGGAGTATCCAGTTTAGGATTTAGTAATTTTCCAATTTCCGGGCAAACGGGTGTTGTTACCTTACAAGTCACTGTTACCAATACTGCTTATACGCTACAGTTTCCCGCAGCAGTCAGTGTCAATACTACAGGAATTCAAGGATTTAATCCTTCGACTAATGTTATGGAATTTGCAGTCACTGGCATTTATTCATTTACATTTACCACACACAATGGTGGCATTAATATTACTATTAATGAAACAAATAAATCACTAGAGCCATTTAATGCTAGTAGTGAAAGTTTAGTAACGTCTGGTTTAGCAAATTTAGCCGTAACTACCAGCTATTTTACCACTGCTGGTACTGCTACACTAGCAGATGGTGTAGAAGGGCAAATTAAAGTGTTTACCCAAACTTTTGCCGGGTCAATGGTTATTACAGTAGTTGATGCGGGCTGGAAATCCGCAGTACCAGGAACATCAGGTACTATTACATTAGCAGCTATGGGCAGTGGGTGTACATTACAGTATACCAACTCCGTTTGGTATTGTATTGGCAACAATAACGCAGTATTTGCCTAATCAAAACTATTGATCTATACTTTAAATTCCAATACAATTAATGTATGGAACATCCACTAATACCAAATATTGACGAACTTAGCACTGAAGAACTCAGTGTTAAGATCTCTGAATTAAACAAAAAACTCAGTATTGCTTGGCGATTGGGAAATCATCATTTGTGCAATCAACTGAGAATGGCTATAGAAACGTACCAAAACAAATACACTGAAAAACTTCGTTCTAGTCAACATGGTACAGATTACGATGGAATGATTGATATATCATGAATGTTAGAATAACTTGTCCGCTTACTTTTCTTGCCGGTATACATTACGGTGATGAATTACAAATGAATGACTATGTAGTTAAACTACATATTTTAACCAATAGTTTAGATGGTGCAATTAATAATACAGCACTTGACAGAATTAAATATTTTGTATATCATGAATTAGAAAATACTGTTTTTATTAATTCAGCATATGTCGATCAATGTGCTAGATATATCGATGCCGGAATGAATATTACCACTATACCAGAAGAACCTATCGATCAGTTAGTGGGTATAATGCTATTTAATAAATTGAATGCCATTGCCGAAGATAGAATTATCATTGATGAAATAGAAATAAGCTCTAAATTGGGTGATGGCATTATATACTATCATAATCAAGATGAAAATGTAGATGAATTAACAATACCCGACTGGTGGAAATCAGCTGATATAGTACACTGTGACCCAGAACTAATAGACACAGATGAAATTGATATATTAGCCAATTTAACTATATGGAGTGATTTAGAATTAGCATGGCCCGGCGAAATATCAAATAATGACAGTGGCAATACTGTAGTATTTGCAGATTTCAAAATATTAGATGAAACAAAATAAGTACGGCGAAATGATTTTTAATGAGGGAGATGTAGCAGACTTGCTAATGCAGGGTCGCAATCTAGATTCCTTACGGGGTATGTTAGTAGACAGTACTGTTGATATTGAACAACTAGTCAATTTTGTCCAAGACTTCCCTGATACATTTATTTCGCATACATCCGATGATGTTGACAAAGATGTTACTGATTGGGATTATGAAAACCAACAAAACTGGCACATGCCGCAACATTATAAAGACATGGATATAGCAGAATACGTACTGAGTCTATGCAAAAATGAAGCCGAATTGCAACGGTGCGGCGAAGAATTATTGCTATATCAACAACACAATTTATTTAACCTACTTAAATATTTAAAATATCTAGTAGATGTAATGCAGGAAAATCATATAATTTGGGGTGTCGGACGCGGTAGTTCTACGGCATCTTATGTCCTATATAAAATGAACGTACACAGGATAAACAGCTTGTTCTATGATTTATCTATTAACGAATTTTTGCGCTAAATATAGCGTATTCAGGAGAATATTATGACACAAAAAATTTACAAAACAGCTAGAGGCAAATCAGTTGATGTTGGCTCATTACGTTTACAAAATGAGCATGTTCGTGCGGTTGGGAACATGGGCGTAAACGCACGAGGAGATAGAATTGATGCAGAGGGCAATATCGTTGATCCACGTAATCATCAAGTTCAGCGTCGTATTCAACGACAATCCAACGTTTCAACTGGGCGTGTACATTCCAGTACAAGAGACCAACAATCAACAATGGCAACTGCTACAGATGATACCCTAGTAGCATCTATCCCAGAGGTTCCTGTAGCAGCACCAACAGCAGCACCTGAAGTTCCAGTGGGGATAGTTCCTAAACAGACAGAAATTACAGCAGATGCTGAAAAGCCAGTTGGTTTGGCCGCAGCAATTGCTCGCTCAAAAACAATTAAGCAAGAATTAGAAAAAACAGCACGTCAAAAAGCAAAAGATCAACCCTTACGGAGAATTTAATGAAGCATCAGTATGCTGCACACCAACTTAATAAGCATCAAATTAAAGCAATTCATGACCACGTTTTAGTAGCTGATATGGTATTCGATGAACGTATCAGCACAGGCGGTATTGTACTGTTAAATGACAACGGCAAAGGCAATGGAATTCGTCCACGCTGGGGTCGTGTGTATGCTGTAGGACATGAACAAACAAATGTCAAAGTTGGACAATGGGTTTTGGTAGCACATGGACGTTGGACTAGAGGATTGGATATCGAAGATGAATCTGGTAAAACAACAATTCGTAAAATTGATCCAAAAGATATTTTACTTGTATCAGACGACGAAGAATGTCCCACTGTTGAAGGTATCAGTTCAGCTGTACATGTAGATAAAAAGACAAGAGATTAAGGATGAATAAGTGTAAACTCTGTCATCAAGAGCCACACGATAACTGTGAGTGGAATCAAGGGCGATGCCCACGTCGTCCTAATTTTTATATGCCATTTACACTTTACTCCCTAATTAATAAAATCAAATCATTATTTAAAAAAATCAGTTAACCATACTGGTGTACTTTCCTGTATATTAGTTTATAATACTAGTATTAGATAAGGAAGAAATAGATGCATTCTATATGGACTGAAAAATACAGGCCAAACACGGTAAACGGATATGTCTTTACAGATGATTCGCAACGTCAACAAGTTACGCATTGGATCAAGCAGGGTAGTATCCCGCATTTATTATTAAGTGGAAGTCCAGGTACTGGCAAAACAACTTTAGCTAAATTACTAATCAATGAATTGGGTGTAGATGAGTTTGATGTATTGTATGCCAATGGGTCTAAAGATGCTCGAAAATTGGAATGGGTAGACAAACTAATTAGTTTTTGTAGCACAATGCCGTTTGGCACTTTTAAAGTTGTGCTAATCGACGAAGCTGATTACATGAATATTAATTCAGTCCAACCAGCATTGCGAAATTTAATGGAAGACTATAGCGAAACAGTTAGATTTATTTTAACATGTAATTACCCAAATAAAATTATGCCAGCAATACATAGTCGTTGCCAAGGATTCCATATTCAAAAAACAGACTCAGTAGAGTTCACGGCGCGTGTAGCAACTGTACTGGTAACTGAAGAAATAGAATTTGATTTAGATACTTTAGACAGCTATATTAAAGCTACCTATCCAGACTTGCGCAAATGTTTAAATTTAGTGCAGGCAAATTCAACATCAGGCAAATTAGTTGCACCCAGTGAGAATGATCAATCAGTAAATGACTGGAAACTGGATGCTGTAGAATTAATTAAGGCCGGTGATTTTAACGAGGCACGTAGGATTATTTGTAGTCAAGCATCTGTTGAAGATATGGATGGAATGTTTTCCTGGATGTATAATAACTTGAATCTGTGGAGTAATACAGTCGAAGGTCAAGACAAGGCAATTATCATTATACGTAATGGTATTGTTAATAGTAATTTGGTTGCAGATGCTGAGATCAATGTTTCAGCAACATTAGCGGAATTGAGAGGAATATGAGATATTTAATAATTCAATACATTACAAAAGCTGACGGAAAGGTAGATGAATCTATGTCCATCAGTAAATCACTTAAAAATAAAGATTTGGCAACAGCCAGCGTGATACTTGATTTTAAGGACAAACAAGTTGTTAAAGGTAGCTTTAACGGTGAGCTAGTTGAAAAAAACTGGCCTAAAGTACGTGATTTTTATCATGGGTTTTATCCAAAATATATCGACTTACTAGAAGCAGCTTATCAAACTATTGAAGAGGTTCAAAATCAAGAACTTATCGAAACAGAAACTAATACTAACTGACATTGACGGTGCAGTCCTAGACTGGGAATGGGCATTTAATATTTGGATGCATGAGCACGGATTTGAGGAAGTCCCCGGGGCTAAACTAAACTATGACATGGCAGTACGTTATGGAATTCCAAGGGATCAAGTAGTCAAGTTGATACGCATTTTTAATGAATCCGCAGCTATTGGATTTTTGCCTCCCATGCGTGATGCCATGTATTACATTAAAAGATTGCATGAGGAACATGGCTATAAATTTCATGCAATTACTTCTTTGAGTTTGGATCCCAATGCACAAAAGCTACGGGAGATGAATCTTCATAAACTGTTTGGCAGCACAGTATTCGAGCGTATTGTATGTTTAGATACCGGAGCTTCCAAAGATGCAGCATTGGCCGAATATAAAGATACCAGACTCTATTGGATTGAGGACAAATGGGAAAATGCTGAAGCAGGATTATATGCTGGTCTTAAACCGTTAGTCTTGGAACATGGTCATAATATGTACGAATTCCATCGAGAGATCACAATATTAAAAAATTGGAAGGCTATTTATTATCACATAACTGGTGAAGAGCAGTAAATAAATCGCCAGTAACTTAACACGTAAAGGAAATATAATGACAACGAATTCACAGAGTATTAACGATCTCAACGAGTCATTGAGATCGTTGATCAACAATCCCAACGAGGCAGCTAAGGATGAGATCCAAGCTGTATCACAAGCAGAACAAAATCAACAACAGTCACTTGCGGTGGGCGACACGGCAGTAAATAGCCCTGATGATGCGTCAAATACCAACGTTCTCGATGATACTGTAAAACTTATAATTAATTCTTATCAGACAGTATTAAATACCTCAGAAGAAACCGATCAAATATTTTTTGACTCGGTATGTCGACTGACAAAAAAACCTGAACTTATAGGTGTTGCATTATCTATAGTGAATCTCAACAAATGGACCAGAGAAGTAGAAAATAAAAATAAAGAAGAATTCAAGACTATGTATACCAAACTTAACAACATTATTGAAAAAAATAACTGTTGGCGAGTAAGGTTTTTAGATTGGCTAGCCGATTCTATTGATGCACGAGCTGCAAAGATGTCAACCGCACTTAAAGCACGAGCAGCAAAGATCAATACTCCCTGCATTATCAAATTTAAAAAGTAATAAGTAAAGCCCCTTTCGGGGCTTTATTTTAGTCTGCGTACATCTTTAATACCTGCCCAATAATGGCATGTCGTTGTATATCGCGACTATCCATTCCACAAACTGCTATTCCTTTTACACCTCCTTTCAACGCTCTTTCGCATACGTCTGCAAGGCCGTTGATTCCTTTTTTGTGGTCGGTTTGTTCTATATCTCCGGTAATGACAATTTTGCTGCCTTCCCCAATACGTGTCATCAGCATCTTCATCTGCGAAGGCGAGCTGTTTTGCATTTCATCAGCAATGATAAATGCATTTTTGAATGTTCGTCCACGCATAAATGCCAGTGGCGAAATCTCAATAACTCCATCCTCCATCATAGCTGCAATATCCTGCGGTCTATAATATTCACGCAAAATATCTGTCAGTGGACGAACCCATGGATCCATTTTTTGATTCAAGTCTCCTGGTAAAAACCCGTGTTTTTCCCCTTCGACTTCTACGGCTGGACGTGTTAACACAATACGATCTATTTCTCCTTCACGAAATGCTTTAACAGCAGCTAACATACAAAGATATGTTTTTCCAGTACCAGCTGGGCCTGCTGTGATTACAATATGTTGACCATTATCTTGCAAAGCCAATACCAAACGTTCTTGATTTAAAGTTCTAGGAACTATATTGATAGGACGTTGTTTTATGGGTTTTACTTGGTCAAAATTTATTGTATTTTCTTGAAATGTCGCATCGCGACGTTGTGATTTTACTGCTCTATGTCTACTCATTAGAACCTCTGTAGAAGTAAATTACTGCTGACAGCACCGTACTGTCCTAAGTATTTACAATCATAAACTTTTATATTCTATGGGTATTGAAAAGTCTATAAAAAGGTATAAGTAATTGGCTATCCGGAAACTTCTTGAACTATCAATATTATGTCATATTTAAAATTATACTAAATACTTTACTATGGCAAACAAAGCATTTGATTCTGAACTATTCAAAGATCATCAGGACTATTGGCAAGTCGCGAAGAACATTAAGGACATTTATATGTCTGAAGGAACGTTAATGACGTTACTTGACTTCGAACGTGTACTTGATTCCATGGATTTATATGCATTTAAGAACTGGGAATTTGGGGAACTCGTACAAGGTCCAACTATTACTAAATACCAAGTATCTTGTGTTTTTTTATGGCCCGAGAATTTAATGCCTGATCCACGTGGCGGCAGACGGTTACTTCCATTTGATTGTACAGTAAAGTATAAGCGTACTAATATGAAGATACCACTCAAAATCGAAGATCCAAAAGATTATCGTCCTGGTACTAAGATAGCTAGAATTATTGAGAAAAAGGTTTGGTTAGTGGAAATTACTATACCCAAAGCCTTAATGAGTGATATACGTACCGGTAGCATTGAAATTGAAGAGCAAGAACTTGAATTAGATGAATTAGATAATTCATATAGCGATGTAACTGATGAAGCTAATGCACAGTCAGGAACCGATGAAATTAACGGAATGGAAAATGATCAAGCTCAATTCTAATTTTGTATTCGAAGGATTAGATTACAAGGACATGGAGGGTTTACTTAAACCTGTTATTCATGTTGATGAATTCACCAGTAAAATGGGCGAAGATGATGATATTATTGTACTGTCATTCTTTGTTCGAGATCAAGCTGCGGCCAAAGATTTAATGAATTGGTTTGAGAGAGGCTATGATTTTGTTATTGATGCTGATCGTAGTCCAGGTGAAATCAAAACAAATCGTTATCTAGTATTTGTTGAGTTGCGTCGTCGTAGTAATGCTGCATCACATGTCCAAAGACTATTGGATGATTTATCTACATTAACTGAGTTCGAACCAAAAGATTGGACCATGTCGTATGAAAAACATGATTTTCCTTATTCAGAGGAAGAATTTCAACGTATAGTTCCACTTTCGCCAAAAGCCTATCGTGAGCAACATGATAAAGATTTAAATGAAGTTCGTACGGCAGCAGGACTACCTACTAAAACATTTTATGAGCAGGATGATGCAATCAAAGCTCTTCAATCTGCCGCAGGCGTATTATAAATGAAATTGTCAGAAATATTACGTCAATTAGCTGATACAATTCAATCTTATGAAGAATATGATCCTGCTGAAGTGACTCCCGATAACCCAGTTGTTGAACCTGATAATTGTGAAATCGATACCATTATGAAATTATCGGGAATTGGTTGATATAGTTACAAGCTAAACACGAAACTGATTGCAAAACTCACTGTTAACAATTCAATCAGCAACATTGTTATAATTACACTGACATCTGCATATTTTTTATAGTATGGTGGAGATTTAATTTGCATCTTATATTGTAATTGTTATGATGTGCAAATTTACCAAAACCCAAACTATCATAAACAGTAAGCTAAATGCACCTAAAAATGGCAATAAGGTTCGTATAGCCCTAGCCCATCTAGCTGCAAACACAGTAACAACACATGCAGCCACTACATACCATATAGGGCTACCCCAAGTTCCTAATGTAGTGGTAAACAACTGATTCCAAATTTGTGTAATATCCATTTATATTAATCCTTTTTGTTTTAAAATTCCAAGAGTCGTTAATACACAATTAGACCATGAATACTTATTGCGGATAACGTCACTATTCTTAACTGCTTGAGTTTTCAATGCTGTATAATTTGTATATGCCAGTTTGATTCCTCTTGCTATCTCATCTACTGTAGTTACTGCCCATTTACCAAAATTACCTTGATCATTGGGATAAAATTTCTGATATTCAGGACAAGCAATTGGTTCAAGATTGTAGTTCAATAGCACACAACTGGAACGTATATCCTGCAAAAATTCTGTTTGCCCTGAATGGAGAGTAGTAATCAATGGCAACCCTGTGGCTGCTGCTTCAATTAAGGGCAAGCCCCATCCCTCAGCCTTTGTTGGAAATAAAAATACACTAGCTGACCTGTATAAATTAGCCAGCTGTTCAAGTGTTTGATAACCCCATACTAGACGAATATTATCAACACCTGTACTGGCTATTTTATTGTCTAACTCTTTTTTCTTTAATTCTGGATTTACAAAAAAGTCTGACTTGATTACTAATTCAAAATTAGGATTATTGCCAAATACTTGAACAAATGCATCAATTGATTCGTCAATTGTTTTTCTTTGTTCATATTTTCCTATTAATAAAAATCTAAACTTATCTATTGTAGGCATTAAGTAAGGATGAAATAAAGTACTGTCAACCCCTTCGGGTGCAACTGTTATTTGACTTGGTGCTATTCCCTGGGCGATTGCAATTTTACGACCCCATTCAGACGGAATCCATAAATTGTGTCTAGACATAGTATCAAATAAACGACTGGGTATATACGTAGATTCAAACACAGCCCAGTTGATATTATATCCTCGATAGTATCCATTTAGTTCGGCACAGATAAATGAAATATTAATATCATCGTCTGTGCTAGCTTGTGCTGTACGTCGTACAGCTTCAACGTCGTTGTGATCCACTAGTTCTACTAGATTTTGTATTGCCTTAATAGACAGTAGTGCATTGGCATAATTGCCAAAATGCGTGCCAATGCCTGAATCATTAGCTTTTCCAATTAATCTAATTTTCATTCATTACCTATTGATAAAATTGAACAGACTTTCTGTATGTGAATTTAAATGTTCTGTAACATATTCATCAAAGTAAACAACAGTTAAACCTTCGATTTTAGCTGCCGTCATTTCTTTTACAATATCGGCATCGGATTCAACAAAAACGTCATATCCATGTGTACGACACATGCGAATTTTATAATCAGCCGGTGACTCATCTTTGTTGGCTTTCATAATCACACGCTGTGGTGCTGTCTTCAACTGTTTAATCCATTGTTCGGTAATTGTACGATATTGTTCCGATCTTGCTGTTACAATATCAAACTTACCAACGGGATTGATAAGTGGTTTAGCATACATAGTATACTCATAAAACTGTTGGTGATTTAGCCCCTCAATGTGACTGTAATCAGGAACTAATACCCCATCTAAATCAAATGCTATCATACTCAACATTAACATAACTCCTTATGCCCATTTTAATAGAAACATGGTTAACTCTTCCGAACGAGAAAAATAAAATTTTACTGCCATTCTGTTGGTTATATCACACAGTCCCCATGTAAATCCTTGTTCATTACACCATTCTTGCATAGCTCTGCATTTATTTCGCCATGCTAGCAGCTCTGCGGTAGTTGCTGCATGCGGCTCTTTGAGTTCGTGAATATAATGATTCTTCATTTCGACTTGGTCTTGTCTATCAGGAATATAGTTTTCTGTCATTATATTCATGCCCATTTCAGCTTAAACAATATAGCATCTCCGCGCTGTTCAAATCTAAACGCTATTCCTTCTGGTTGATTAAATATATCTATATGATAATAACATCCTTCGATAGTTTTGTCAAGCCATTCTATTATAGAATGATAGGACTGCTTCTTTATAATGTCAGTCCAAAGTATGACAACTTCATGCCAATCAAGCGGTGGATATCCTTCTATTCTTTTCATAACCACCTCAAGGAAAACAACACGGCCAGTTGTTCATCATCAATATCAATGTAAATGCCCCGTCTTGTCTGTTGCTCCTGTCTTCGAGGAGTGTACATTATTTCCCATCCTCGGCCTTGATGTTGGGTCCACCACTCGGGTCCAACATGACGCCTCGGTTGATGAGTCCACGATTGATCGGGCCCAGGAGCACGAGTGCTTTCAATGGGCCCAATATTGTAACTTAACCACACCAGCATGGGCATGCTTACTCGGCAGTCTGAATTGAGAAATATCTTCATCTCCACCTCAGAGCAATCATTACAGCATCTTCATCTGAATTTGTCGCAACAAATACTCGATCTTCACTGCCTATTCCGTTTATTATCCAACGCTTTTGCCAATCGCTCCATGATACTCTTTCTAATCGCCAGACACAGTTTTCACCCAGGGATCTCTGTGGATAGAAGTATTGTTGAGCAGCTGGGTGTGGAGCCCAGACCGTTCCTTCGTCCCATAAAAACTTAGTAGCATCTACTTCAATGACATGTTTAAAGTTTTTAAACATATCGGTAATATTATTTGCACGCCAGTTGACATTCTTGTCATACCAATCCTCCCACTCACGCTCTGTTCGGCTCTTGCCGGTGCGCCATGTCGTCCAACGGTCCCGTATGTCATCCAGTAATTTCATCTAACCCACCGCAAGGCAAAGATTGTGGCCATTTGTTCATCTTTGAATTGATAGATATAATATCCATATTCAGGATATGAACTATACCACTTCCAGTCTTGTCTATACACTAACTTTAGCTGTTGTGTCAACCAAAGATTCATTCCGACAGTGCTCTGGGGAGGTACACGAAAGGGTACTCTAACTATGTGCATCATGCCCATCTCAAGGCAAATAACACAGCATCTTCTTCGTTAGCGAAATACCAACAAGTAACACCTGTTAAATATAACTGTGCATATGAGTCTTCTATTGCGAGTTCATCTTTCCAAATACCTTCTGGGCCAAATTGTTCAGTGCACCATTTTCTTTGCCGGTCATGTAGTTTTACATGAGCAAAGAAACTCTGATCTAGTGGATATTTTAATTTGATCACAGTCATGTACACCTCAATAAAAACCAATCATGATTTTTTCTAACTTGAAAGACATATCCATAGCTGCCACTGCTTACCAAGAAATCGTCACATTCGTTCTCACACATCCATTGTCCAATCGTACGATAATCAGCCTGCGTTTTAACACGATATAAGGGGTGATCGCTCCAACCCGGGAATGTTGTTCTTTCTACTTTCATGTCCATCTCAATAAAAATAGTGTGGCGTCTTCTGGCCGTAAAAAACTAAAAATAACTCGTGAATCGCCACTCATGTATCTACGAGCATACCAAGCATATCCTGCATCAAAATAAAATGTTGGGTTAACCCAACGTCCATATCCGGCAATATTCTCATTGCACCAGTCTAACATATCAATACTTTTATATTGTACTACAATGTCCGTATACCGTTGAATTTCAATTGACATCATGTCCACTTCAATAAAAATAATGTTTGTTCAGCTGGATCTTCAAACATTATTTCTAAATGCCACAGCATATGGTCAGTCTTTGCCCAAATAAGATCATATTTACCTGGATATTTTTTTTGCATTTTATCTAAACAATCACTTTTGATATCTTGTCCGTGCAACAGCATATTATGATATTTTGCACTGCATTCATCTTCAAATGCACGCAAATCTCTTTGCCAATTTTTATCTATTTTCGTCATGCCCATTTCAACATAAAAAGTATTTGTGTTTCTTCGTCAACATCCGCAGTTAATTCAACATGTACTGTTAAAATCTCAGGATTGTTAACAACCCAATATTCCCACCCAACACCACGTACATAACTACCTCCGTGATGATCTTCTAAGGGCCCGACATTTTTCATTAGCCATTTGATACAATCTCCCGCTCGGTCAAGTTGATCTCTGCTAAAAGATATTCTACTCATAGATAGCGCAATCTCCGCATGATATATTCGACTGAGTCATCATTATACCATTTCCAATCTATCGTGTATGGCCCTGATATCAGTTGTTTAAACATTTTACGCATAGCCATTTCAAACTAAACAGAACCGAATGTTTTGATTTATGAAAATAAAAAGTATCATGGTCCGGGCGTTGTATCCAATCAATGCCCCATTTGCCGATATTATCATAACACCAGGCTCTGGCATTCCTCATTGTATAATAATCTGTCAGTACCACATGATATAGCCAATATCTTTGGGTACGTCGACGTTGCCGTGCGTTCAATTTTGCACACCCAACATCGCCATGGTCAGCATACGTTCATCACGCACATATAGATAGTAATTACGTCTTCCATACTTGGGAATAGATCCATGCCCCTGGCACCACAAGTTTTCATATAAATACTCGGATCCATAATGGCGTTCCATAAAAATGGAATACGGTTCTATTCGAGTGTGATTATATCCACTCCAACGGATGGCATAAGTAAATCCTTTGTGCCAATATCTATATCTTTTGTCCAGCTTAATAATTTTCATGGTGTATTCGGTGTGCAATGATAATCTTAATATTATAGCGTGAATCTGGTTATCAGTCAACCATTAGTAGTTCGAGCAGGGTCGCGTACTGTGTTTCAGGTTCATAACATAAACTATAGTAACTTCCCAAATAAACCCAGACTCTACGCTTGTATAATTGTTCGAACCAAGCGTACCGCCCACTTATGGTTTGAACAGGATACCAAACGTAACATTTGCGCCAGGGATAATAATCAGGTGTATCCTTTATAATATCATCAGGATAGCCACGCCAATTTGCTGCGGCCTGTTTCGTTATCATGACCACCTTAATAAAAATAATGTGTAATCACGATGTGACAATTCAAATACTCCAAACATATCAAATGGCTGCACCTTTGCAGATTTCAATCCATATTTTTCGCGAATCAATTGTTCAAATAATGCCCGAGAAGGATATTTCCCTTGAAGATCAGGTTCATCTCTAATCACCTTATAAAAATTCCAATGACTGATCATATCAACTTTTGTCATGCCCACCTCAACAAAAACAGCGCACAAAGTTCTTCAGTAACTGGCCAAGTAGTGCGCCAATCACCTATTTGATAATCATATTTAATTGCACCGTGATGCTCTAACCATGCTTCTCTGTCTTCCCAACTACTTCCCTCAATATGATTGATAATGATTTGATTACGATCAGGGTCGATATGAAACTCTGCCAATTTTCTTTTTGTTGGATCTGGTCCGACATAGAATTTTACCATTTCGAATGTCATTTTATCTACCTCAAATGTCATTTTACCCACTTCAACAAAAACCAAGCATAATCTTCTTCATGATGGAAATAAAAGATTCTGTCACTATAGGTCCATCTTAGCTCTTGTTCAAAATCTGCGAGATAACCATAAAGCTGTAGATAAGCAGTTCCAAAATGCTGTCGGCACCACTGTTGAATATCCAGCATAGATGACTGATCGTCGAATTTCCATTTATACGGTGGATTTATCTTTGCACTTTTCATGACCACCTCAACAAAAATCTAGTGGCGTCAGCATCAAGATAAAATTCAATAAATGCAGTACCGTCAACAGGACGCCCGCCCCATTCGGCTAATCTTGAAATCACCACGTCTGATGCTGATGCCTTTGCCAAAGGCATAGGAATATCATTAAGGAAGTTACGCCACCAAGGCGGTATGTAACTTCGATATTGCCCACGAGTTGGATCTTGTACTAATAGTCTAACTGTCATGTTAACCCCATTTTAAGATAAAAAGAGTTGCTAATATAGAATCTTCAATTTCAACATACCATGACGTGGCATAATATGGAATCCTGTTAGCTGCCTCCATAATCGTCGTGGTTCGGCCAAATCTCCAACCCACACCAATATAATCATCAAAATGCTCGGCTCTGGTATCCTCATTAGGTATTGATGGGCCGACATTTTGATTTAGCCATTCAATTATGACTTTTCTCGGACTGTCGGGCGTCAGTCGGGGAGAGAGAATATTTTTAGTTATATCAATTCTATTGGTCATATGAGTCTTTATGAATATTTTAACTATTCCACAAGGCGCAATTCATATTACGAAACTTCTTAATAAAAGATTCTTCGTCAATACTATAACTACAAATTTTTTCGTCATTAATATCTAATACAGGGCTCACTCGAGCAAATAGTTGTATACTGTTTTCAGGCTCTGCAAGCCAGGAAATTATACGTGTACGATTAGATTCTATATCAGGTGTCTTTAAACTTTCTCTCCATCCGCCGTGATGTTGCCCACAGCGCATACGTAAGGTTCGTCCTGCTTTACCTACATAAGCAATATCAACTAAAACATTATTTGTATACTTGACCCATAGATAAACTAGTCCAGTAGTTTTATTACTGATCCAATGAGAATTAAATTCAAATTTAGGTAATTCTTTGTCAGCTGGATGAACTATAGAACCTGCCGGATCAAAGTTATATTTTGTAATTGCATCAATAATTGTCATTTAATTTCCATTTGATAAGATGAAGCCCTTATAGGGAGCGAATCTATAAGGGCTTCGGGTGTCGCAGACTTTCGGGAGCGATCTACTCGTCTGCTTAGTAAACAACTGTTAGTGCTGCTGCATTTAAAGGGAAAATTGTAGTAACTTGACAGCACCTTTACTACAGTATTAGTATTATACGACCATAATGTTTAAATGTCAACTGGCAATTGTATCAAAATACACTTGAATCTTATGAATATTTTAATGCAAATAATGTAGCATACATCTCATTATAAAAAGTAAAAATGGTATATCTAAGTATCATTTTACCTGTCATTGGGTCCCATACTTGACCATTATATGCAAAATCAAAATCTTGCCCCTGTGCCCACCCCATGGTTCTAAGTTCACGAACTATTTCCATTACTTGACCAGGTAATTTACCAGTAATAGTTATTTTCTTCATGAATACCTCAGTAAAAACATTGTTTCTTCTTGTGAATTATCAAACTTTAACAGTGGCTCCCAGGTGCCACGACGGAATTGAAAACATAACTCTACAGTATAGTTTCCTGGGTATTTTAATTTCATCTCTTGGGTTATCTCTTGGGTTATCTCTTGCAGAATATTCTCACCCCGCAGCAGTGGCGGACTCAAAGCATGCTTGCGAAAAATCTTGTTTAGATCTGTTTTATAGCTCATCGCCATCTAAGAGCAAATAAAGTAGCTGATTCTGCATGAGCAAAGTGCCACAGATAAGTGCCAAGTCCTGAATAACTAACTGTCCACGGATACTCATCTGAGACTTGATCACGAAATATAGCTTTTGGGCCCAGCATCTCGCTACACCATCGTTCTATATGTATTGTGTCAATATGATTAAATTGAACGGTTTCGATTTCGGCCGCTATCATGCGTTGCTAATATGTAAAAGATATTGAGTTATCATATATTGCTATGATAGCAATAAATTAACGATTTGTCAAATCAATTTGATGTTGTATTGTTGTAATAGTGCGATTACTGATAACTACTTCGTAATGATTTAATGGCAATTCAATTAATTCCATGTCAGCACGAGCCCGCATACTGGCATGTGTAACGACACCATCGTTTGGTTCTAATATCCAAGGACTGGTTCCTGATGTTGTAACAATATTAGCCCAAATTGAGGGCAATACCAAATCTTTAACACCCTGCATAACTGGACTAATTATTCCAATATCACGCATTAATCTATTCCAGGGTACAAAATATTTGGCATAGTCAGCCTGTTGACATCCTCCGTAGGGAGTACTGAGTGTTATCCCACCTAGGGTTTTGTGAGAATAAAATTTAGCCGCTAGATATAATGCGTAAATTCCGCCCAAGCTGTGTCCTACAAAGAACAAATTGTCAAAATCTCGTAATGTATCAACCATTTGATCGAGATTATAGTCAAATCCATTACGACTATCATAATCAATAACCAAGTCGTCTTGTTTGATGTGTTCTCTAATCCTAGTAAAACTTTCACTAGTGGCGTTTGCTCCGTGTATATAAATTATCTTCATACTTTATTTATTATGTAGGAATGTGGAAATTTTAATGTTACTAATAGAAAATCATGTTCGTCGGCAAAATAAAATGCTCCGTTTCCAACATAAGCCCATCTAGAATTTGTGTGATGTTCGAATCCAAATATCTCACTACACCATTGATAACAGTCTCCCCATTTCACTACATCCATGTCACTGGACATTTGAATATAATGCCATCCTTTATAGAAATTAGTATATTTCACAAATAATCATCAACTCCATTTTAATAACATCATTATATAATCCTGTTCGTGATCAAATCTAATCCTAAACCCATCATTGCTAAAACAATAGTGGGCATTATACTGACTCAACAGTTGTGCAAGCATGTAATGCGCACTTGACCTTTTTTGCCGGGCTTGTTTAATCGCCTCATCAAATAGTCGAACATACCACGAAGGAGTTACAAGTGGGGGAACAACAACCCAATAGCCATCTTTAGTATACTGAGTTGTTATGTCCATTTCAACCTGAATAAAGTTGCATGTTCTGGTTTACGAAAATAAAAAATGCCTTCTCCATGTATGTGTCCCCAATCTTTAAAATCTTCTCCGAAAATTTCACGACACCATGCTCTTGCTTCATACTCACTCCAATAGGTAATATCAGAATCAAATATTACCTTATACTCAAGTATTACCTTATGATCAAACCCTCTTCTCCAAATTCGTCGCTGTTTTGCGTTCATTGTGACCACCTCAACAAATAAAGATCTAAATCCACAGAGTCGTCTGGAATTTCAATTACTGTAGGCACCAGTTCAAAGGAACGATAATGCACGTTTATTTCTAATACTGTATGCCGAATATTATTGTCTATAATCCATTGCAATATTGCGTCGTCTCTGTGATTCATATACAATATAATCTTCATGCCCACCTCAATTTAAAAAGCATAGCATCACTGGATTTTCTAAACTCCCAGACACCAGTCATAATATTGTAATTCCATTGATCACGATATTCACCGAAATGATCTAGACACCATTTAAATATAGTATTCATCTCCGCTGACACCATGCCGGGAATATAGATTCTGGTTATCACGACCACCTCAATACAAACATAAGATAATCCTGCTCTGTAGTGAATTCCAAGGAGGCCCCGATGTTAATGTTAGGAACTCTATAAACTGCTCCATATAATGCCAATTCTTCGCCTAGAGTTTTAACAGAAAGTCGGGAGGAATTTGTCTTTTTTGTTAATTCCACGAGAAAGTTTTGAAACCATGATGGAGTTTCATGTACATGCCTCAGCCCTGAAAATGCGACATACATTATGCCCACCTCAGAGTAAACAGCACCGCATCACGCTTAAACCGGAATCGGTAGGGTTTGTTGGACATGACCATACGTCCCCACATGATACCATATTCGCCGATATTTTTATCGCACCATTCATGTATATCCTGTCGTTGGTATGACCCGCTGACTGCAACTTTATATGGAAAATGTCTTATAGCCATGCTGATCTCAATTGATTACATTATTGTGATTATAAACGAAAATTAATCAATTGTCTATCCCCACTTCAAAGAAATCATAGTTGCATCGGAATCATATGCTTCAATATGATAGTTTTTATTGATTTTTCGAAGTACCGCACCTTGATTCCATAACCAGGATTGAAACCGATCGTGATGAGGAGCGTCGTAACTATAGCGCATACTATGAGGGATTCGGCCAGTCTCACCTTCTACCTTGATCAGCCAATTTTTCCAAATTCGAGTGGTTACTTCTGGGGTTAATACAATGGGTTTATGCATATCCACCTCAAGGAAAACATAACAGCATCTGCACGATTCTTGAATCGAAAATTTATGGGATGCCACCCATCATAACGCCATTGATTGGATTTTAAATTCTCACGGCACCATATTACCCTAGGGTCCTTCGCCTCTAACGCATCTGTGATGTATCGGCGATAATCAGGCAAACGTAGCACGTGGGGCCAACGATCTCGCTCTGGTAAACTCATAGCCACCTCAAGCTAAAAAGCATAGCATCTTCTTCAAACAGAAATCCGTAGTTATCACCAGATAAGTACATCCAACGTGGCGGCCATGCTACTTCAGATGAACCAAAAGTATCTCGAGCCCATTGGTTAATTTCACGAATGTTACTATTGGGTTGTGTCTGAAGTATAGTCCATAGGCCTGCTGCTGTCTTGAGCTTATGCATTATGACCACCTCAGTATAAACATAAGATAATCACTTTTTGTTTTGAAATGTAAATACCTAGCTCCATACCCCTTCTTTGTATTATTCACAGAAAATCTACAATTAAATGGCGATAAAACTAGATTTATTTGCTCAACAGTATTTGTATACCCTGGGTGCGCATCTAGGAAATTATACCACCACGTGGGATTAACGTTAGTAGGTTTAAATAATAATATTCTCACACTACGCCCACCTCAGTTTAAACATGACAGCATCTTCTTCTCTAGAAAAATATATACCATGCAAAGCTCGCGAATACACTCCTTTCCCTTCATAGGCATCGAGCCATGCAATTATTTCGTTAGTTATTAACGAGCCCGACCTAACATAAATTGCTCCCGGTTTACCAATTACAAAATCATTATTTTTCATTTCACCCACTTCAGTGCAAATAAAATAGCATCCTGCTCTCGATCAAATGAGAATGAGTATCCGGAGAAATAATTAGAGTTGCTACTTAATCGCCATGTTCTGTCAAAGATATAATTGGCATGAATATCGACAGTAACCTTCAGGCCAAACTGTTCATGACACCAGGTTGCGATTTCGTTAAGCTCATCTGAAGATATGACTTTTATTACCACAGGATATTCTAATCTAGATTGTTCGACACGCGCCATCATAACCACCTCAATGAAAACATTATAGCATCACGCTCATGTTTAAAGGCATATCCGATCATCATATTATCGTCTTCATCGCGTAGAGTATGCCAATCTTCAATATTGTTTTCCTTAAACCATGTTTGCATATTCCTTGCGTATTCAATTCTGGTTAGGGTATCATATGATGGAAAGTTATACATTACCGCATGCCATTCAGTCATTATGCCCACCTTAACAAATATAACAGATAATCTGATTCTTCACGAAAACAAAGAGAGCCATAACAACGATACCAACGTATATTACTCCACTGGCGTTGTTCCCTTGGTAAATTTTGAAATGGTGGTCCAAAGGTCTTTCTACACCATTGTATTCTGGCATACGCCTCTGGCATCTTTACTGTGTAAAATTTCATGACCACCTCAGGGCAAATAATGTGGCATGCGCAGGATTGCGAAAACAAAAGCATGACGCCCGCTCATATTGTCTGTTAATCAGATACCAGTCGCTACGAGCATACCAAGGATTTTGGTAACCAAGATCCTTATCTTTCTTACTGTTGCTAACGCCGAAGTTTTCCTTACACCAGTTTCGCATGGTAGAATGTTCCGTTCGATTATAATGTCTAGGTACTATCACTTTAGTATAAATTCTCATGACCACCTCAACAAAAACATGACATAATCTTTCTCTGATGTAAATACCAAGTAATTTTGTTGATGCCACCAACTCCATTTACGTCGAGCCCCTGTCTGGTTCTCTATAAAATCCCATATATCCAAAGTAGTAGATGTCGATTCAACACATGATTGAATAATTTTGTCAAAACACTTGCCTTCAACTGGAATTCGAATCTTCATGACCACCTCAACAAAAACATAGTCAATTCTTGTTCAGTTGCAAACTCAAGTGCAAACCAGTCTTTGATAACAGTAACGCCATATTCTTCCCACCACAACTGCTTCATTGTTTTCAACCATTGACCAGTCGTAGGAATACCGCGTTTGGCTATTATAGCATGATGCGCATGTTGAAACGCTTGCGGAATCTCAGCAATTACAACAATTACACCAGAAGTAGGATAATGATAGTTATAAGTACCCACAGGCACAGAAATCATACCCATCTCAATTTCCACAATAGATAAAGTTTAGGTTGTAGATAAAAAGCCGAATTATCATCACGCCATCCATGCAGTTGGGTCATGTCTGTCCATAATGCTGGATCTTGTGCTCTGATCCAATCAAACATACCCTCAGGTGTGTACATCCATTTAAATCCAGGATCATCAAAACAATAGGTTCTTCCTGCATTACTAAAGATTTCATACTGTCCGTTACGAGGTAACGTAGAAGTTTTTTTCATGGCTCAGGCCTCTTTAACACATGGATTAAGTGTTCATGTTCTATAGTGTTTGCGTACTTACTTCTATGACCGCCTAGATCATTCATCCAATTCAGTACCATTTCTCTACTGCCCCAGCTGCCAGGTGGCGCTTGAGTGTAGACCCAACGTCCGATATCCCATAAAAACTTGCGGTTAACCGGATCTGCGCGAGTCACAGCCAACATCATATCATTCATAAGAACTGCACTGAGGAATCCACCTGGATCCCATCCCTTTAGCAGATATTGCTGTAGAGATATGCAAGTGTGTTGAGGGAGATTAACACTCGTTAGGTTGTGAAAATCAATCAATAGGTTTTCGGTATACATATATCAATTTTAATTAAGAATGAATTAAATGTCAACAAAAAGTTAACTCTATAGTAAGTGGTATTTTAACTCCAGCGTAGCATAAACATTAAAAAGTCACCTTGGCTCTTAAATCCAAGTTTTGTTTGGCTTTTATTATTCGAACGAATTGTTATTATACCATGTTCTCTCTCCATCCACACATCAAACTGTTGATACCTTTCTTCAAACGTATAAAAGAACCAGGAAGGACCAAGTATGTTTGTCCAATTTTGATATAATCGTGATATCTGTAGACGGATTCTAGATTTCTTGACATAGTACATTATAGCCACCTCAGGGTAAATAATACAGCGTCTTCCTCACGCTCAAATTCAATGTTACCTGCGCCACGATGAAGCCACTTACCCGTACAAGTCCCACGTAATATTCGTTCTTCACCAAATTTCTCATAACACCATACAATACAGTCAAGCGAAAGTAGACGAGGTAACTGGATCAGAATCCAATTATCGTGATATGTACGTCGTGATAAAGAATCTTGACTATATTGACTCATATCCACCTCAGGCTAAACATGACAGCATCTTCTTCTCTAGTAAAATATATACCATACCATCCTCGTGAATATGTACCATCTCCTTCATAATTGTCAAGCCACATGAGTATTTCCTTGGTTATTGTAGGCACCCTAATATAAATTTCCCCCGGTTTACTAACCATAAAATTATCATTTTTCATTTTATCCACCTCAGTGTAAAAAATGCAGCATCTTCTTCCTGTCTAAAGTACCAGAAATATCCATGTGTCTTTTGGTATTGTTGCCACAAACAAGCCCACCTGCCTTGGTTGTTACTAAATGAACCATATCTAGGGCCGAATGTTTCATTACACCATGTAAACATATTATCGAGTTGGTGGTAATTGCCCACCTCTGCGGATATTTTATAATTAAATCCCAAATTCTTCATTCTATTTCCATGCTAACATAAACAGCATGGCGTCATGCTCATTAAGTATACTCACAGTGAGGTAATAAGTTGTAATACTGCCTCTCTCACTAGTCTGGTGGCCTACCCATGTATATTCAATATTGTGTTCGTTTAACCATTTGTAAACCTGACCCATAAACATTGAGCGAGTACGATATCGAATACCTTCGCCGCGTGCGGTATATTCTGTATTGTGTTTTGTTAAATTATCTGTATAATAAGACATACTAACACCATTTCAACGCAAAAAGTACAGCATCATCTTCGTGATCGAATAAGAATTTATATGAAATTGGTACACCAGATGATATCTCATGATATACACCTCTCCACGTCCCATCAATGTCACTATCAATAATACCAAAACTCTTTCCAAATTGATTTTGACACCATGTGCATATTTGTTGTATTTTAGCATAAGGTGCAGGAGCTATTACAACCTGATGAGTTAATCTACGTTGGTTATCAGTGACCATCATGACCACCTTAATGCCATCAATGAATATAACTCATTGGATATAATATATCTCTGAAGATGGTTGTTGGAATCATCAGGTTTCCAAAGTGTAATATCCTGCTGTTCTATCCAATCAGCAACCTTTGACAGTACCTGCACTATGCAATAGTTGTCGGGTACATAATCATACATTGCATGGTCTACAATAGTGAAATTAGGAAAACGAATATTAAGAGTAATGGTGTATACCGGCGAAACAGAAGCGTAGTAGAACGGGACGATCTTTTCAAATAGTATATCTATCCTTTTACGCCGATCCTGCATGCTCTTACGCTTTGCAATTCTTCTTTGGTGACTATTCATTTTATCACGCCCACTTCAGTTTAAACATTACAACATCTTCTTCTCTGGAAATATATATATGATCTCTAATTATATAATAGCCACCAACAAACGTCTGTTGGCACCAAGTATCAATCGCACCTCTGTCTATCGATTTGGTTTGGGAAGCAAATTTTATCCTTATCCAATTTTTTCTAGTCGGGTCTAATGTGCAAAGAATTTCCCAATCTATTGTTAGATTAATTTCTTCTGCCAGTTCAGCTAGATGTTCTGATGTCATGTTAGCCATGTTAGCTAAACTTCAGTAAAAAGTAAGCAGCGTCGGCATCTGATTTAAACTCAATACGCCACATCACAATGAAGGGTTCCGAATCGTTAAATTCGTCAATTTGTGGAATTAACTTATAATTTTTAATATTGTAAATGCTAAAGAAGTCAGGATACAGGTCAGATGTTCCAATAGTAGCAGTGGTACGTAATGTAGGAAACTCGTAATGCGCTCCGATAGAAGCAGTAGCACGCCGAAACACTTTATCTGGCACAGTGATTATCATATCACGAAAACCTTAATAAAAACATAGTAGCTGCATATTCTGATTTGAATAATACAGTGAATCCGTGAGAGTTATAATCATCCATTATTGCTGCAATATCAAAAGCCTGATATAGAATTTCTTCCCGGATAGGCAACTGCTCACCCTCATGTAATAGACTACGCACCGCACGAGTTAATACAGTAGAGGAAATAGTGATAGGCGCAGTCATGTTAATTAACAGTTAATTATAAAGACACGTGTATTAATTGTCAAATTTTTAATTCTGACAGTCAGGCAGGTGCGGCACCCATCCAATATATAATTTGTAAATATTAATTGAAGCCCAATAACCATCATAATAAGTTGCATCAATGGCGAAATAAGATTTTTGGGGCCAGGTGTCTCTACCTATCCAATCACATTCAAAATAGCCATATTTTATAGCGCGATAAAATGTTTTGATAAATTCTACTAGTTGTAGCATGATTAATAATTCCTTATACTGGATTTAATTAACTGTCAAGGCAGATAGACGAAATAACCTCATTACCAAGCATAATGTTCAATGTACGAACCTTACTATACATGCTATCACCAAACATACCGCCACTATAAACACTTTCGGTAGTAACATCAATAGTTAACTCTTCGCGAAGAAATTGTAAAAATTGCTCACGTAATTCTGTATCCATTATTGACCTCTAATAGGTTTTGTTAAGTTATAGTTATTATAAGCTGAATTGATGTAATTGTCAATATTGACAATTAACTAAACTTCAGTAAAAATACTGTGGCATCGGCGTCGTTTTCAAAAATAAATAAACCCATTTCCTTCAGTAATTGACAGTGCCAATCTCGGCGAAGTATTTCAATAACGAAATCCAATGTGACAAGAGCCGGTTCGTGTTGCCGCTGCAGATACTGAATGAAATTATGATATTGTCTGCTTCGGTTCAGACGAAGGGAATCCCACATGGAGATGTGGGTCATATTTTAAGCAAGCCCATAGTGTGCGCTCCAGTGAAGATGTCTGTTGGAGGAATCATAGTGATTAGATGAAATTCCCAGGCCTTAAGGTTAATCACACTAAGTGGGTTAAATTTCAATACATTGGTAATATAACGTCGAATCTCGGTAATAGATTTAAATCGCCGAGCGTCCAGTGGGTCCATAACCCAATCAAGGTAAGAGGGCTGACCAGCGACATAACAAACAGAAGAATCATCATACCATTCAAGTTCAGAATCTTCCATTGGTCGTTGGATAATGTAATAGGAGTTAGAACCCATGTAGTATTCTTTTAGCAAGTTGCCGAATTCGTTCGTTCATTCTAGATTTTATTGTCGACCAGTCTAGCCTGTATTTCCATGAAGAATGTGTGATACTTGGCCATACGTGCAATGTCTTTTTCGGTAACACCCTTGAGTCTGCGAATGTCTGTATTGTGACGTAGATCAGCTAGCTTAACACGCATTGCGTCTGGGTTAGCGAAGACCCTTTCCTTGTACTCGTCTAGAGTCTGCCCAGGCAGTTTAGTCAGTGCAGCAATGCCTTTGATTGCTCGCTCGCTGATGCCCGCTTGACGAAGGTCCTCGTAAGTCACATTAGTATCCTCAATAACATCGTGCCCTAGAGCCATCACCATCAGCTCTTCATCATCGCTCTTGAGGTAGTGCATGACCTTCAGGGGGTGGAGGATGTAGGGCGAGCCACCACGATCAAACTGTCCTGCATGGGCATTGGTGACCAGTACTAACATCTTGCCTAACATTTCGCCTTTCTTCATCGCCATCTCCTTATTCATAATTCATTATAGTGGATAAAGTTTTAACTGTCAACTTTATTCTACCGTCATCACAGTATATTCACGAAACTCTGTTTCTGTTTCTACGAATTCTTCTTTCCATACAAGAGCTTTGACTTCATCGTCAAACACCTTTACTACAGTTTTCAAAATGTCAGCATAGTTGTTATAGCATTCATAGCCGATATAGACTTTCATAATCTTCTCCCATTTCTTATTTTGTCGTTCCATTCATTCACAGCACGACCTTGCATTTCTATGATTCGATTATAACCTGTTGTGGTTTTTACAAGTATAGGATACCATAGATGATCAACATATCTCGGAATCACTCTAATCTGTGTCATCATTCAATTCCGAAATGTTTTGTTAGTTCGTGACAAATGTGTACACCATTATCACAAAGCCAATTTTGTTCAGCTAAGTCCTGCTCTTGTGAGATTTTGGCAATACATTCTTCTACAATCAACTGGGCGAACTTTAGTTCCTTCGGCATGATTTTTGCCATATCAAACTCACTAGTATCACCAATAATCATTCCAGCCTGTTCAGCCAGTTGTCGAATAAGTTCGTTCATTCTTCAACTCCGAAATATTGTTGTACATCATTACTGATTCGAATAACATCATCATCGCCAACACCATTGGGTTGATTGATTACTGTTAGACATTCCCGAACCAGCAACTGAGCAAATTGTTCAATTTGTTGTTCTTGAGCTGGATAATAAGGCTGTAGTCCCGATTGCTCTAAAAGTTTTAGAATTTGCTCGTTCATTACATACTCCGTTTGTTTAATATAAGTTAATTATAAATGAGGATGATTTAATTGTCAAACAAAAATATTAATTATTACAGTATCAAAACAAAAACAGGAACTGATAAAATCGTCATCGCAACAATTATGTGTAAAATGGCAGACGCAATTCCCTGTTCTTTATATGCAGAAGGCACCATTAATAGTGTAAAAAACCCCAGCAATCCAATAATATAAAGCATAATTATGGCGATCATTCGTCACGTCTCAAATTTAAATTGTTTAATTAAAAATTAATTATAAAACCAAATGCTGTAATTGTCAATCATTTATAATGAATGAAATAGTTGGAACTTGGCGTTTTCGTTAAACTCATATTGAATATAGTCGTCTACCAGCTTATTATCCAACAGCACGAAATTATATTTTAGTAGGAAAAATAATTGGTCCTGCTCACTGGGTAATTCCACACGGTACACATCAGTAGCTGGATGACCAAACTTAATCCCTTCGTTTGTTACAAAATGAACGGGTAGATTAAACTCGCGTGATAACGCATCTTCTGCATAGTTGGCTCGTCTGTCGAAACGATAGGGATATGTAGTGGGGACTGCTATGTATATTGGCCACATGTTAGGAAAATTTTAATAAAAATAAAGTAAGATCCTGCTCCTGCTGAAATCTAAATGCTCCGTAATATTGAATTGCATTAAAATCCTCCCGTAACACCTTATCTATATTCAATTGATTGGTTCTGAGATACCGGGAAAAATTCTCAGTATAACTATGAGCCTTAAAAAGGATACCCTGGTATAGGTATAGTTTGTGGGAATAAACGGACAGGTATTGAGGGTCAGGAAGAAGTCCAGGTTGCACACATGGCTGCATTATGCAAATCTCAGCAAAAATAATGTTCTAGCAGATTCGCTGTGGAAATATATCGTGTCATCAACTAGCCTAGCCGACCAACATAGTAGATCATCTGGGTCGCCACCGGCCGAGTCTGTTTGGGTAAGAAAATTATACCAATAGTCACACAGTCCGCCATGGTCATCATAGGTGGGGAGTGAGTGAGTAAACCATAGATCTCCCAATTGATCATTGAGCAATAGATTCAATTGACACATGACAACACTCCAATGGCTGGTAATAATAAGGTGGCCTTGGAATCACCCAGTGCCGACAACACCTGCACTTGATCACGAGGTAATGATAGATAATCACCTGATTCGGGCCAGGCAATCAAGGCCAATATGGCAAAACAAGCTGCATACCAGGCCGCATCCCAGGCCGCCAGATTGGCCCTAGCCACCGTCTGGGCCTCCCTGCTGATAATATTATAAACTATATGCTTAGACTTATCCCACGTGTAGAGCAAATCGGTAGCCACCTTATAAGATGCACCGTCAGTCTCAGTCCCAAAAGGCTTACGCCAATTATGTGAATTGGTTTCTATATCAGCTAAGATGCGATCTATATGTGCGGAATTGGGTAAGTGACTCCAAGCTGTAGTCATACATCTTTCCTGTACATGTTAAATGCCATAACTGCTGGCAACATTAATCGGGCTCGATGGTCACCCAACTCAGCCATGACCCGTACTTGATCCACAGGTAATGATAGATAATCGCCTGATTCAGGCCAAGCAATTAAGGACATTATAGAATGCCTAGCCGCCTCACGAGCTCCATACCAATACGTTTGTTCTGCTACACCATAAACTGCATCCCACAGCGCATCCCACTCCTTTGTATTGCCCATTTCATCAATCTTATCGTCAGCCACATCAAATCCTGCATCAAAATCATCAATCCGAGATATCAGTGAATGCCAAACTGCTGACCAATTATTAAAATTGAGTTTTAGATCAGCTAAGATGCGATCTATATGTGCGGCATTGGGCAGATGATGCCAAGCTGTGGTCATGCCAACTCCCGTGATTTGGCAAATGCCATAACTGCCGGTAACATCAATATCGCTCGTTGATCGCCCAATGCCGCCATGACCTGTACTTGATCCCGAGGTAATGATAGATATTCAGCTGATTCTGGCCAAGCAATTAAGGCTGTTATCGGATATCTGGCTGCGCCCACTGCCGCCTGATTATCTGAACTCCGAACAGAACTCCGAGCAGTATTCCCATCCGAACTCCAAGCTAGAGTATTGAGCGCAGACAAAGCCGCATCCCGGAACGCATTCCTGACCACCCAGATCTTTGATGCCACTTGTTGGCATTCATTACATGTCGAAGGCCATACTTCCGCCCAATTTTTAGTATTGAGGGCCAAATCAACTATAATACGATCTATATGCGCGGCATTGGGTAAGTGACTCCACTCGCTCATTCAAAATGGCCCTGTGGATAGCCAAAGCGAGTTTCTATCAGGGCCACGTAATAACTACACATGCGAGTTTCCGCCGCAAGAATTGCATCAGCACATTCAGCAAGCACTAGCTCGGTAAATTGTTCCAAGACGCTTTCCTGTGATATCGAAGCACTTGATTTAACTGCTGCATCCGCTGTCATGATCCATGCTAGTTTGTAGAGATGAGAAATTTTCTTATTCATGGAGCAATTCCCGTATTGTATTCATATTGTACTTCACCATTTTCATCACGGTCTTCGTACTCTAATACAAATGCTTCATATTCAGGAGTTGTCATTTCTGACTCGTCAAAAGTCAGCTCTTCCTGTCCATTCGCCCATTTGCGTAATGAGAATTTGGGCACCGCACCCGTCAACAATCGTACAACTTGGTCCAGTACCCAATCTTTATGATGTGCGCCGTCGATACCTCCATATTTTTTAATATAAAACAATGCCCAATCCTTGGGAGTATATTCACTATATGCTGTATCAGATATATCAATTGGTGTTTCGCCTAAATAACCTTGCATTGTGCTGCTCCTTGAAGTTAAACCTTGAAATTTGACGCCAATATTTCCATTGAACCCATTGTCTTAATCATATGAATAAATCGATCCCTATCTCCCTCAACCCAGATACCATTTACTTTGATTCCCGACAGATCACAATCGACGACGTTGTCAACCCAGACAATTTGGTCGATTTTTTTAAAGGGAATGGCCAATAAATTTGAGGAAAATTTCTCACGTAGTATAAAAATTGTCATTCTTCTCTCACAATTGTTAAGGCAGTGATATCTTTAATATCAGTATCTTTAACATTATATAACAAACGCCACGTTCCGTCAGGCAGTTTATCTAAATGAATAAACTCTGTTTGAACTCTTGGTGTTGCAAATTTAGATAATTCTAAAATCACATCAGTACCTTCTAATTTAATTGCTCTGCGTGTCATTCTTCAACTCCGAAATGTTCTTGGATCAATATCCCAATGTTCAATAAGCATATCACAACTTTCGTCATATCCATTCTCAGCAAACATTTGGACAGATTCCTTGACAATCAACTCGGCGAATTTTTCAATGTTGAGTTCGTTTGCTGGACCATCATCACCGTCATAGTCTGGATTAGTGGCCTGCCTCATTAGTTCCTGAATTCGTTCGTTCATTCTTCAACTCCGAAGTGTTCTTTAATCTTAAGTCCCATTTTTCTTGCAACTACTTGCTCGGTTGGAACGTGCCCTATACCCATCATTTTTTCAGCATGATCACGAGCATGTTTTTGACACAGTGCGTCACATTCCCTCACAGTTAACTCAACTATTCTTTCGAGAATTTTATCATAATCCCTATCTTCCCATTCGGTAGTTTGGAATGCTTCATCTTTTAGTTTGTTAAATCGTTCTTTGTTCATTCTTCAACTCCAAATTGTTTGCCAAATCCAAATTCTAATGCGATGTTGTGATGTGCATCCATTAATGATTCATTGACACAATCAGTAGTTTCGTCGTGTGCAAACAATTGTTCATCTTCGTCAACCAGCATATACTTGATTTGTTCCAGACATTTCCCGACGATCAACTCGGCGAGTTTTTGGGTATATTCAGGGTGAAAATCACCACCCTCATCAACCACACTGTCGGCGTATTCTTCTGCCTGTTCGGCAAGTTGTTTAATAAGTTCGTTCATTCGGTTTCCTTATCCCAACAGGTTTCACAATAGTATTGGCCATGCCCCTCATGATAGCACAAATCTTCGTGTTCCGAACCGCAGTTTGGGCAAGGAGCATCGGTTTGTTCGGGTGTAAATTCTTGTTCGTTCATTCTTCAACTCCAAAATGTTCTCTAATCTCAAGTTCAGCATGCCCAAGAGCCAAGTTCCATTGCTCATATGCAGCGTCTTTCTCAAATACGACGTCGTTTGTCACTATGACAAGCCCGGATAGTTTGGCAATACATTCCTCTACAATCAACTGGGCGAATTTTTCTTCATCGAACCCAAATTCTATCAAATTACCAAATTGATTGTATTTTTCAATTCGGCACTGCAAACCAAGTTGCTTAATTCGTTCGTTCATAATCACACAGTCCACTCAATCGCCAATGCGGTCAACACCGTTCTCGCCAAGGTGACTTCACCTGCACATTCGCCGGTATAAAAGGCATCGTCAACATTTCCGCCTGCGTAATCATCGATGGTGACATCTTCGTCTTCATCGTCATAAAAACATTTAGTACTGGCTAGTTTTTTGAGTTTTTCAATTAGTTCGTCGTTCATTTTATACTCCCGTGGGCAAGGCCCTAAGTTTTAATTGGATTCTACTTCTTTAGTTCTTCATCTCGGTCTAACAAAAATTTTAAAACAAAAGCGGCCAGCACCATTGTGCTAACTGCCGACACAAGGTCAAGCCAGTCGAATCTAAGCCAAGCAGCAAGAAGCACTGCACACCACTGCGCGACACCTAAAATTACGCCAAACATTTTTTGTTTCCCAGTTAGTTAAGTTAGTTAAGTTAGTTAAGTTAAAACTATTATAAGTGAGTTTGATACAATTGTCAATGGGTGGGACTACACGACCGAAATTCTCGCTAGGAATTTTATTTAAATTACCTAGTGATGAGTTGAATTAAATAATTAAATAAAATAATTAAATAAAATAATTAATTAAAATAATAAATTAATTGAATAATTAATTAAATTAAAATAATTAATTCATCAAGTTTCCATTAAGGTTATTATAAAGATTAAAAACGCCCAACCAGGCGAGCCTGTTAATAAAGCCATCCATCCCAAGCATAAACCAAAAAATAATTTATCCGTCATTTCAGTGACCCTGTAGTGATTTTTCTGTGTCCAGAGGACCATTTTACCAGTTTCTCTATACTTATCGAGTCAGTGGTCCCTACAACTTTCGTGATTAAATTAAAAAACTTTACCATTTGATCGAGATGCCGTAATTTCTAACACGTGACCCTGTAGGGTCGATATAAAAACCACCGTTAACGACAATATCAGCGCGATATCCCAAGAACTCAAGCTGTGCAAGTAGGGAACGATGTAAGGCGGTAATGATGCGATACAGGGGCTCATCAGCGGCTACGGAGCCCAAACGAACAAATACTGAGCTTTTGCCCTGCATCGCCGCATCACGTACTAGGGGTTCAACTTTTGACATTAAAAAATACTGAACCTGTTGATGATTTTGATCCTGTAATTGTCTTGCTGTGCTGGCAGTGATCATTGTTCTACTCCTGTAGATAATTAATAACAAAATTTAATAACACAATTATACTGCCAAACGACCCAGTAGTCAATGTCTACACATTAACGACAGAAGCCAACACACAAGCCACGGGGTGTAGTAAAGACTCCAGTGACTACGCATAGAGTTAAGATTACTGCTGTGATTAATAATAAACGTGTCATCGTCTAAATCGCAACTAAACTGTCAGCTAAACGCTGTCGCTCTGCTGAAGTCATGAGGAAATTATAAATGGCAGTGTCAGTAACTTGATTGTGGACCAGTGTTTGATGCTCTAAACCAATACTGTAGAGATCCTGTGATCCAGGAACCGAATATTGCTTTAATACCAACTGAAATTCAGGACTAGACTTAATAATTGTTTCTTTATAAGTGGCGTTAACTAGTGGGTGTAATTGCATACAGCGGCCTTTTAAGTAATTTAAGTAATTCGATTAATTTAAGTGATAAAAGTGATAAAAATACAGTATAAAAGACTCTATACAAATAGTCAATACTGTGTGTGTAAATTAATTCAGTAATCTTTATTGAGTCAGTGGGTGGGGTAAAAAAGTGTCAAAACATTCAGTCACCGAACAGGTTCAGTTTGAAATTGCTGCTGTCGCCGGTACTACTAGGACTGGTTACGACTGGTTACGACTGGTTACGACTGGTTACGACTGGTTACGACTGGTTACGACTTCAATAGTGGGTATAGTCAACAGTCACCTTCCGTAACGCCTGTTTGATCACACTGTATACTCAGTATACACCGTAGATTCTAACTTTCCACTCGAGCGAAATGACTTTATTACTGACTGTAATACTGACTTTAATACTGACCCTAATACCCCTATTATAACCCTGTGGCCTGCAGGTCGTCGCAGTCACTACAGACTCTACGTCAAATAGTCTACGCTGAGCAAAAGCTTCTTAACTTTCCACTCGAGCGAAATGACTTTATTTCAAGTTTATACTGTGTTGACACTGGGTCGTACTTAGAATTTCGTTCTAAGATTTCGTCCTTAGAATTTCGTTTCCTGAATTTCGTTCTAAGATTTCGTCCTTAGAATTTCGTTTCTAGACGTCGTTTCCTGAATTTCGTTTCTAGACGTCGTCCCTGAAATTTCGTTTCTAGACCAACTGCCGTATAATTTCCACTGTAACACTCTGCTGTATAATTTACACTGTAATAAACTGCTGTCTAAGCTATTACATCAACTGTTATTACTTGCCTACACAGCCTCGCAGTCTCTAAGCTAGTTGAGTAATCTGTACGGGGTTTATAGTTTTGCCGAATGCTGTGCAAAGGTCTGTATTGCCACTACTATATTTTCAACTGCATGCACAGTACCTTGTACGCCTATTGATGCTACCACAATGCCCAGTATAAATGCCAGTATTGTTTTCATACTTACAGTTCCTTTAAATTAACTTAAACAGGTTAAAATTTCAGTGAGGTCAGCGGCCCGGCGGTTAAGATTTCCCTCCAGGGTCACGGGAACCTGACGCCTTAGTATATAGATTATACTGGGTATTGTACCAAAAGTCAATGCTGTAGGGTTGTGCGGCTCCGACGGTGTTGTGACTGTACAACGGTGGGTCGACTGAGGTATTTTTGCAACTGTTGTTTTTTCACAACTGTTGTGAAAATACAACGAAAATGTAGTTAACATCAAGTGACCGAAAAGTCAAGCCTGTCACTGTCGTTTTTTCACAACGGTCAGCACTGCTAGCATCAAATGACTGAAAAGTCAACCAAAAGTTAACTGCATCTGTAGCTGCACCGCAACCCTAAACTCTATTGAATTCTGGGCCAATAGTCAACCTGTATATTGTTGCGGTTTTGCAACATTAGAAATGGATTAGGCCGGTGTTGTGCATCCCCAGATTTTAGCTGATCGAACCTATGCTTTATTATAGTTAAATTATAACTGATTTAGTCTTTGCTGTCAAGTCTTGACTATTGGCTGGGGATTAATTATAATAACGGTACACTAAACAACTGGGAGCCGAAATGCAATATACAGTAGAAGTTTTCCGTCGTGATGCACGTACTAAGTCAGGTTTGCGTGCTTACCAAAAGGTAGAAATGTCGGCCCCTACTGAAGGTGCTGTATTAGACTATTATCATCAAGTGTTTCCCGCAGACCGGGGCTTCGTTCTAGAGCTGCATGAGACTTATGTAACACGTAAGAACTTGTTAAGCGGCCAAGAGTTTAAAGAGCGTTATGACACTCCCTACTTCGCGTCACCCAGTTCCGAGACTTATTGGTCACGGTAAGTTTCAGGGGGTTGACAATTACATCAACCCCAGCTATAATAACGTTACAGTAAACAAACAGGAGCCGAAATGACACAAGACCAACTAGCAGCTAGAATCCGTTGTAACTGGTTTGCCAGTCGTGACACGCTGGAAGAAGCATTTGAATATGCGCATGACATCATGAAAAATGATCCAGTGGCAATGACTGCCATGTACGTGGTATTGAATACTGTGGCCCGTGAGATAGGTCAGTTAGAAGTGCCCCTGCCGGTTGACAATTAATTCAACCCCAGCTATAATAACGTTACAGTAAACAAACAGGAGCCGAAATGTTTATTACACTAACTGTTAAAGACATGGAAAAGTGCCGGGATGCTTGGAATGGTCAATATTTTTACGGTCCAATTAAACTGCGTAGGGACAGCATTCAGGGATACAGCGCCAATAAAATATATTGGACTGGTGGGGTCATAACTGTAAAAGAATCGTTAGAAGAAATAGAGCAAGAATTGGGTTTTATTCAACCTTGCGATCCTACTTTTTATGCTTGACGATTAGGTCAAGCTCTGCTATAATAGCAGTACAGTAAACAATTAGGGAGCGCGAAATGCAAATTCATACAGAGAAAGAGTTAACAGCCCAGTCATTATCAAAGCGACTGCAACGGTTAATTGATTCTGATCAAGAGGTCGTTAACACCTTCAGAGGGTCTCTGGTCTCAGACCCTGCACATGCGTTGACCTGGAGCAACCGCGTGTTCGCCTCTGCTGCCCGACTCAAAGTATGTCATCAAGTGATTACGGCGTTGGCAGAGGGCAGTACAGTAGTGCAGGTGGGCAATTGTCTACAGGATCGTGTACTGCATAAAAGCCGTTATCCTGCACAAAGTACCAGTCCTACCAGCAATCTCATGGAACAATATGAACTGGCAGCCTCTGCGGAAATTCTCAGTGATTTGCAGTATCTTTGAGTTGACCCCGGCGGTCAACTCTGCTATAATAGCAGTACACTAAACAACTGGAGCGGCTATGAATACAGCAGGACGCGAGTATGCTTATGCCTTGGGATACTATCAGGGTCGGGTAGTGGGACAAGAAGAGTATGACGGGTGGGAAACCATGACGTCAGTAGAGCAATCGGCTTTCCGTGCGGGATACGATCGTGGGGTAACTGACTATTGTCACTTCGACATAGACGAGACCCCGGAGGGTTGACCTCTGGGGCTCAATCACGTATAATACTGGGTAAGTTAACAACTGGAGCGAAATATGGCCTACATGAGCCAACAAAAGAAAGCAGAGATTGCACCCCAAATTCGAGAGATTTTGAGACGCTACAGAGTCAAGGCGTCGTTGGCAGTTCGTAATCACAGCACCCTCGTACTCAACATCCGTAGTGGAGATATTGACTTTATCGGCAACTGTCAGGATCGACGGCAGGGCTGGGACAGCCAACATCGCCAGGAGCATCAGCCTCCAATACGGTACCTGCAGGTTAACCCCTACTGGTATCAAGAACACTTTACTGGCCGGGCTTTAGACTTTTTAACCGAAGTCTTTACTGTAATGAACCAGGGCAATTACGATCGCAGTGACGCCCAGTCAGACTACTTTTGCGTGGGCTGGTATGTGGACGTCAACATTGGGCAGTGGAACAAACCATACCTGCATACTGCTTGACATTTAGTCCAATTACAGCTATAATTTAGTTACAGTAAACGAACAGGAGCAGACCTCGTGATGACGGTATACATTAAAGGCCGCACCAGGCCCTTGGTAATTGAAACTAATATAGAATGGGCTTTGCCTTACTGGACTAAACGTAAGCAGCTCAATCCCCTAATCTTCTGGCAGATTAGTTGACATTTAGTCCAATTACAGCTATAATTTAGTTACAGTAAACGAACAGGAGCGCGATATGAAAACACCACAAGTGGCAGCTATTCCCGGTATGACCCCGTTGGGAATTAAACCCAGTATAACATTTCAACCCGTCAGCTCGTCCTCTGCGTCGGGAACACATCTGCAGGGCACGGTCACTACACGATACCAACGTCTAGTTGAGGTGTTTGGTCCCAGCAGAGGACCCGGTGATAAAGTCACACAAGAATGGATCATTCAGTTTAGCGACGGCGTAGTTGCTACGATTTATGATTGGAAAGAGCCCAGCACACCCACAGAGGAATACGAGTGGCACGTGGGCGGATTTAATTCTCAGGCCCTGCACAATGTAATGGCAGTGCTGAATCGCAGTCTTACACTGTCCTAATCACTGGACTTGACTCTTACTCCAATTACAGCTATAATTTAGTTACAGTAAACCTACGGAGCCCCAAATGAAATACACCCCGACAGTTGACATTGGCAGTATGACACCAGCTGAAATGCGCCGACTTCAGCCAGGACAATGGGTCTATACAGGTGAGAATGCCGCCCTGTATCGCGGGAGATTTTGGGGTATTAAGCCTTCAGGCACAGTAGTAGTCGCGTGGCAGGGCAATGCCAAGAGACACGCTAACTATCAACAATATCAACAGACACTGCGTCATTACGCAATCGGAGCTTGATCTTCTAGACCATTCATAAAGGTGGGGGAGAACCCCACCGGCGGTACTGCCTCTAACGGAGACGATGATGAAGTAAGTGACTTGACATACAAGACAAACCTCAGTATAATATAAATATGGCGAAAACAGGAGTAATTACCCTGTCCATATTGGGAAGTCATGACCCCAAGAATCCGTGATGATGGAATTGGTAGACATAGGCTCGGATAGGAGCCGGTGGAAATAAACACCACATGTAGGTTCGAGGCCTACTCACAATGGATTCCATATTGACAATCAACACTATTGCCGTTATAATGTTTATACAGTAAACAACAGGAGATGACCGTGCTATTTAGAAGTCATATTGAACGTATAAATTTCGTTAACTGGGCTACGGCAAAGAACCCCTCATTTACACTGAGCCGCGAAGCATACACACAGGCTAAATGGGACTGGAGAAAAATACTTCGCCAGGATCCTGACCTCAGGCATCACGTCAAACAAACGGCTTGACAATTGATTCAATTTTGGTTATAATAGCAGTTGAGTAAACAAACAGGAGCCAGCTATGTTAGAACTAGATCAATTGCAAGAAGCGCAGAACACCTACTGGGACTTTTATAAGGAAGCGTATGGTGTGCGCCCTCGCGCCAGTAATACCCAGAACTGGACTCTGCAGGATTTCGATAAGGAGTTCGAGACCTTAGCTGAGGTCTGTCGCCTGAATGCGGTCCACAGGGCACAGGCTGAAGCAGAGGCCACAGATCGCTTCGAACGCACAGTTCTAACACTACTGGAGTCAGGTGCCCGTGATCGCGCTATGGCCCTGCGTTGGCTGCATGAGGCTAACGACACGCAGGGTGATGCTAGTTATCTAGAGTACCTACTGGGCCTGCCTTATCAGTATCTGCGGGCTTGACAATTGATTCAATTTTGGTTATAATAGCAGTTGAGTAAACCTACAGGAGTCGATGATGGAAGAACTATACAAAGCATTAGGTGGTTTCGTTTTAGGTGTCATGCTGGTGTTAGCAGTCGGGCTCGTACTTAGTTGGCCGGTAATGACGTTGTGGAATAACTGTTTAGTAGATGCTATCGTGGGTCTACAAGACATCACATGGTTGCAGGCTTGGGGCATTGCAATCTTGGCAAGGTTATTGGTTGGGAGTAAGTAATCATGTTTACAGAAAAACAGTTAAAGAATTTCAGTAGTTACCGTCGGGTACAGATGTCGGGCAAGTGGAATATGTTTGACCCACGAGCATGTCGGGCCACTGGTCTAAGTGACGAGGAATATACCTTCGTCATGAATAATTATATTCAACTACGTGATGCCGTCGATGGAGCACTGTTACCCCAGGCTTGACAATTGATTCAATTTTGGTTATAATAGCAGTACAGTAAACAAACAGGAGTTGAAGATGGTTGAAGATCTCGCAGTAGCAGAAATTGTTATTAAAGAATCCATTGAAACTGCCCAGCAACGTGCCCGGGCTTATTTGGCACAGCATGGCGAGCCTGCTTATTGTGGGTTTGCATGGTGTACAGTCTATGGCGTGCGCAGTAATAGCAAGCTGGGTAAACTGTTGGCCCGATACGGGTTTAGCAAAGCCTATGGCGGTGGGTTACAATTGTGGAACCCCAGCGGTTTGCCAACACAAAGCATGGACATTAAAGAAGTAGGTGCAGATGCCTGCGCGGAGATATTGCGCGAACGACTGGGACTTAAAGCCTACAGCGGAAGCAGAGCAGACTAAGGCTAGGGGTGGCGGGTGCGAGTATAATGCACGTTCCCGTCACCAACACTTGACATTTCCGTCAATTCTGGTTATAATAGCAGTTGAGTAAACACACAGGAGTCAATAATGAAAGCATACGTCACCACAGTAATTCGTCAAGAAATTGAAGTTCCCGAAGGTGCAGATAAACAGGCAGTATTGAACTTCCTTGCCAGGGACCAAGACTTTACAGAGGCGTTTGTTGGCGTCAGTGACCTGACGCAAACATATCGCATCATTGGGGTTCAAGTCGTTGACGAGACGGTGACAGAAATTGGCGAAGAATCATTTGACAATTGATTCAATTTTGGTTATAATAGCAGTACATTAAACCAACAGGAGCAGTAAATGGATCGCAGACATTTTCTTGGCAGTATTATGGCACTGGCCGCAGCCGCCAGTGTTGGTGCCGCCAATGCAGGAATTCCCACACGATATCATACTGCCTTGCAGTTGTTGGATAACTGCCGAGGCATCGATGACGTCGCAGAAGTCCATACACGGGTTGATGCCCTGTTGAAGTACTGCAGGGAGAATTTTCCTGCTCCCGAGTCTACACTCGATCTTCGGGAAGATATGCGGAACATCCTGAAACGAGGGGAGTTGAGTTCAATTGAACATGAAGCATTCCTTCGCAGTATTCCTCCCAAAGTAGCTGACTCACTGTTTCCCGTGGCCTTGATGAAATTGGGCTTAGCTCATTATCAACTAGCTGATCTTATTGACCCCTGTAAGTTATCTGAATTTGGCTGGTTTGCCAAGACTTACTGCCAACTGGTCCTAGATGCCTATTGACAATTAAATCGTTTTCGGTTATAATAGCAGTATAGTAAACAAACGGGAGCAGAGATGTACAATACTTGGCTATTTGCAGAACTTAAAATAGGACAATTGTTCCACTTGAACGGCAACGACTACCGCAAACAGTCAACCCGTACTGCGCGAATGTTAATGAATGGCCGAACATTTTATGTCGGCAAAAATGAAAATGTTCACAAAATTGCATACTAAGGAGTAAACGAAATGACACCAACTTATCGAGAGTTAGCCCAGTGGATCTCAACACTCTCAGAAGAGCAGTTAGACTCAAACGTAACGGTATATAACAGTATTATTGATGAAACCATACCTGTTGCGGGTATGATTCTTAACTGTGACGAACATCTCGAAGTGATGCTTGACACACTGGACCTTGATCATCCTATATTGATTATTGAATAACGGCTTGACAAATAAATCGTTATCGGTTATAATACTGGTACAGTAAACACACCGGGAGTAAACGAAATGGATACAAAAGATTACGAAATGTACACCCCAGAGGGTAATCTAGCAGTGGGCAATATTGTTTCGCTGAGTCTAGCTCAGCGGCTTTCCTGGTACGAAACTTATAAACTCCTGGAGAAGTTGGCACAGCAACCCGGTCGGGCCGAGGCCCTGGATACAGCGGTTCGGGAAGCTGTATATACGGCGATTGGTGCAGAAGAAAGAGACGAGTCGTTTTATTGCTAGTGAAAATATCACTAGACAATTACGTCGTTTTCGGTTATAATAGCAGTACAGTAAACCTACAGGAGTAACAAATGGCAACACGGTCAACTATCGCAATCGAACTCGCAGACGGTACAGTTAAACAAGTGTACTGCCACTGGGATGGCTATTTGAGTTTTAATGGGCGGCTATTGCGGGATCATTACTCGGACCCTACTCAATTGCGCCAGCTTATTGATCTGGGCGACATCAGCAGCCTAGCCCCGACGATTGGGGTTCAGCATCCGTTCAGTGCCGCCGAGGCAGGCATGGACTTACGGGAGTATGATCGGTTATACGACAAAATGACTACGTTTTACGCTCGTGATCGTGGTGAGACAAAGTGTCAAGCCCAGAGTTATTGGGACTTTGGCATGTATAAAATCTCCGGGCGCAGTAAGGAATTTGATTACATCCTGCGCAACGATGGCGTATGGTACTATCGTTCTTATGGTCGCGATTTTGTTGAGCTGGGTCCAGACTTGCAAGCTGAACTGGTTGACAATTGATTCAATTTTGGTTATAATAGTTATACACTAACACAACGGAGTTGAAGATGAAGACATTACAAGAAGTTCGCTATGCTATTCAATTCAGTAACTTTAACAACGACGAATTAAACTTACTGTCAGAAGCTATTAGGTATGCTCGTAGTGAGTTGGTCAAGGATGTCAAGCGTGAACTTTCGCTGGGCGTGAACGTGAACTTTACCAGCAGCCGCACTGGCAGAAACATCACTGGCCATGTGACTAAGATTGCACAGAAGTTTGTAACGGTTAAGACCATAGACGGACTTTGGAAAGTGCCAGCCAATATGCTGTCGATTGTCGAAGACGCTGTATAAACAATGGGGCGAAAGCCCCATTGATTGTGGTTTCTCATTATTAATTTTTTTTCTCATGGAGCAGTATATGAAACTTTTCAAAGTCGCTGGTGTAAGCCGTAGAACCACTGGATTAACCGCACGTTTCGCTAACTCACTGGACCGCGCTCGCGTGCTTGAACGTGCCGGACACAAAGACATTGCCCTTATTGAATTACCAGCGCCAATGAACAAAGACACAGCCTGTCAGTACCTGTTGTCAAATAACTTTGATTGTGGCAACGCTGAGATAGTATTGGCATTGCAAAGCGAAATTGATCGTCTCAAACCTCGAGGTCGCAAGGTCGAAACCGCAGTCTAAATACTTGACTGTTGAATCAATATCGAGTATAATACATATATCACAACTTACGGGATCTAAAAATGCCAATCACCATCACCATCAAAGACAAATTCGTCACTGACCTACTTGCTTCACACATCAGGAATACGTTGCATGATAATTTCGCTGACGAAGCCCTAAAAAAGGCCAAGGTGCCTGCGGCCGGCAAGTTGGCCAAATCCATCTATGCAGACGAAAAGTTCGTGGCCGAATTCACTAAAAATTTAACGGAAATGGCCATGGGCGAGTGGGGTGATATAGTCTATGCCACGTTAGAATCCATGCTCATTCCTCAACTTGCCAAATTTGTATCCGCATGCGACCAGGTTGAACACGACCTATATACGTCTAATGTAGAGGCCGCAGAAGAGCAGACAATAAATCACATGGTCCGATACCTACAGACTTCAGGATACGTTGTCACCAAAGCAAAGGCTAAGTAAAATAAATGAACAGCGATCAAACTCTCGACAATAATATACGATATACTACTGCATTGCAGTTGTTGGATGACTGCCGTGGTGTCGATGACGGCCCAGAATTATATCCGAAAATTAATGCCCTGTTGAAGTACTGCAGGGAGAATTTTCCTGCTCCCGAGTCTACGACTGACAAAATTCAGGAAGATGCGTCAAACATTATGCGTCATTGGAAACGACTAAGTTCCGTTGAATATGAAGCACTATTGCGCAGTATTCCTCCCAAGGTAGCTGACTCATTGTTTCCCGTGGCCTTGATGAAATTGGGATCCATGCAATATCTACCTTGGTATAATCCTGGTAAGTTATCTGAATTTAGCTGGTTTTACAAGACTTACGGCCGACTGGTCATGGATGCCGATTGACATTTCCGCCAATATCGAGTATAATAGCAGTACAGTAAACAAACGGAGAACTAAATGAAAGTTACCAAACTCACTGCTTTAGTAGACAAAGAAAATGCATTTGCTAGCGCATTTAATCGTCCACAACTCAGCTTGCAGAATGCACAGGATCGTCAGAGAATTGCAGGGATTATTGATTCACAGTTGAGTCCAGAAAACTTGACATGCGATGGCGAGTTGCCCCGTGCAGAAGTAGCTCGCAGATATCGATTCTTAATGGCAGCAGCCAAGGAATTGTTGGCACTGGACCCCACAGTTAACATTTACGAGTTTTCCTAAACAATGGGGCGCAAGCCCCATTGACTAGTTCGTCAATATCCAGTATAATCTAGTTAAGTAAACCTACAGGAGCAGTAACATGCAAATAAACGGACGCGAAGTAGATCGCAATAGTTTAGAGGTTGATGGTGTCGATACCAAAGATTATCCTGACTTTGTTGATACTTACTTTAGCTATGCCGCCTTTATGGATGGTACCTCACTCACTGCTGACGAGTTAGACGAGCTCAGTGAAGAGTACCCAGACGTAGCACAGGAAATGGCTCTAGAATCTCTGTATTGACTATTTCGTCAATATCGAGTATAATGTAGTTGTAGTGACAATTATTCAACACATCAGGAGCTGATATGCCCAATTGGTGCCAGAACGCAGTAGTGCTAACACACAAAGATCCCTCAATGACGTCTCGTGCTAGAGACGGGTTCAAGGAGGGTAAGCTATTACAGACCTTTATTCCCATTCCCCGAGACCTTGAAGACACGGTGTCAGGTTCGTTTGGTGATGATGTCGAGGAAGCAGCCAACCAAGCCAAAATTGTACGAAATTTATCTGTTTACGGTTATGCTACGTGGTATGACTTTTGCGTGGACAAATGGGGTACCAAATGGGACGTGGGCGGCGAGGGATGGCAGGACATTGAAAACGGATTGCAGTTAAACTTTGAATCAGCGTGGTCACCTCCGGTCGAAGCATATCGGGAATTGGAGGAGCTGGGCTTTCACATTGAAGCCATGTACTATGAGCCAGGAGTAGGCTTTTGCGGCGAGTACAATACGGGTTCAGGTGAAAACACTATTACAATCCAGGGCAATAGCGACTGGGTTGAGGAGAACGTGCCTGAAGATATCGACCATGCGTTTAATATCAGCGTGACGATGTCAGAGTGGGAAGAAGAAGACAACGAGATTCCGCAGTTAGAATTCAAATCCTAGATTTGATATTGCAGACGTCAATTCTAAAATTTGCGGGTTAGAATTGGTCTGTAGAATTCAAATCCTAGACGACACCATCAAGGTTAGCCCCAGGCTAACCTTGATTCATGATGAGAGATTAGTCAGCTGGCGGGAAGAACTAATTCTGTATTGACACCACCAGTCTGATGAGGGCATATCATTCATATACACGACTTAAATCTCAGGACTAATACTTAACCCTTAGATGGGAAGATTCTCAAGCGGCAGGAATGATGCGGATTCAAGTGTGGGAATTGGCCTGTAGAATTGGCCGATAGAATTTGACATCAGAATTTGACCCTGTGCAGTCAAATACCTACTGAAAAATGGGGCCTCGGCCCCATTTTGATTACTTGAAGTAAACTACCTGCATACGATTCCTGGCTCGGTCCTCAACGAATACATACGTTGGGCTTTCTGTGTAGTTGGCCTTTGGATTCTTAAACACTTTGCCAGCAATGATTTTAACGCTACGCACGTTGACTTCACCTTGCCAGTCCTCGTGCGGCACGCCCTCATTGTAGCTGTACTTGCCGTTACAGCCGCACATACAACCAATCCGCCCGTTGTAAACACGGGCAATACGAGAGATATCAAACATGGGTTCGCTCCAATTGTTTAAGTGTACTGTTATTATACTGCAGGACCGGTCAATAGTCAAGCAGTATTTTACTACTTTAGCATAGGCACTCTAAGAGTGTGCCTTTTGCTGTATATGTACAAAAATACACACGCCCTGGCTCGTTGCTGTCAGCTGCACACGTTACGCTAACAACATAAGCGTCACGGCCGTTGCGGGTACGTACTGTTTTAATTGCACGGTTAAACAAAAAATTGTTACTAAAAGGGCGTTGCGCATTAGCAACAGTTACAGAGTTATTGTTGACTACAATAGTGTTTTGCAACATAATTTGTCCCGTTTGTTAACTTAAATAATTATAGTGCATAATGACGTAATTGTCAAGAGCTTTATCAATGTTGTATACATACAACACTTTGAAGGGGTTGACTTTTTAATAATACTGCTTTATAATCTAGTTGTAGTGCAGTTAGTTAGTGTTGTTGAGCAGCAACAAAACACTACTTGCAAATTAGCGTAGTTAGCAGTATAATTTAGTTACAGTAAACAAAACGGAGCGTATATGTTTATAGCACAAGATTTGGGCAAGCAGTTTATTAAGCTAACGCAAGTTAAAAACACTGACATAGCAGACGATGTTAAAGACTATGACGGAGACGACACAGCGTTGCTGGCGTGCTACACACTGGACGAGGACGCATACGACACAGTGCAGGACTTTGCTAATATTGCAGACAAAATTGTTAGCGTGCAAGTAGTAGAGGCGTTGGCAGTAATGGGCGATATGAGCGGCAGCACAAGTTGCTACACTAACAATGTAAGCGTAGTGGTGCTAGAAGACGGCACTATGTACATGGACTATGCACTGCATGACGACATTTTTTGCTAACGTAATGTTATACTGCTTGACTATTAGTTAGTTAGGCAGTATAATAGTTTTACAGTAACAAGTTAAACAATTTTTCATAAGCGTAGACAAAAATGTTAAACACAAACTCTGCACAGAATACACTGTACGCAACTGTTCGTCTTAAGAAGAATTTAAGTGCGCAGTTTTTCGTTGTTACTGCTGACATACATAACAATTTTAACGCTAGAAATGCGTTATACTACGCTACTCTTAGTGATACTGCTACCTCTGGTCAACTTGCTGACGCCATTGCTAAATTGCAACAACGCAGTAATACAGCGTTGACATTGGTTGACTGCAACAAAGCAGTATTAAAAAAGCTAATGCAAAATAACGCTTGACAATCGGCCGGACCCGCAGTATAATAACTTTACAGTAAACAAACAGGAGCTAGTAATGCCAACAGTTACACAAGTGCGCAGCAGTGCAAAAAAGTTCTTAGACTACGCTAACCTCTCCCCTACGTGTACTTACACTAACAAAACAAGTCGTCTAGACGCTAACAAGCGTAGCGTAGCCTACGGCTTTTATCACAGCACTAGTCCAGCACAGCTACAATTTGTTGCTGATGCTTTGCAAGCACTCTATCCCCAGGCTCGCGTGCGTGTAATGCCTGCAAAGCGTGATTATTGCAGTTACGACACGTATTTGCGTATCAGCAACATTGTAATGTATTAACAACATTGTAATCCCCAGTATCCTCTGCCGGCATAGTTGATCTGTCGGCAGAGTAATATTGCCGACGCTTGACTGACTGAGGAATTCTCAGTATAATTTAGTTACAGTAAACAAACGGGAGTAGACGATGGACAGCAGCCTAATTGACATGGTGTTATTGCAGATACAGGTTGACATTAGAAATGAAGACTTGACTGCCCTGGCGGAGTTGTTACAGTCGGTGCCGGAGCAGAAGCTTAGGGGTTTCATTACTGAAGCGGGTTGACAACTACGTCAACATCTAGTATAATCTAGTTATATTGAAATACATTTATATGCGATGGAAGTCAAAAGCGCAACTGGACGTAGACCAGCGTAATGTATTTTAATACCTTGTCTATCCGGCGATCTGGAGAGTCGCAGACGGCGGTGGGATGCTTAAACCCCCCGATGATGGTAACGTCATCGACACCGTTGCACATTGTGGGTTCGAATCCCACGTTAGACACCATATTGAAGTACATTTATTAGTGGATGTGATAAAGCCAACTAGAGGTGACTACGCCCAGTCGTAGCAAGTTTATCCAGTAAGTGTATTTCAATATGGTATGGCGAAAATGGTATCCGCCGACGTGGACGAGCCGATACGGATAGGAGATGACGGGTAACCCCATCCCTCGTGTTCATGGCAAAAACTGTTGGGACGAGCGAACACGACCGACTCGTCTGTGAGGGTTCGAATCCCTCTACCATTTGACAATTACGACGTCTCTGTTTATAATAGCAGTAGACTACCACTCAAAGGAGTTATTATGCGATACATTCGTTCATCTAACCAGAAAAGGAGTTATTATGCGATACATTCGTTCATCTAACCAGATAGCAAGTAAAAATAAAACCTATGCGATGGCAGACATCACCGAAGTCCAGATGTACGAGTGGGTAAAAACTCAGGAGGTAGACCTAGCAGGATTCCAAGCCTGGATTCATCACCACATGACCCTGAGTCACCAGGAGGGGTATGTACAGGGCTTTGACACAGCGGTTGTGTCAGTTGATAATTTAATAGTCAGGTGTTATAATCACAGTACATTAACAACTGGAGTAGATGATGACGTGCATCAATGATGACTGGATTGAAACCCCTGAGGGCCAAGCGGTCCTGGACCGCGTAAGAGAGGGGTGGTACAGGGTGTGGGCAGCACATATCAAATCCAACGTCAACCCTACGTTAAGTGACGAATTGTCGCAGGCACTATTAGAACATTGTGGTATTGACAATTAAATCATTGTCAGTTATTATAGCTATACAGTAAACAAACAGGAATCCTCAATGACGATCACAGCAGAGGCAGCTAGAAAACTTGCCCTCCAGCAAGCAGAGAAAGAAGTAGCTAAGGTGTATACTTATATTAAAGAGGCCGCGGCAAAAGGTCACGGGGGTATTCGATTGGGGGTCCTTTTTGGACTGGCGGAGACAGTAATCCTCCCGAAGTACTATGGGTTGTAGCCTGTGACCTATTAAGAAAACAAGGGTTCAAGGTGAAGTCTTTACGGTCATTACATCGGACAGAAGATACAGGTACCCAAATATCCTGGTAGTTGACAATTAAATCAAAAACGGCTATAATAGTTATACACTAAACGATACGGAGCAAGACTATGATCGATGACAAAAAACGTGAGATGTTAGATCAGTTGGCAGCCCATGCTATGACGGGACTGTTGGCCCGAGTCGGAACACGAATAGATAACGACCGTCTAGCGGAAAAGGCATATGAGGTGGCGGCGGCTATGATGGAACAGCGAACTCGCATACATGAGGAAGCCAAGCGTATGGTGGCGGCGGCTATGATAGAACAGCGAACTCGTATACATGAGGAAGCCAAGCGTACAGTGGCTGCTCAACAGCACAATGCCGCTGAACTTGCAGCCGTTGCCGCTAGACAACCGGCAACAGAATAGTCAACTTCTTCAACAGGGGTTGACAATTACGTCAATTTTGGGTATAATCACAGTACACTAAAGAACGAAAGCGAGGATTTAATATGAATGTGCCCAACTACCCATCAGAGGAAGTCAAAGAATTTGGGGAACGGGTTGCACGAGCGATGATGGACGCAAGTATTCAGCATTCAATGGGCGGATGCGGGGGCTGTAAGCACTACGACCTTACCAATTTTGACGAGGAGTTACGACCTTACGTTGAAGCATACCTAAAGGGCAATCGCGACAGCGCGGCATTGATATACGCAGCGATGCGGACCAAAGAGCTGGAGTAGACCTTATCTTATCGGGTGACAATTACATCATTGTCAGTTATAATCACTGTTAAGTAACCCAACAGGAATCCGCTATGAAGATCACAGCAGCCGAGGCTAAACAGTTAATGGAATCAGACCATATAAAACAGGTGGAGGCAGTTTATCCCTTGATCAAAGATGCCGCGGAGTCAGGAAAACGAGGTATTCGATTGGGGGGTTCTTTTTGGTCGCGCCCCTCTAGTAACGAATGGTATTTGGCCTCTAAACTATTGAAGCGGAATGGCTATACCGTAGACCTCTATGTCATCGAGCAGGGACTGGATCACACCATCCAGGGTACCGAAATCACCTGGGCTTGACAGACAGGAGCCCAGACAGTATAATAATATTTTAACCAGGATTGACGCAATGACATCATTCGAAGTAGTATACGAAGACCCTGACTATACACAGCAGCAGGAGACAGGAATATATCTTGAGGCTGGGTCAGTTAAGGATTTCAGCCAGTGGAGTCCCACTGCACAGCAACGATTGGTTGAAGACATTTACAGTCCCTTCCGCACCATCAACAGTTAACAGCTCAGCCTACAGGCAGGGGAGACAAACGTGTTAAACTTGATATTTTATCTAACTTATCCTGCACTGGCAGTTCTAGGTGTTATGCTTGTGGCCTCGATCCTAGGGCGATGTTTTCCCAAATAGACTTCAATCTTAGACTTCAATCTTAGACTTTTCGTCTTAGACGACACGTTTGAAATTTCAATATCGAGACTTTATTATGCGACAGAAATCTGCAACTTGGCCTTACAAACCTCGCCCGGGATTAGAAGGTCCCTATGCCTTTGCCACAGGGCGTGTTCTTTACTATGATGTACGTGAAGGTCAATACTACGATCCCAGAACTGACCTGTATCTTTGGCAGGAAGAAGTTGACGAGCTACACGAAGCCTTTATCCTGAGACTTAGGCAGCAGACTTCAGTCTAAGATTTGACCCTGCGAAACAGAGGCTTAGACATTAGCCGAGACCTTTGACAGCAAAGGTCAATTCTACAAAATCCCTTCAGGGATTTAATATTGGCGAGACGATTTGACCCTGTCGTAGACAGAACTAGACTTCGTAGACCAACATCAACGGCTAGAGGTGATGTCAAGGTTAGGATTCTGTCGTGTAGCGTTAAAGATTTGGCCTTGTGTATGACCTTCGCCATGACGATTTGACCCTGGGAATTTCGCCTGTGGAGTCAGAGGCTGACGAGAGATTGGTCTAGCAGATTTGATAATGGAGATGAGGGTCAAGAATTTGACCCTGGGAATTTGACTCTGAGAATTTCATCCTAGATTTTGAGGCCAAGAAAATAAACAAAAAATGGGGCCTGAGCCCCTGGACTAATCGATCCAACAGTCGGCGGCGTGTACCGTTGTGTAGTTCTCGCCGCCAATGTAGTCGCCGCCAAACCCCTCGTCATCCCTGAACAGGGTCAAGTTATTGCCGTTAATTTTGACAATTTTGCCCGTTTGCTCAAAGTCTGATTTAAAACAAACGTAGTCACCCACCTTGACGGTCTTGCCTTCTACTGAAGCCATGTAGTTCTCCTGAGAAATTTGATCCTAGAATTTGGTCTGCAGAATTTGGCCTGCAGATTTCAACCTAAAAACGGGGCCCGAGCCCCTTGGTTTAAGCCAGTGCAGTCTCGGGATAGGTCTGCACGTATTCGGGTTTGAGCATGCGGGTTCGGTACAGGCTCATAAAGCGTGTTAACTCTTCGTTAACATCCTCGAGCAGATCAAAGATGGGGTCTCCTGGCATCAGGTCTCCCTTCTGATCCATTTGGTCCAGTGTCAGCATGACGTCACAGAAGTCATCCAGGCCGCGTTCACGGGCAAAAACAGCTAGGCGTTTTACGCTCATAGTAGATCCTTTTGTTAAAAGTTAAACTACTTACTGCACAACAACTACATTGTAGCACTTGCGCTATTAAAACGCAAGTGCTTTTTTGTTACACTTTAGCGTTAAGTTCTGCTAAAGCTTCTTTTAGTGCTGACATTTGATACTGCACAACGTATTGCACAGCTTCCTCTGCTATGTTATACAGTACAGCTTCGTCCTGCGTATTAAGCTGGTCTTTGTTGTCGCAATTATGCAACACTCGCATTGTGCTGAAAAAAGAATCAAGGCCAAATTCTGCCGCCATCTCGCCTAGGCGACGAACGTTTGTGCTATTTAACATAGTACAGCTCCTTTTTGTTAACAACAACTACATTGTAACGCATTTTGCGCTAACTTGCAAGCACTACTTTGTTGCAAAAAAACAACACTTGCTAACTGCTAACTGCTAACAACAACTACATTGTAAAGTCGTTTGCGCTAAATTGCAAGCGTTAATTACGTTGTTTTTTTGCAACAAAATAGCACTTGCAAATTAAAACAATGCGCAGTATAATTTAGCTTGCAGTACAGCAGTACAGCAGTTAGCAAGTGTTGTAAACGTGCAACAAAATAGCACTTGCAAATTAGCACAGTTAGCAGTATAATTTAGCTTGCAGTAAACAAGTAGCTTAACAACATTTTATAAAGCGTAAACAAAATGCAAAAAAAGCCTCAAGCAGTAGCGCACGTTGTTTTAACAACAAAAAACAACGCTGTAAAGCACGCACGTTATATAAGCGTGTTACAAGTGCAAGCGCAAAATGCAAAAAATGCGCACTTGTACACAAACGAACAACACGCACAAGCGCAAGCACTAGCGCAAGCAGTACAAGCACAATATTTTACTAAGCGTGTTTATACTAACTTGCGTGCTAAGTTTATAGCAGTTAAAGTAGCTAAAGCGCAAGTATGCACTAACTTGCTAATTATTGCAAAGCGTTACAATGCGCAAATTGTAACAACGGACAACAATAGCGTATTGTTGCGCTTATTTGCTAGCGCATAACTTACAAAATACTACTTGCGTATTAGCTACGCAAGTAGTATAATTACTGCATAGTAAGCAGTACAGCAGTTAGCAAGCGTTGTTTTTTTGCAACAAAGTAGCACTTGCAAATTAGCGCAGTTAGCAGTATAATTACTGCATAGTAAGCAGTACAGCAGTTAGCAAGCGTTGTTTTTTTGCAACAAAGTAGCACTTGCAAATTAGCGCAGTTAGCAGTATAATTTAGTTGCAGTAAACAACTTAAACACATTTTATAAGCGTAAACAAAAATGTTAAATTTACAGCAAGCACAACAAGCACTTACAGCACACGCTAACGCTAACACAATTAGCGCACAAACTATACAAGTATTACTTGCTAACAAAAGCACTACGTTTGCTAACGTATGCTACGTTACGCAAGTAGCTACTAGCGCAAAACACAACTTAGTTAGCATTAAAAAAGTAGTTAGTGCTAACGTGCAACTTTTTAGCAACATTAGCGCATTTACTAACGTTTACGCTAACGCTGTACAAAAAAGTGCAAATAATATTGAAGCTAACAACGCTAGCAACGTAGCTAACTTTACAACGCAAAGTAACTATTTTACACACACTAACGTACATAGCATAGTTAAGCACAAGCAAACTAATGCGCTGTACTTATACGCTATATTTAACAACGCTAGCAGTATGTATTTTATTAACGGCCAATTAGCAACTAAGCTACAAGTAGCACAATACTTAACTGCTAGCGCACGCAACAAACTGCTAGCGCAAAGTGCTGTAACGCACAACGTAGCTAACAACGTGTTACATACTGTAAAAGTGCGCACTATTGCACTAGCTAACTTAGTTAGCATTACAGCTAACAAGCAAACTGTAAGCGTAGCAAGCACGCTGTAAGCGTAGCAAGCACGCTGTAACGCATTATGTACACTACGCTGTACTAATGCGTTACAGCGTGCATTTTATGCGCTTGCATTTTATGCGCTTGCATTTTATAAAATTACATGCTATAATTTAGCTATTTCAAAAACTTCGGACACCCCGGTGTTGTTTTTTAGCTACAATACATTGTATGTATACTAGCTTTGCGTCAATCCTGGATCGTATAAATCAATTTTGTCAATCCTGGATCGTATAAATCAATCTTCTTCCACTATGTAGGACCCCAGGGGTCAAAAACTTCATCAGGATTTAAATCAGCTGATCAAAAAATTTTGGCCACAAATTTTTCTATCTCCACACTGTATAGAATCATACTTACAGTATCATCTAGATACAGTAATTTAGTCATCTGCCTTTGTTAAATAATAGTGCAAACATGGTGGCTAGGCTTTGATCATCACTATAGAATCTAAAGTGTATTTCATTTGACAGATTCCTAAATGCCCAATCATAGTCCTTACTATGTACTAGTCCGTTTTCCTTACACCAATTACTCATTTTAATGGCACGTTTAGTAGCAAGTAACTGAGTATCATTATGTGGTATTTTAACTATAATCATCTATTCCCTCCCAGGTAAATCCACGATTTCATTGTCATCCTGGACTGTTATTTTTCCCAGCGTAGTGCGAATAGTGTAGCATCTCGATCATCAGTAAACTGTATGCCCATCTGCCGAAGGAGAATTCATCATTTTGTATCCAGTGATGTCCCACACTCCATCGTTGTTTAAGAGATAAGGGCGGATTGGGCATATACTGATCTAACCATAGGCCTATTTGCTGTATTTCTTCGTCGGTATACTTTCCCGTAAGTTCTTTATCTATCATTTATCTACGCCATTTTAGTGCAAACATGGTTGCTACGTTGCTGTCATCGTTGTAAAAACGAAATTCCATTACTATGTGAGGAAGGTTATTTAGAGATATGGGTCGATAACTCCAGGCATAGTCATGTCCGTATTCTAGATTTTGCAGTTTACACCAATCTGTCATCATCTCAGACAGCCGACCGGGATTAATGGGTTTATAACTATCGGGATCAATTAAAACTTTTTTCATTGTGGCTCAGGAGCTAGGGCGCTTCGCGCCTTAGTTCTCTAGTTCAATAGTCAGACGCAGAAGGTTACTGTCCTCGTTTGGCAACAATTTTGTCAGCTAGACCATATGCCACAGCTTCTTCGGCTGACATAAAGTTGTCCCGTTCCATATCCTGTTCCAGTTCACTGTATGTCTTGTTTGCAGAATTATGCGTCACGTAGATTCCAGTTAACTCCCGTTTCATCTTGAGAATTTCATTAACTTGAATCAGCATGTCCGTAGCTTGTCCACGTGCACCACCTGATGGTTGATGAATCATATGTCTAGCGCGGGGAAGGATTAAACGTTTGCCAGCGGTGCCTGCTTGTGCCAGTAGACTACCCATACTACAGGCCTGTCCCATGACAATAGTTGAAACGTCACACTGAATAAACTGCATGGTATCGTAAATAGCCATGCCCGCTGTAACTGACCCACCTGGTGAATTAATATAAAATAGGATGTCTGCAGCGGGATCTTCGGCTTCGAGAAATAACATCTGTGCCACTACTAGACTTGCACTAGTTTCATTGACATCTGTATCCAGCATAACAATACGGTCTCGTAATAGCCGACTATAGATATCGTAGGATCTTTCGCCTTTTGAGGTTTGCTCTACTACCATGGGGATTAAACTGGGCATTCAACTTCCTTATAATGTTAATGTTAAGTTATAGTAACACGGCTACATTATATTGTCAAACGGTATGGTTATCTTTTGCCAGCTGCTTGGATTACTGCTTCACTAGCTGTAATACGCTCGCCTTACCGCTTTACTGGGCGTAATACCAGCGTCGATAATAAATTCTATTGCAAGCCCATCATTTGAAACTGCTGCTATTTGTACTGCTTCCGTGGGTTTAATCCCAGCGTCGATAATATATCGTATTACACGACCAAGTTGTGAAACTGCTGTTTTTTGTACCGCTTCCGTGGGCGTAATACCAGCGCGGATAATATATAGTATTGCTCCACCATATTGTGAAACTGCTGCTATTTGCACTGCTTCACTAGGCGTAATACCAGCGTCGATAATATAAACTATTGCACTACCATCATTTGAAACTGCTGCCTTTTGTACCGCTTCACTAGGCGTAATACCAGCGCGGATAATATATAGTATTGCTCCACCATATTGTGAAACTGCTGCCCGTTGTACCGCTTCACTAGGCGTAATACCAGCGTCGATAATATAAACTATTGCACTACCATCATTTGAAACTGCTGCTATTTGTACTGCTTCCGTGGGTGTAATACCAGCTTCGATAATATATTGTATTGCTCCACCATATTGTGAAACTGCTGTTTTTTGCACAATAGGTTTTGGATTTTTAATATGTTGTATTGCATGACTATCTAGTGAAACTGCTGCTATCTCTATTGCCAATGGAAAATCATTAGAATCAATTGATCCGATCTTGCGAATATACTTCAGGCATTCATTTCTAGATTTATTATATAGCAATTGTTTTTCTATCTCAGATGATCTAGTTTTTTCTGGTAAGTCATTCAATAATTTATTAGTCAATGCTTTGGAATCTTTCCATTTATCACGTGTGGCTTGTACTTTAGGTTGATGTACATCACCTAAGGCCATATCACGTAGTTGAGCAGGATCTAACCCGGTTTGTCGTTTAAATTCATCTACTGTTAAACTTCTATCTTTCTGATCAAACATTTCGAATTTATCTGTGTCTTTATGTACGGCTATGGCCCACATACCGCCGGTTGATTTATTAAAGCAATATATTAGAGTTACTTGTCTATTATAAAAATATTGTTCAAAATAACTTTGATGTACTTTTGTAGTACACCAATCTGAATTTTTCCCATGAAAACAACTGGCATCTTTATCAAGTGGAATTACTATAAACCATTGAGCATTATCAACTAAATTAATACTTTGTCCGGGTAATTTCTTTTTTTCAATTTGAGATTTACTGGGTACGGCTGCTGCTTGATTGACAAATTGGCTAAACTTATCCCAACCTTGTTTTGCCCACCAGTCTATGTTCTTTTGATTAATGTCTTTTATTTGATTGCGTGTAACTAATTGTTTGAAGTCGGCTATAGTTTTTTGTACAGAGGCTGTGTCGGCACCTGCTTGTATAAAAGCAGCTTGTGCTTGTGGATAACCTTCTATTAGATAACGGAATTCATAATAACGCATTAGTTATTTATTATTTTTTAAGGTCACTTATGTAGTCGCAAATGCCCAAGGCCAATGCTTCTTCTGCTGTAAGCCAAACATCACTAGTGGGCAGTAGTTGCGATTTAATAGTGGCTTCATCTAAACCTGTAGTTTCACGATAATGTTCCACCATACGTTCATTGGCTAAATTAAATTCTTTGGCTATGGAAAATAATTCGTGGTGTTTGCCTTCGGTATATGCTGAATATTGATGACTTAATATACTGGTATTGGGAGTTAATATTCTACGACCCCGAGTACCGGCTAAAAATATCAGCAATCCAGAACTGGCAATTGTACCTAAGCCCACTGTTTTAATTGGTATGGAGCTGCTACGCATGACATCAATTAGGGCAAATGCATGATCCATACTGCCACCTTCGCTGCAAATCATCAATAATAATTCTTTACGTTTTTTCTTTGCCGTATGATTGGCACAGAGTATCCATTCAACAATGGGTTTGATAGTTTCATTATTCACTTCATCCATGAATACATACATACCCGAATCTTGTAATAATTGTCCAGGTTCTTTGCTACTGATGTCTGCTTCTGAGATAGTTGATGTCATATTTGCTCTGCTAGGTTAACTGCATATATTTTACTGTAGATCGGGCCAACAGCAAATATTTATGGCACATATCATGTGACAAAATTTAAGCAGAACACTTGGCTGCTGGCACTAATTTCAATTGTACCTTGCTGGCCAATTTCAATTGTTCGGCAGAAGTTTTAATTTGAACCGCAGAATTCATATAAAAATTACCATTCACGGCTACGTTATTGGGACTTATAGGAGAAACGGTAACAAAATACCCACCACGTACATGCCCGTTTTCCACATGATCCAATTCAGGCCAATGAAAACATTGTTTAACCACCACTTGACCCTGTAGTGAACTTAGAGTAAGTTCAATTTGAGGCTCAGATGATATCATAACATCAATTAAGGCCTGTACTTTGGCAGCATCGGAAAACTGCAATACTATGCCTGATATATTGACATTCGATATGATACCGTTGCAATTGATTCTGCATAGGTTGTAACTGGAATTTTGGGCAGTGGCTTGATATGCTGCCAACAGTGAATTGATATATTTAGAATCCCAGCTTAATCGAAAAGGAATTTCCACTAGGCCGTTACGTTCGTCATCAAAGGATATACGTGCTGGCTTTAGCTCAATATTCATTCCCATTCGATAAAAATCATTTAACACAGTGCCAACTAGTCTGTCCCCTTGCTCTCGTTCATACTGGAACGATGACAAATTAACAGCAGCTTTGGCTCCTTCTAAATCACCTGCGGCTGAGCTTTCATGTAGCAGACGATTGGCAAGAATACTTTTCTTAATCCATACCTTCATTGTTGTACGCGATGCGTTATTGGCATCGTATGTTTGATCAACTATAGTAAATTGAGTTATGTATCCGGATGCATAGGAAATAATTTCATCACGAGTTAACCGTGCATCATTTACCACTGTTTCGGATGCCAGTACAGAACCCACAGCCTGTTCCACTGCCAATCTAAATCCATTTAATTTGGATTCTTCTACGGTACGGCCCACACCCACAACTTCTATATAGTAAACTGGATCGGGATTTTCAGTAAGCCAGCGTCCAATAGTGACGATTGTGCCAAATGGAACTTGTGCTACTATGGGTAATATTTGAGCCTGGCTCACTGAAGTCAGTAAAGCCAGAACTAAAGATGCAACGTATCTTAACATGATATTACATATTCATCATACGGCCAATTTCAAGGCGCGATGAATTATGTTTTTTATCCCAACGCATCACAACCTTGACAGCTTTGCCACCATCGATAATGCCACCTTCTTTATAGTACAGCCCTGAGATAATACCTCGATTGGATGCAATGATGGTGGTACGCAGTCGGTTGGCAATACGTGCCGCATTGTTACGCAGTGTTTGAGATTGATCATCAACCTGTTCGTTCTCAATTCGATTACGTGCGTCATCATCTGTAGCCACTAGTTCGTCGACAGATTTCTCTTCGTTGTTTTTAGATTTCTTACTAGTGGATAATTTATTATCTACATTATCTTGTGCATGTTCTAAATTTTCAGAGATCATAACAACCGAAGTTTTGGAAATAATAGTTTCTTTATGAATAAAATCATTTAGGGATTTTTTAGCTTCCAGTTCAGCGATACGATACGCTTCACGTCCTGCATTATGTGAACCTCCCCACGTGGCTGCATAGCCCGTAACTTCGATGGCTACAATACGTCCTTTAAGATCGTAAATAATTTTTACACCATCTTTCTTAAATTCAGACATGGCCAAACGTTGGTCAGCAATAGCACCACGAGCATTATCACCCTGTGCCTCAGAGTCAGCTGATGCAGTTTCACTTGAGTCGTCACTGTCATTATATCTAGTAGCATCTTCTTGAGTTGACTTTGTATCATATGATACAGTATGTTTTTGTGGTGCTGATGTACAGCCAGTGATTAGTGCAAATACACCAACTGTTAATAACATTAAAATACGTTGTTTCATAATAAACCTTTATAGTTAAGTGAAAAATTGTTTTACTACTACAAGACATTATACTATCGAATAGTCGTAATGTCAACCAAAATTTATTGATTAATTTCCGCGTGCATACTTTCGTGGACTATTGAATTCTTCAAAAGCTGCTACACCTGCGCGATTACCTGCATCGGCTCCGATAGTTTCAGCTTCTACTCTACTTGCACCGCGAGCTCGTGCCTGTGCCATGGCCTTTAGTCTTGCACGTTGTTGAATTTCTCTAAAATCATGTCTTTCATATACCGCAACAGATTCCTGTGTTACAGCATGATACTCAGGAGTTGAACTGCATCCTGCCAAAGACACAATAGCAACGCTTACCGCTAAAATTAAAATACCTGATTTCATGTCAAGTTCCTTGATTGATTAATGGAAAAAAATTATTACTACTATATTATACTCAAAATCAAGCCAAATGTCAATCAAAAAAAAGCCCTTTGTTGTATAAGGGCTTTTTGTATCAGGGATATACTAATTATTAGGCAGTTTTGTCAAAACTCTTAGTAAACTTTGTTGTGTTATCTTTAACTACGTCAACAACAGTTTTCAAAGTTTCTAAATTAGTTTTGGCAAACTTAGCATTAGCTTCTGTCAACTTTGTCAGTGCAGATGCCAATTCCTTTGGTTGTACATATCCAATCATGTAGGACATGTTTTTTTCAGCTTGATCAATCATTTTAATTGGATCAAGTACTTCATTAAGTGTTTTCATAAATTCCATAGTGAACTCCTAAATTAAGCGAGCTTTTATGTTAGCCCGACCCATTCGGCACTAACTGTTCTCTATCTTATTTATATTATATTGCAACTGCACATTTTTGTCAAGTAGTTTGAACAATATGATTAATAATTATAGTAACGAATAGTAGCTTTGGCAGCTGCCATTCTTGATTCCACAAATACTTCCCAAATGTTTTTCAAGAATTTTTTCATTATACTAATCCTTTGCTTGTGGCACGTTCAAATGCATTTGCCCAGTGCTCAACATCTGCATGATTAACCGGGTGTTTACTTACAATGAACGCTTCTAAACGTTGGCCGTAAGTTGGTGTTGCGAATAGACTTGTGATCCATTTTAAAAAAGTTTTCATTTTGTGATTTCCTTATATTAGTACTTCTACTAGTATTTATTTATGTGCGGCTGCACATAATTAGTAATTATACTATGTTCTTTCAAGATAAACATAAATAATTTTATGAATAGTAGAGAATACGCTAAATTTAAAAGAACTTTTGTTGGTCCTATATTGCCTAAAAGAATTAAAAAAGAAAGAGGTATAGGAATGCTTCCTTCTATGCCAGCTATTAAGCCTCCAAGATCTGATTGGAAAAATGGTATAGCTATGACAATACCAGGTGTAAAATTAATCGATGCTGATAGTGTGAAATCTGGAAATAAACCAACTAATGACTGGCGTTGTGCAAGATATGGAATAAACTTAAAATCATTTGTCACACCGAAGTGGGCAGATAAAAATGCCATTAAAGAATTTTATAAAGAAGCCAAAAGGCTAACTAAAGAAACAGGTATTGCCTATCACGTTGATCATATTGTGCCACTAAGGCATCCTTTGGTATGCGGTCTCCATGTAGAGAATAATCTTCGTGTCATTCCTTATTTTGAAAATAATCAAAAATCAAACTACTTTATTGTAGAATAATTATAACTATACGTCAAAAGAGTTAAATATAATATAACAGGAGAGCATTATGCTATTAACATTTATTAAGCGTGTATTTGGAATTAAAACTGTAGATACTACGCCAGCAGCACCATATAAGATTGAACCACCCATTGTAGTAGAAGGGGTCAAGGTTACTATTGCACCAGCGGTAGTTGCAAAAGCAGCAGACCTAGGTATTGATACTGTTGCTGAAGTAAAGTCAGCAGTGACAAAAGCTAAAAAGTCATCCGTAAAAAAGACGGCTGCAAAAAAAGCTCCGTCTGAAAAGAAACCAGCTACAAAACGTGCTAAGAAAACTACTGAATAATCAGCATACGAATTAATCCAATTGAATCAATAGTGACCAAAAAGACGGAGTTTGCCATTAGACCGAAGCTCCGTCTGGTCCAACATGCCCATCCACTTGCGCAACACCCGCTAATAAAAATCATATAAAGTGGTACAATAGGAATATTAGGCGCAGTAAAAGCAAATATCAGAGCACTAACTACAGAACAGGTCCAAGCAAATACTTCCGCGAGAAATCTCGTTCGATTACTGTTCCAATCTTGTTTAATATACTGCCAAACTGGCGTGATCCATTCCATTTTTCATTTGCTCATATAATGTATAACTAGATAGATTTTTACCTTTTGATTCACACATGATATCAAATTGATCTAAAAATCCCAAAGCCCAAGTGTTAACAGCACGATTCCAATAAAAATCACTATGCGCCCTAAGTTTCTGTTTTTTGTGTCCAGATTCTAATAATGATTTGTAATCAGGTAATGTGGTTACGTCATGTCCAGGAAGCCAATCTTCGCGGCTTACAGAATAGTGCATAGTAGGCCTAACACCACGCCAGCTATCCAGCACACGTTGTACGCGATCATCCCCAGTTGCGAGGTATTCGCCCTCACGACACCAATGGTGATGGACGTCAAGAACAATAGGCACGATATCACTGATAGTAAGACAATCATCTAATCCCCAAGCGTTTTCTTCGTTTTCAATAGTAATGGTATTACGGGCTTCGGGGCTAAGGCGTCCCAATACACGCCTGATTCCTTCTGGCCCTTGCCGCCCAGCAATGTGGACGTTGATTTTAAAGTCTTGGAATTTTTGGCCGTAGCCCATCCATCTAGCCATGTCTGCATGATATTCAAACTCCTCTATTGATCTAGAAACAATGTCTTCACTATCTGAAGCCAAAACTGTGAACTGGCCAGGATGAAAGCTAAGACGCACCCCACGCTCACGAGCCAACATGCCAATTTTAGCAAACGCCTGTTCAGCATAATGCCTAACGTCAGACTGACACCAAAAATAACTCCAATCCCGGTGAGTATACACTGGTAGGATATCACTACTAATACGAACCATGCGAAGCTGCTCATCTAATTCACTTACCCTTTTAACTAGTTGATAGGTTGACTCAATGTTTTGAGTCATTAAATCCCATAGCTTTTGTTCAGCAACTACTTTAGATTGGCGACTAAGCCAAGCTACTGTAGTTCCACCTGTGTTGTACTTCTTAGCATCGTCTGTTGCTTTAATGCCATTAACTTGTTCTGGAGTATCAATCCATTTACAAGCGAATCCTAGTTTACCTTTCATGTGGATCTTCTAAGTAAGGTGCAAAAATAAAATAAAACCAAGTACGATCTTTTTCTTCTTTGAAATTAAATCGTACTCGGAATCCGCCGTCATAGTCCCATTGCTTGCCACGTTCGCCTAAAGTTTGTCTACAATATTTAACCATTTTTCCCAACTGGTCTAAGTTGACTGGATGTTTAGAAAGTAAAGTAAGCAAGTTCTTTTCTAATTATACAATCATTATTCGCCGATTGCAATCGGGCTAACAATAACACGTGGTTCCATAAACACAGGGGATGGTTTACCAGTTTTGCCATCAACACACAATATCCATGTACCATCCGCCGATGCAGGACTATATAGGCCGTTTGGATCGGCTTGTGGCAGTACATAAACTGAACCTCCGTCATATGTTCTTTGTGGCATTTGTGGATTGGTATATTGGGTCGCATAGGGTAATCCGTACCCGACCGAATTACAAATCTTGTGTAGTTTTCCGTTCATGTCAACAATGTAAGTTGTTGTTGCTACATTTTGATCACGCAATTCCATGATATCTTTCATCATACGCTTTTCAGCAAAGTTTACGATGGCTGGCATACCCACTGTTTGCATTGCTTGCAGGCTTAATTCTGCTTGTTTTTTGCGTTCAATCGATGTGCCACTTGGTTGTTGTACATCGCATCCGGCTAATACCAAAGCCATGAAGAATACTGCAATTAGTTTTAATTTCATTTCAAATTCCTTATTCGGTAACGTTGATTTGTTTGACTGCATTTTCGTAAATACGATTATACACACCTTTGAATACTTTCTTAACTAGTGTTTCGATCCCATTAATTATATCCCCACACAGATTTTCGATCAAGCTAAACGGCCATATAATGATCCATGCTGCAATGGCGTTAAGCATATTACTTGGATGATAATTACTAATCCGATCCATTCGATGATTCATTTCCTTCATGGATTCAATCTTAGCAACGATAAATCGTTTGTAACGATAAAAGCTCCATACAATTCCAACTACTAGATATGCTCCAGCATACATCGCAACTTGGATTAGTGGCATCTTAAAGTAAAAGAATCCCAATACAGCAGCAGCAAGTGCCCAAAATACCGCAAATCCTCTAGATTCACAATGTTCACTCCACACGCCAAAGATACAAAATGCTACTAGTACTTGCCAGGTAATAAACCAAGTGGATGCAAAAAGCACAAATGTTTCAACCATGATTAATATCCTGATTTAAGTTGATTATAAAAATTACGAAGATTTGGTGGCATACGATCTTGTGGATATACGCTAAAACGATGCAATACAATAGCACGAAGTGCTTGTTTTTTATCTGCATCACCGTTGACATATTCCATCTGGAGATTTTCCAGATCACGAATCATACCATCATTATATTGTTCGCTTTCTTTGAACACCATATTATCTACAGCACGATATTTTGGTGCAAGGAATTTGTACATTTGATATCCGCCAAAGCTGATACCGAAAAGTAGCAGTGCTCCTAAGATAACACTGCCTAAAATTGCTAACATATCTTTAAACATTTTGAGACCTCCTTAGTCATCATAATGTTATAATACTGTCTTATTTGTTATTTGTCAACTACCAAGAATAGCCAAAACGTTTTCGAAAGTATCTTGCTCAAGATTTGGTAAGGTTAATAGATCTTGTCGAATGTCAGCAGTGTGATCTATCAATATCCACTGTACGTGGGGGGTTGATTTTATAGCTTGGTGTACTAATCCTAAGTAATTATTGGCTTTGACTTCTTCTATTTTATCAGCAGTCGATGGGGGATTTTCCCAATTGAATCCCATTAATAATACAACATCACAAATACTTGCAGCTAAATTCATAGCTACCAATTCATCTTGATTTTTAACATTGTGTCCCATGAAGTCGCCTTCATATAACTTAACTCCTTGCGGACGTCCTAGTGTCAAATATGTTGAGTTAGCGATATAAAAATTGCAGTTGGCTTGAAAAGCTCTTTTGATCAATTCCTGTGCTTTTGATATATCATGACAAACTACATTATCAGTATTATATGCTCGCCATGTTTTCCAGGAGCCCCAGAATGCCCCGGCACTTTTCATTCGATCGATATCAATATCGGGATCTAAAATAAGATTATCAGCAAGAATCCATTGTATATTCATGCTATTACTTATTCATTAATTAGATTATGAAAAAAATAACTAAATATTTGTATAGGAGATAGATATGGATGATTTTTTCAAGCATGATCCGCGCATAGAAGAAGGAACACCTTTGCGCGATTTAGAGAGAAAATTACATTGGGTTATGTTTCAATTGGCGCAGGCTGGATTGGCTTTGGATTTAAACGGTAGTTCATATTCGTTTCCGGACGATTTGAATGTGATAGATATACAGAACGATTCCATGGCAGTGGCGATTCACGAACAGCACGATCTAGGGTTGACTGCGGGATGCGGGGCTTTACAAAATAACCAACAGTAATCATGAGAGCGAATGAATTCATAAATGAAGCAATCAAGCAGAGACTTGATGCACATTGCTGGAAAGGCAAGCATAAGACTGGCACCAAGATCAAAGGTGGAGTTAGGGTCAACAACTGTGTACCCAACGAAAGTATAGAGGAAGACGGCGCCTCAGCCCAGCAAGCAGCTATTGCGGTTAATAATGCGAAAAAAATAGAATCAAATGTAGATTTTTGCCAAAATCTACTGGAAATTCTTAAGAAAAAATATCCGCAGGGTAAATTTCAGTTAAGAGGCGATGGGGTAGAAAGCGAGAATGGTGAGTTAACTGTTATTGGCGACGCATTAATCGAAGACGGATATGTCGGAGTGTACCTATGGGATGTTGTTACCGGCCCGTATAAAGGTGTATTAGAATTGGCTATCAAACAAACGACAGAACAATTGATGCAAAATGAGCCAAACCTGAAGCCGGCATTATTTATAGGGGGTAATAATGAAAATCCAACAGCATGGTCGCATATTGCAAGCAAACTGAATTACAAACTAATTAACGACGACGAAATGACTGAGGCAGCCAATGCAGCCCAGCAAGCAGCTATTGCGGTTAATATGAAAAAGCAACATATAAAACCCAAGCAGGTAACAGAAGATGAGCAATTTGACCAGATAGAATCCATGGTTGATTATCTCGCCGAAGAAGCAGGAGTTGATTCTGATACAATTTGGGATTTATTAGAATCTGCATCAGATGAGGAATTATTAGCCGAGGCAGCAGCCTGGCAAAAATCATCAGGCAAAAATAAAAATGGTGGGCTAAACAAAAAAGGTGTAGCCAGTTATCGGCGAGAACATCCTGGTTCGAAATTGCAAACTGCCGTAACTACTAAACCCAGTAAACTTAAAAAGGGCAGTAAAGCAGCTAAACGTCGTAAAAGTTTCTGTGCTCGTATGAAGGGAATGAAGAAACATCGAACTGGGTCGAAAACAGCGCATGATCCTAATAGCCGCATCAATAAATCGTTGCGTAAATGGAACTGCTAGTGTAATAAAATAGCAATAATAATATACTGCTATATCAATAAATAAATGCAATCGGACATACCAATAGAATGTCACTGGAACTCGTAACCAGTTTTTAATTCATTTTTTTATTAATATAAATAATATTTTAATGCACAAATGCTATGTCAGCACAACGGAGATTTAATTGAAGAATGATAAGCTGTATATCGTAACCTGCGTATTTAATCCGGAAGGTTATCAATCTAGGTACAGGTTATATCATAATTTTGTAAACTACATGAAGCAATTCAAAAATATAGAACTATGGACAGTAGAACTTATTTTTGAGGGACAAAAATTTTCAGTAACTGATGCCGATTGTAACCACCATATACAACTTACAACTGATGAAATACTTTGGTATAAAGAAAATTTATTGAATATTGGAATAAATCATTTACCAGCGGATGCCAAATATATTGCTTGGATTGATGCTGATGTACATTTTGATAATGACACATGGGTCCAAGATACTATAGATGCATTAGATAACCATCCGTTTGTACAAATGTTTGAACAGGCTAATGACTTAGGGCCAGACGGTGAAATCATTAGCACTGAAAAAAGTTTTATAAATCGTTGGGTCAATAATGATTGGAATCCTAAAAAACGTGGCCGATCAGGCTTAGCATGGGCTGCTACACGAACTGCATTAAATCACACAGGTGGGTTAATAGACTGGGGTATTGTTGGATCTGGTGATTGGTTTATGGCATTTGCACTTACTAGACAAATTAAAGATTCTAGTTTAGATAGCAAGAGCGGCGGATATAGTAGTGCAGCAATACAGCAGTGGGCTGATAAATGTGAAGAATGCGTAGCTGGAAATGTAGGGTATGTACCAGTCACAATAAATCATAATTGGCATGGTAAGAAAAGTAATCGTGGTTATAACTGGCGTTGGAAAATACTTAGCGAAAACAAGTTTAATCCTATCGAAGATCTAGGATATCGGGATAATGGGTTAATTAAACTTAGAGCAAATAAACCTAAGTTACTAGAAGATATTAAAAGTTACTTTCATTCTAGAGACGAAGACGATAATGAAAAATAAACTGCAAATTTTTTAATCAGCTACTTAAAACCACAACCAAATTCCCTGACTCATTAAGAATACTCCTATTCCTGCCACGACAAAACTTCCCCAGAATAGTGTCATACTAACAGCTAATATACTAGCTGATAATAAAACAATACTTAATTGAAATGCAGTTGATGCATAATTAGTCCAAGGTGATTTCTTTTTGGCTTCGTCACGATCATTCTCTAGTTTAATAGCATGTGCCATTAAATCACGTTTTCCCTCAACTGGTTCCGTTTCATATCGTTCAATACGTGCAGTTAATTCTTTAATACGCACATGATCCTGAGATTTAACGGCACTGTCAAGAGCATATTCGGCTAGGGTTTGTTTTAGTGCTTTTGCTTGATAGAAACTCCAAGTATCGTTGGCTTTGATAGTATTGTTAAGTATTAAGCTGCTATATCCATTACTAAAATAAGTGTTGACTGCCAGCAATAAAGCAAATACATTGATTACCATACCTGCTTTATCTTTAATTTTTGCTTCGCGCTCGCTACGACTACCTTTTGCAGGCGGAGTCATAATATCATTTTTATTTTTTCTTGTTATCATGGATAAAACTGTATCTATCAAAGCCATTTTTTAAATCCTTTAGTTAACAGTATTTATTGTTAAATGGTTAAGATTTGGCTATTACATAAGTCCAATTATCCGTTGGTTCTTGTTCCCTAAAACTAACTATACGATTTTTTAATATTTCATAAAATGAATCAATTTCTTTTCCCCATCGTCCTATTAATTGATCTAGTGCCTGATTACAAAAATCCCAATTACGATTTCGATAGTTTAAAATTAAATCAGCGTGTAATTTTTTAAAAATTTCAACTCCTGCTAACTCCTCAAGTGGCACAGTTTCTAATACGCAATATGTATTAATAGGATCGCTACTTTTAATGGTTATCATATCTAACTCAAGTACAATGTATTTTTCTTGTATTTTTGTTGCTTCTGCGGTGCCGAAAATTATATTCATGATGTATCTCCTGTTAAATAATTATCATGAATACACATCCACCCACAAAAAAGATACACTTAAATGAATTTTACTTTTGATCTCATAAGCGATTTGCATCGCGAAACTTGGCCTGATTTCGATTGGCAGGGGCAACCAACTTCACAATATTGTATAGTTGCTGGAGATATAGCAAGAGATCGTTCTCTTGTAGTTGACACATTAGAACAACTGGGACAAGTTTATACTGGAGTATTTTATATTGATGGAAATGAAGAACATAAAAATCATATTGAAAATTTAAATCGAAGTTATACTGAATTAGCTGAACTTATCAAGCCAATAAAAAATGTAATTTATACGCAAGATAATATTGTAATTATGAATGGACTAGCTATAATAGCAACTAATGGATGGTGGAGCTATGATTTTGACCCGCATTTAGATTTAGATCAATCAGTGGCATGGGCTCAATATAATGATAATATGAGTCAGACAGATGCTATAAACATACACGGAGTGTCATATCGAGATGCTGGCTATATAAACAACAGTATCTCTAAATTACAAACTTACAAGGATGTAAAGTCTATAATTGTAGTTACACATACTGTACCTATTCCCAGTATTATACAACATGATTTAGAATTAATTAACTCTTGGAAATTTAATACTATGGGAAACAGATATATGCAAACTGTACTTCCAATGGATCTAGAAAATAAAATAAAATTATGGTGTTTTGGCCATTATCATAGGCCCATAGATACTGTTATTGATGGAATTAGATATGTAAGTAATCCTCGTGATAACGAGGATACACTATATTCACAATCTATGTATTATCCAAAACGTATTACTATACAAATTTAATCGGTTTCGGGTTCCAGTTTAACTTGTAAAGGCATGTTTACTCTGCGAGCCGACATTGTAACTTCGACACCTTTTTGTTCTGCAATTTCATAAGGCAATACAGCCACTACAGCTGATCCTGCTTCATGTATATCTTGAGTAATTTTTACAGCAGTATCAGTATTATAGTCGAAAACTTTTATTAAAGATTCAACTACAAATTCCATTGTTGTGCCGTTATCATTTAAATATATAACTTTAAATAGTGGCGGTTCTTTAAGCTCATGATTGACATCAATTTTTGTAATTATATCTTGCTGTGACATACCAGTTCCTTATGATTGTTAAGTACGGGACAACATATCCCGTACTGTATTTACTAAATTACATTGTATTATGATTCGTATGTGATTGCAATTGATTTAGGTTGCAGAGCATCTGGAATATTACGTACTAACTTAATAGTTATGATACCGTTTTTCGATGAAGCACTTACAACTTCTACATAATCAGCTAGGCTAAATGTACGTATAAAATTGCGGGCACTGATGCCTTTGAATGAATATTCATGTCCTTCAGGCAACTCTTTATCTTGTTTTGTGCCATTGACAATAAGAGTATTGTCTTTAACTTCTACATTAACCTCTCCCTCATTAAATCCGGCAGTTGCTACTTGAACTTCAAAAGTATTGTCGCCTGTTTTAATAATGTTATATGGGGGATAATTAGTGCTGTCGTTACTGTGTCGATCCATTTGATTTAAAATACGATCAAATAATTGATCTACACCAATAGAGTTACGATAGAATGGATTGAGATCCATGGTAGTGATTTTTGTCATTGTTTTCTCCTTTAATTAAACGAAGTGACATAGTGTAAGCCCGACCATCGGCACCTACAACAGTATTTATTATACTGTAAAATCATTAACTATATATATTATTTGGCAAAATTAATATAATTTTTTTGGAAGTTCTTGTGAACGAAGTTTCTTGCGCCAACGTGATTTAGCTGCACCTTTTTTTCGTTTACGTTCTGTTGTGGGTTTTTCAAAAGTTTCTCTTGCTCTTAGTTCATCGAGTAATCCAGAGTCTTGAATTTTCTTCTTAAATTTTCTTAATGCTCGTTCTACGTTATCATCGCTGACGATTACGGTGTGTCCATAAAGTTTCATTCATTCTCCTGTGCAAGTGTCACTGGAGTATTTACTAAATTTAACGTAATTGCTACTGATAATATACTTTGTTTGCGATATTTTGGCAAATCAAACATGTGTGGAAGTAGTATACGTTCTAATTCCGTATGCAAACCACGGGCACCTGTTTTAGTCTTAAGTGTGCGTTCAGCAATTAAATTAAGAGAATCTTTTTCAAAATTAAGATCGACCCCATCTTGACTAAACAACCATTGATATTGCCCTACATAATTATGTTTAACCTCTGTTAAAATACTGATCAGTTGATCTTTACTAAGCTCTTCTAAATTTACCAAATTACTAAATCTTCCCACAAACTCAGGAATCATACCATATTTAACTAAATCATCTGGCATAGTGTTAACAGTTTCATCTGCATCATCTTTAGTGAGTTCGGCACCGAACCCCATCGCAGTGCCACGTACACGATTTTTTATAATTTTATCGAGCCCAACAAATGCACCCCCGGCAATGAATAAAATATTAGAAGTATCAATTTCTACTGTGGTTTCAGTTCTACGTGAATTAGTTGGACTAATTTTAATTTTAGTGCCTTCGATTAATTTTAGTAAAGCCTGTTGTACCCCTTCTCCCGACACATCTCTACTAACAGTGGCACTTTCACTTTTGCGAGCAATTTTATCTATTTCGTCTAAAAATATAATACCACGCTGTGTTTTTTCAACATCTGAATCAGCATTTTGATATAGTCTCATTATTACTGAATCAACATCATCCCCAACATACCCTGCTTCCGTTAGTGTAGTAGCATCAGCTATGGCAAACGGAACATTTAAATATTCTGCCACTGTTTTAGCCAACAAAGTTTTACCTGTTCCAGTAGGACCAACCATTAAAATATTAGCTTTATCGATTTCGTTATCACTATTGCCAATACGTTTGTAATGATTAGTAATTGCTACTGATAACACTATCTTAGCATTATCTTGCCCTACAACGTATTGATCTAAATAATTTTTGATATCTTGTGGATTTGGTATGTCCATCATAGTAGCAGATTTTTCTGTGCTTTGTTTATTTTTTAATAATTTGTCACAAAATTCGATACATCCATTACAAATAGCAACATTGTGTCCAACTATTAATTTCACTACTGAATTTTTATGTTTGCCGCAAAATGAGCAGTGATTAATTTTTTCAGTCATATTATCCTAGGTCAGATGTATTCTTGAGTTGTAATGCAATACGGTCGCGTTCAGCATCGCTCAACAGATCAGGATCATATTCTCCTGTTCCAATTTTTTCAATTAGATGATTGATATACGCATCATCGTATATATAGCTGTCACTTAAATTTTTATTTACTTTTATCCATTGACTACCATTGTATTTGTAAAGCATGCTTGGTAAATTATCTACACGAAGGAACATATCACTTTTCTTTGCAGATTTAGGAAATTCAACACCGAATCCTTTTAATTCGCCAACATTAGGATCATTGTCAGCTTCTAACCCCAACTTGAGAGTAATCAAATCTCTATCGCTTAAATTAAGTCCATCTACATGACTTGGATGATCCCAAGGTAACTCTGTTATTTTTCCTGCATTATATTGTTCAATATATTCTCTGTATGTTTTGTCTAGGTTATTTGTTTTCCAAACTTTCATGGCATGTTGTTGCAATTCATTACCATAAGGTTTTATATCTTCATATATTTCTTCCGGAAATAATGAATCTTTGGCAATCAATTCATCTGCAGGTAGTTCGTTTTTTACTAGTTCTTTAATCTGTTCAATTTGATCATCAGTTAATGGACCATCATCAGGTTCATACGCTGGTAAGTTGGTTACCGTTGACCCTTTTGCAGTAGCAGGATCTTGAGTTTCAAAAACAACAACTTCGGGGTCTGCATAAAATTCTTTAATTTTTTCGTTCAATTCTGTATACATGTCTTGTTGCGCTGTATCAGATACTGTCGTTGTTTCAATATTATTAATGCTAGATATTAAATTAGCATTTTCTTGTTGCAATTGATTATTGTTATCTGTAAGATTTTTAATCAATTTATCGTAGTGATCGGCATCAATTTTAGATTCATCTAGCTTTTTTCTTTTTTCACGTTCCCAGTCAAACGCCTTGGTACCAGCTAATAATAATGTGATGGCAAGTGGGTCAAACACTGATACAATCAATATGATTACCCAGCGAACAGCTTTCTCTAGTAAATTAGTGTCAGGGTTATCGCCATATATCAACGCCGCAATATATTTAATTGGACCAACTTCAGCTTCTACTTTACGCAAGTCCTTAGATATTACAGCTTTTTGTTCATTGAGTTTTGCGATTTCAGTCTGCGCCTGGCCAATATCAGTCGCAAGTTTCGTACGATCTTTGGCTTGTTGTTGTCTAAGTGTGTTGGCATTACGTGCACCTTGTTCGGTTTTACTACGTGACAACACTTCATCAACTGAGCCATCCATTTGAGTAAGAACTTTACGTGCTGCATTGATATTCTCCCGTTGAGTTTGAATTTTAGTATCTATTAACTCTATTTGAGCTGCGATATCGCCTGTTGGTACTGCTTGATCTGAATGTGCTTTTGACAAGAAACCAAATACACCCATTGATGTCATTACCATTAAAACACATACTGAAAATGACAAATATAATTTATATTGTAGTTCAGCTTCTTTCCAATACTTATGTAACCATAATGTAGTTATAATTTTGCCAAACTCAAGAGATCCGCCGAGTATAACTATGGGCCAATAGGCAGCAGAAAATATGGCAGTTAGCCCTAAAATTGAATATATTGCCGCCGAAATACTGATTGCGATTGCCGTAAATAAAGTTATTAATCCAAATATCATTTAATTATTTAGCTCCAAGTTCTGTGTACTTCTTCTACCCATTCGATGCCGTCATACCCGGCTATGCGCCATTTGACCCCAGCAGGGACTTCTACAATCTTTAGTTTAGCAAATCTACCATCAGCTTTGCTACCTAATTGGCGAACTACATTTACTAGTGCAGGATCATCTCGAGCAATGTCGTTTTCATGCCATTGCGAACCATTTACTATAATACTGTGACCGTACCAATTTTCAGTATCACGATCTCGGTTCGAGGTAGTTGTATAATCGATTCCAGCTAGCTGTAAATAAAGATATCTAGCTTCTTTACTAAGTCCAAACCCACCATGCTGGGAATTAATTACGACATATTGTATACCACGCAAATGACGTATTAATTCGTCGTGATCATGATTTTGATTTGACATTGCGCTTGGGTTTAATATATTCTTCTACTGATATAATAGCACCGCGAAAATACCAGTCGCCACCTAACATATCCCCAGGTCGACCTTTGACTACTCGAAAACTTGTGCCGGGTCGATTCTTTGCATCCAGCTGGAATTCATGAAATTCTTCAGGGGTCAGTATATATTCTTCTACTGGACCTGATGCAGTTGCATCGGCATGCGCTAATTCTAATTGTTCGAAAATGTTAAATTTTCGTCGTTTTACTTTCATTAGTAATTTTCCTTCACAATATAATATTGTGGTTTAGGATATTTCTCTAGGATCTTTTCTTCCTTGATATATTTGTTCATTACTGGGGCGGTAAAAAATAGTTTATCAAAAACTTTTTTATTGGTGCCGGTTTCTACTACGGTTAAATACCACGATTTCACAGCCATGTAATTCCCTTTAAGATTAACTACGTTTTGGTACAAAAAAATATTTTGCAGTTGTCGATTGATGTTCTATTTCTGTTAAGAAACGTTCTTTAAATTGCTCGACATAAGCTTCTGCTGCCTCTGTAGGCAGATTACCGACTGGTACGTGAATAATCAAAGTCTCGCCATCTTTTATTTCTGGTAATAGTTCAAATTCATATTTTTGTGTCATTTTACTTTCCTTTTTATAATTTCTCACCGGGTTCAAATCCTCGGAATCTAACAAACCTTGGAAACCTAAGGCTATACGTTCCGTCTTGATTTTGAGTTACGGCATCTGCTGCTACTTCCACTACATTACCCATTAGGGTGTCCCTGTTAAGCCAATATTCATCTCTATCGGCATCAGATAATCCACTTCCAACATTAACTTTAATATCTCTACCATCGTCAACACCTTCACATATTATAGCACCAAGTCTACCTAAATTGCGACCTGTTCCTTCTTCAAATCCAACTATATTTAAGTCTACACTGATAACAGGTTTCCATTTCATCCAGAAGCTTGAACGTTTACATTCATATGGGGCATCAATATCTTTAATCATAATGCCTTCAAATCCAGCCAATACGGCATCATTGGCATAGCGTTTTAGTTGATTATGACCCTCACATGTATCAAGGTCAACTTCGATGCCGTCCATTATGTTAATACAATCAGTAGTGTCAAATACAGGACGTAATTTTTCCAATATATCTAAACGTTTGTGTTGCTGTGTATTCCAATAACCTCGTTCAAAATCTGCCAGCGGAATGTAATCAAATACATTATACACCATATCAGCAGAGTCAACATTGGTTTTGCGTTGTGCCTGTTTCATCAACGCCTGGAAGCTGGCACCGATAACTTCACCATCTAATACATAGCTTGTACCCGGCATTTTATTATAGGAACAATCGTCGATAGCTTTGGCAATATGTGGGAAATTGTCGAATGGTTTACCATTACGACTAAACAATCGTACTCCTGTACTAGATACCACAGCCAATACTCTTACGCCATCTAATTTCTGTTCCAAGCGTTTACGACCTTTCATTTTAGCTACATGTTTATTTGAATCCGTTGCTAATTGACATTCAAATACAGGAATGGCCCATTCAGTCTTGCCTAAAATTTTGTTCAATGTTCGTTCGGTAATACCGCATCGTAAGTCTTTAATCAACACACGGCGACATAATTGATTCCATTCAACAGAATCAAATAGTTGACTCACATCCTCAATAGCATCTCGAGCAGCATGCCCAGTTAGACTACGGGTACGCAATCCTTCCAACAACGCCCAAAACTTAGGCCAGGAATTAGGTCGATTTACTAATCCATCAGTTTCAGGAATTTTTTTAACACCGAATACATAATATGGATTGTACGCTTGGTAACAATTGAATAAAAAACATTGTGCATTGGTTGAACCTAATTTTGCTGCCATTAGGGCTTTTTCAATCACAGCTTCCTTGTGCAATCTACTGTTGTCACTTTCAAGGTCACGGATCCAATCTGCTGCCAATTTAATTCCTTCAAACCCTGTTGCACTATAATCAATTTGTGTGTTCATAATATTTAGTAATCTCGTTGTGTCATAATACAGTTATATTTTTAATAATGCCCAAGTAAAAACTTTTTCCAAGGCCTCTGATAATCCTGGATATACGCCATCTACATTATCGTAGCTAATTTCTCGATATCCTGACTGCAATTGTTGATTAATTCGAGTTCGAATCTCCCAGTCGGCACTCTCTACTATTTTATGCTGTAGATTTTTACCGCGCCGACCCCATACTATAATCCATTTATGATTTAACTGGGTATAGACAGTACCAGAAAGCATGGCAACTGCCCAGATCTTATCACTGTTGCCGTTTGTATTCCATCCGATGAATTCGTAATGCATAATCACCAACTTGAGTTGTAAAATACACGAAGTCCAAGAAAAACTTCTGCTTTGGCTTCTCTAATAAATTTTAAATCGGATTCTCGATAATAATCGTCTGCATTATTTCCAAAAAAGAATCCCTTAGTATCAGGCAATTGCCCGGCTATTACATCAGCTTCTAACCTATCAAGGTCTTCCCATGTAAGTTCTAGTTCAACACCATTAAACATATACCCAGTCTCTTCATCGGCACCTGGGTTTTTTTCTACCCAAAGTCGTTCCATCCAGCCCTGAAGATTCGGATGCTTGCGCCAGGAGGCCAATTCACGTGGCTCGGCGATCTTAGTTGGATCATCTTCTTCTTTATCATAATTCTCATCTGAATAGTAAGACTCATGCATACCAGCGTTGGTTGCGACATAAGCGTATTGATCTAATCCCATTATAACACCTTTACACGATTAAGTTGAGTACAGTCTGGGTGATGTCCTTTAACTGTGCCTTTGATTGTAATTATAGTTCCAACCACAAACGGTTCACGGTAGGTAAACAGTAATACTTTTTTTGTATCAACCGTAAGTGCGCGAATAAAAACACAGTCATATGCCGGGCTGTAAATTGATTTAATAACTTCGATTTCACATTGTACTTTTGCACCAATCTCAGCTAGCGGCGTAGTATCAGTACCCCACATCTTTTCTTCTTCCACTACACCAAGACGGTAGCTGCGGATCTGACTGGCAATGGTGGCAATTTCTAATTTATGTACTTCCAGCGCAAATTCATCCATACTAGCAGCTTTTGCTAGGTTAGATTCAAAGCCAGATAGTGGACGTTTAATAGCTGCCATCAATGTACGACCTTTGTGCCAATCACGAGCAAGTCTGCCCATTTCATAATCTGCTTCTGTAATATCTTTATTAATATAGCTAGGGTCTAGTAGACGATTTATAATCGTGCGATTAGCATCATATTTAACAACTTCGTTTTCGTACTGAGTTTCTTTAAAGTAAAATCCACCGTTAACGCGGTCAGCATAGGCTGCGGTGGCCCACACTTGGTCAGCTGGAACTAAATTAACTACAATAGGAATTTTTTTGTTCACTGATTTACGATATGTGTAAGGTGTACTACGAGCTTGAAAATTATACATAACACAACCTGATTGATTAATTATATGAATATTATAACTAACTAACAACTAATTGTCAAGCTAGTTTTGCACGATTGTAAAAAATATGTCGACCGATGGTAATAACATATTCATTTGCATCGGCCCAATTTGGTACTTTGATATAATTTGCGTGATAAAATAAACTATCCTTTAACCCGCGTACCCGGGCACCTGACAGAACATCAACTGCAATCTGTTGTGAATCTTCCCACAAATCTTTGTAGGGTTTAGGCAAATGACTTTTTATCGTCCAACTAAACTGTTTAGGTGCATATACGACCTTGCATAAATCTTTGCCCCATTTACCTGACTTCATACGATTGACAGTAACATTGGCCACTGCATACTTACCTGTACGATCTTCAATGCCGGCTTCATAGTAAATATTTTTAGTTAGACATTCTAATTCTTTGGGAGTATATACAATCGATTCTTTGATATGGATAATTTCGTCTAATTTTTCTTCAATACGATCCATTTGTCGTTCGATACGATCAAATTGACGTTCGATTTTATCTACGCGAGATTCAAGTCTTTCTATACGAGCTTCGATTTTATCCATACGTATTTCCGTATGAACTACAAAAACTGCGGCTAGACCAAACACAATATAAGACAATAATTTGTTGTCCATGTTAAATCCCAAATTGTTATAATATCAAATTATAGCAATTTGGTAATTAAGTGTCAATTGGTAATGTTGTGAGTGTGCAACGACTTAATCGCTGCCCTCGGCATGTAATTTATATTGTTTCCAATGCTGCATATAATCCTGTGCAAAGGTACCTTCTTGTACAGATTCGACAAATTCTATTAGTGGACGACCCCATTCATAACACAGTTGATTTAATTTTTCTAAAATTTCGTGGCTGATGCCTAGTACTTGTGTTAGCCAATCGGATATTGCATCGTAATCACCTGACTTAATTGATTGGTTGTACCAGTTAAGTCTTTGTGGTTTATTAAGTATTTGCTTACCTAATTTTTCTAAATGCGCCCATATATGATCACCTAATTGTAAAAATTCATGATCAGCAGTTCTAACACGTTCATCTCGAGCATGTGCATCTAATGCATTTGGATTTGTAATATTTTGCATCATTTGATCAAAACTTGCGTCGCCTGTTGCTTCGGCTACAGGAGCAGTTGGTTGTCGAGACTGCGCACGTTGTTCTCGTCTACGTATAGCACTGGGGCTTTGGCTTAGTTGACCTTTAACTTTTCCGCCACCTTGTTGTCTTTCTTTATAGTTTTGTGATATATAAGTGCCTTTATTAAAACTTTGACTAGGTGTTACGGCTTCCTGTCCATTTAATTTGCCCCATTCATATCCCGCTCGATGTCCACTACAATCTTTAGTGCATGGACTTCCCATAAATGTCAATTCAGTGATAAATTCTTTTGCTCTCATACAATTATTTAGTTAGATTAGCTAGCAGGCGGTAGTGGGTATGGATACTGAGATACAGTTAAATTAGCAGTTGGTGCAGGGGGGTTTGGTGCCAATGGTATATTACTAGTAGTAACCAATCCTGAAGTACTGATGTTTGACTGTCCTTGGCGCAACGCTGCAATTAGAGTTTGTCCGCCGAGAGTACTTGTATCGGCCACTGATTCGAGATATTGAAAAGCTCCATTGGCTATGGTGTCTTGTCCATAATATGGTAGGGATAAAACAAAACTATATATTGCAGGATTACTACTGGCAGTCATATTAGCGAATTGGATACTAGCACTCTTTTGAATAGTTTTTTCATTATTCAACTGAGTCATCATGTTATTCCAATTTGTATTTAAATTAGCGGTTTGACTTGGATATAATGTAATAATGGCGGGAATAACATTTGAATTAACTGATGGGATAAGCCCTTTTCCTCCGGCAGTATTACTTGTTAGATTCGCTGTTTGTCCTGCAAATGCTGCGTCTATATTATCATAAGTTCCAATAGCTGGCCCAGTTGTAATAGTAATTGGTCCAGTCGGAGGACCATACGTGCCAGTGGCAGTGGCTGTTATGTCATTGTATATACTAACTAGATTAGATAAATTCATCGAATTAAGTATTGTAATTGTATTGGTTAGCGCACCAGTAACTACGACTCCAGCTGCCAACCCCATTGAATCATCTATGGTAAGTGTACCATTAGGACCTGAGCCTGTTCCTAATGTATTAATCAGATTTTGTGCCACTGCTGGATCTACCGCGGTAGTTTGCGAATTAACTAGTGGCAATCCATAATTAGTCTGTACCCCACTAACAGCATTAGCAAATTGTGGCAGGTTTAAAGATGCTATATTTGTTATTTGTTGTAATGCAACTGACAATGCTTTATTAGCTAGAGCTTGTGCAGGAGGAATAATTTGACTTAAACGATCTAATGCAGTCATGATAATGTGCTCACTGCTATTCTTGGCAAATACTGTTGTATAGTATCATTGACAGTTCCGCTGGCATTCAAGTAAATATTTTGACTAACTCCATTTGTTCCAGTGAATGTTAGCGTCTGGAAACTATTTGGAAATATTTTATAAGGATTTAGTAAATCAGCCATTGTGTTAATATTGGCAGTTGTGACATTTAATATTTTTAATATTTGTGTTAATGCTGTTCCAGTAATCTGCGTCATCGCATTATACATGGCTTTTTGATCAGCATCAGTTGCAGTAAGATTCAGTGATGATAAATTTACTACCACATCTAAGCTGACTCCTGCGTTTGAAAAATATAATGTAAGATCTGGCGTAATACCGCCAACTTTGGCTAATTGTTTAACTAAAGCCAGTGGAGTGCCAAGCTCACTAAGATTGCTGAGGTCAATTAGTCCACCTAATTTAGCAAGATCATTACCCCATTGTTCAGTACAAAGATTAACACTAGTAATACCACCACTGACCATATTATCAGCGTTGGTATAAGTTCCGCTTAAATATGTTTGGCTGTTAACCGCTGAATTAATAAAATTATTGGTAATACCGTTATAACCGACAAGTGCCCCGAATCCTTGACAGAAAATACTTAAATCTTTATTGCCTCCAGTGGCACCTTGCCCCATATAAGAATATGCTGTGTCCAGTAACAAATTTGAAAATAAAATATTATTGGGATATACATTATTTCCCGAATGTACAGGTATGCTATCACCTAAGGTAGAACAATTACCTACCCCTATATTATACAATTGAAGAAAAATGGGCTTAGATAATTCAGGTACAGCACCAGAGGCAGCTATAGCTGAATTTAATGCGGTTACATAAGGTAAAGAATTAAAGGTAGCTTCGGCAGTTACAAATGCAGCATTAACTGATATGCCTACGTTATGTAATAAACTATCAGTAACAGTTAATTGAAAAGGAGTTAATAAACTAGCAGACTGGGCCATTTATGACCCTACTCTAACATTAGGGCTGGCATTAACTCTAGGATGTCCGCATGAGTCAAAATCTGAGGCAGTTACTATAGGAATACCACCCGCTCTAACATTAGGACTACCTGATATAGTATGCGCAGATGTGTGAGGGGAATGGTAATTAACATGCGGAGTGACTAAAGTTCCACTGACTACAATAGGTACTCCGTTAACACGCACAGAAGGAACTCCATTGACTGGAAATCCACCACATGAATTTGGATCTGTAACTCTTACCACGCCGCCTGCCATATATTATCCCATTATGATTGAAGGCTTACGAATAGGTTTAATACCTGTTGTAGCTTCAAGGTAATGATCTTTAACTTCATCTCGTGTAGTGCAGACCATTGCCACTGTAGCTTTATTTATAGTCACATTTTCACGCGGATCGCCTGTGAAAATAGTAAAAATAAGCTGTACCCCTTTCTCAGTAGGCACTGCACTCAATGGACTTGATACAATGTATGAATCATCTGTAATCTCAACTACTTTACAAACAATTTCGTCAGCATTGCTTAACTTAAATGTATATACTGTGTCTTTTTCTATGTTCATATTACCCTTGCAAATGTTTGCGTAATTCTGTAAATCCGCCTATGTAAGCATCATCTAGGAAGATTTGTGGTACAGTTGTAGCCGTTGGCACAGCTTCTAATAACTGTTCTTTGGTCCAATCTTGAGAAACATTGCGTTCTTCAAATTCAATACCTTTTATTTTTAATAATGATTTTGCTTGATCACAAAATGGACATCCATCTTTTGACCATACTATTGCTGTTGACATATTATTTCCTATAATTTTGTATTTTAGCATGATATTTAGTGCGTTGCAAATATGCTACACTCAAATATTGACGTAATATTAATTATCATTTATAATATGTATAATACGAATTTTAGGAGTTTATGATGGGCGGCAATGTCTTTACTGGTAAAACAACCCCAATTTTAAGAGAAAATATCAAGCCAACATTGTCTGCATATTTTTCTGAATTGTGTGAATTGTTTCCAAATAAAGCAGATATTTTTAATAATATTCAATTTGAATCACTAGGATCTACTGGCAAGAAGCCCCAGTCAGGTGATATCGATTTGGGGGTTGCCCCTTCAACTATATTAGATAAAGATTTGTCAGACAATGCAGTAGCGCAATGGAACATTGATCCATCAGAAGTATCTATTACTTTTAATAAACTTAAACGCAGGGCGATCACTTCTACAGACGATCAATTACGTATTAAGGCGTTCCTGATTCATTTGACCAAATATATCAATAAAAATGCTACTAGTATACATTGCAATGAAAAGAAAGTAGACGTAGGCGGAATGTTTACTCTATTTCCACAAAAAGATGCACAGTTAAATGACATTGATGCAGGCGTGCAAATTGATTGGATGGTGGGAGATTTGGATTGGTTAAGGTTCTCATACTATTCGGCAGAATATTGTACAGATTCGAATGTCAAAGGATTACATCGTACACAACTAATGTTATCGGCGTTTCGTGTCGCTGGATTATCATTCAGTCATGGAGTTGGTGTTAAAGATAGGATCAGTAAAATGATGTTGGCTACTGAACCAGATCAGGCCCTAACAATTCTCAACCAAAGACTTGGGGTTGATATTACACGTAGTATCGCTGAAGATTATTACAAACTCAATACTCTGTTACAATATCAACTTTCAACAGCTGATTATGACCGAATGATTGATATCTATTTTGAAATTTTGGATCACACCCGTGCTGATATTCCTGATGACTTACAAGCAGAATGGTTAGATAGACGAGATCGATTGCAATTGACTGGTAAGTTTTTGCCAGAAGATTCTAAGTTGAGGGCGGCATTATGACCACAGCTTGGAGTCACCTACCCAATGCCGCACATATAGATCGAATCTTAGCCGATCTAAAACCCAATCTAGCCAACTTGAGTGCGGCGTGGGATGTGATTAACAAAACTACTTGGGATGCACGTCATGAGGCAGCCAGAAATGCAGTCGAATTTAAATTCATTGTACGAGAGGCTTTAAACGCGGCTTCTGCGGTATATACGTCGACAGTTTATTCTGTGGCATGTTCTGCCATATTAGCCTTAATTGTCTGGCCCGAATCGGCTGATTATCTATCATTACCAATAAATCAAGTTCGCGTGTTGACGGCATTAGGTGATCAACGAGCTATATTGATACTACCAGCGATTATAGCTTTTGAAAAATCTGAGGAGTTGCTATGAGTGGGGTAGCAGGCGCAGACCGTATTAGAAGTCGAAAAGATTTCCAACAGTTTATGACAAGCTATTTTTATCTTATTAAGCAGTTTTCTGAGCCGTATTACATGGCACCAACCGGCAGCTATAATTCAGATTTAGATAAAGAAACATTTGGCGATATGGATTTAGTTGTGTGTTTTCGCACCAAATTGACCAAAACAACTCTTAAAAAGTCACTGGTTGAGTTTTTTAACAATCAACCAGTAGATGTTATTATACCCTTTAGTAATCCTAAATATCTAGATCGACGCACATATAATTCAGGTGAAATTGTAACGGTAAGATATTATGATTCCAAATTGGGTTATTCTGCACAAATAGATAATATTATTGCGACTAGTGGCGAGGAGGCTGATTTTAAAATAAAGTTTTTAAATCTGACGGCACCAATGCAAGGCTTGATACTGGGATTAGTCAAAGTTGCTACATTGGAAAATCCCATCGAAGAGCTTTTTATAAGATTGCAGCTTCCATTTGGTCCGGATAAGTTAGGTCCAGATGAGGAATATGAATTTAATTTATCCAGTAGTGAACTACAGTTAAGACGAGTGCGGTATGCAGCAGGCACTTTTAATCAAATTAGTCGGGAAATAATCTGGACATCTACTCATTTCACACATGTGTTGTATCTATTGTCTGGATATCATATAACAGATAACTTTGAAAATTTTGTTTCAGAAATTAAAACTAAAATTAAAAATCCCCGTAGTTTTGCCCGTATCAAAGGATTATTTCGTTCCATGATATCAGTCAAATCAGGCGAAATTGGAACCCCAAAGGGAGCCGACAAAGAACGAGCAATACAACTAATACAAGAACATTTGACTGTAATCTAATTTTATTTTTATATACTAAATACTTTTATTACAATTTTATTACATGGAGAAGATATGAAACAAAAAAAATTAATTACTAGACTTTACCAAGCCTGTTTAGAACATGATGACAACAAAATTGCGGAATTACGTAAAGAAGAATTCCGCAAAATTGTAAAACATAAAGCTAAAGGCAAAAAATTTGATGCTAAATGGACTACTGTAAGAATTTAATTTTATAAATCAGGCAGTGCAGTATAGTCTAAAGTATCGCCCATAACACCGATTACATAATTTGTTGATTCGGTTTCCTGTAACGCAGATTGTTTATTGCTTACATTGACATGTTTGTTGAACCATGGGATTGGTGTAGTTTTGGGTGCAGAATTTTGATACTTAATACCAATCTCTTTCAGTGAAATCATTGCAGTATAATCAACAAAGTCCTTTAGAATGTTAGCATTGAGTCCAATTACTGGACCTTGATTAAACAAATAGTCAGCCCATCGTTTCTCCTCTTGTATAACATCTAAATACATCTGATAAACTTCTGCTTCACATTCCTGTTTAGCACGAGCAAACCGCGGATCTTCTTTAACAACTTGATTGATAATCCAACCTGTCCATTCTTTGTGTAGAATTTCGTCTTGTAGAATCAAGCTGATAATATTACCGTTACCAATAAAGATACGATTTTCCACCATGGCTAAACTTGTAGCGAATGATACCATAAAACGAAACGCTTCTAATCCATAGCTGGCATTAAGTGCTAACCATATAGCATTAATATGAGTTTGTTCAGTTAACCCACTGATCTCTAGTTCTTTGATACAATTGAGACGATGTAATTCATCATAGTATTTTCCGATACTCGATGCCATCTCAATGATTTCTTTTGTTTCATGAATTTTATTAAACTCATCTTTAGGCACATTGTAAATATTACGAATGATATGGCTATATGATCGACTGTGAATATTTGTTTCGAAAAATCCCCAGTTATACATCAACGCTTCTAGTTCAGGTATACTGCATACTGGTGTAAATACTTGTGTTGGGCCACGACCTTGTAAACTATCCAATGCAGTTTGTCTTAATAAATTACTGGTAAAAATATGTTTTACTGTATTACTTGCTTCTTTAAAATCACCTGCATCTTTGGTTAAACTAATTTCTTCCGGCACCCAAAAGAATCCACGAGCTTCGGCATCGAATTTTGTTAACTTATTGTATTTCACTTCTTCGAACCGTTGTACAGTAACTGGGCCGGCGGGATCTAGAAACATCTTACGACTAAGATAGTCAGTTTTATTCTTCAAATTATATTGTTCTTTACTCATAATTTAACTCTCATATAGTTTTCATAAATCTTGTTGTGTTAGTACCGGTTCATTCCAGATATTTCTGTTGTGAACCATTTGTTCTTTTAATAATCTCCAAGTTTTTTCTTGAAGTGTTTCGGTCCATACAAAATATAAACTATTTATCGGTGGACGTCCGGTTGAGTCATCATATAACTGTTGATGTAATATATATTTTGTTAGCCATACACACTTACCACTTGTTACTCGTGTTGGCCACCACGCAAATTTAATATTTTCCACTGGCTAACACAATCTTACAAATATGTTCCAAGCGTTCGATATGTTCATATGCTCGCCATGGGTTCGTATCAATTGCAACTACTCCATGCCCTTTAATGCCTACAATGTCATAGTCAATGTTACCATGCTTGTCTAATTTCAAATTTTTAAAGCATTCATTTGCCAGTTCCTGACTAATTGGTGCCACATCTCCTACATTTGGTGCTACACGAGTATATCGGTTAAGTTCAGGAAATGCGTCGCAAATAGTACTTAGATCAATTCCAGCGTGCATAGCAGCAATACAGTAAGTAGGATGAACATGCACGACTACACGAACTTCTTCATGATGTTGTCCCATGTTGCGCTGTAACCCAAAGTGTAAAGGTATTTCTCCACTGGGCTTTAGATTAGAACTGATGTCAGTATAATATTCTTCTTGCCATAGCAGTCCGTGTATACTGATCTTTTTGAACTGATCAGGTTGTAAGGTCTGCTTACGTACACCACTAGGTGTAATATAAAAATGATCCCGGTCGTGATGACGAATACTTACATTGCCATCTCTACTGGTAATCCAATTACGCTTGTATGCGTCTTCTAATACTTCACATATAGTTTCTAACATTATCTATCCTTAAAGTTTACAGGCGATGCAATCCTCTTCTTCTTCACTAAAATCAATTATTTCAAGTTTAGTTTCTTCGGCATCTTGTCCTTTACTACCCTGTTTGTTTATGAGTGAGTAATACAGAGTTTTTCCGCCCCAATACCAGAAATTCATCAAATTCTTAGCAATCAATGTAGTTGGTACTTTACGATCTGCAAAGTGTGCTGGATTATAAAAAGTATTAGTTGAAATAGATTGATCCACAAAAGCTGCCAATATTGCAGCAGTTTTTAGATATCCACTACAATCTTTTTGATCCCACATCAATTGATAGTTTTTACGAACTTTTAAATTGTTATATTCCGGAACAACTTGTACCAGTGACCCTGCTTTTGATTCTTTAACTGTGATCAAACTCATAGGCATTTCAATTCCATTAGTGCTATTAATCACCACACTGCTTGACTCTACAGGTGCCACTGCCATTAATGTAGCATTACGGACCCCATATTCTTTCATATTAGTGCGCAAGGTTTCCCAGTCAAGTTCTGGAGTAAAGTCAGCTAGATCATTAACGCCACGGGCACGTAATTCCCAAGGAAATACGCCTTGTCCATATCGAGTACGATCTGAATCTAAGCATTTACCACGTTCCTTAGCCAACTCTACAGTAGCTTCTGTAAGATAAAATGCTTGGTGTTCCATCCAAGATTTAACTTCTTGTAATGCATCAGCGTCGCCATACTTCAACCCGCGTTTAGCATGCCAGTAGGCTAAATTTGTAATACCAATACCTAATGGTTGGATTTCGTCATTACTTAATTTAGATTGAATACTTAGAAAATCTTGGTAGTCAAGTATATTGCACAGGCTACGCTGAAGAATACGGCAAGCACGCCGCATGTCCTCTGGGTTACGGAAAGATCCCCAGTTAATACTACCAAGCGTACACAAAGCAATACGGCCAGCGTCATCATCCAGACGTTTAAAGGATTTAGTAGGAAGGAGAATTTCACAGCAAAGATTACTCTGATAAATGGTGTGGTATTCAGGATCAAATGGACCTTGATTCTGTACGTTGTCGATAAACACAAGATAAATGCGTCCAGTATCTGTGCGCTCTTTTAATATGCCGCCTTTGAATACATCTTCAGCTGCCATTGTTTTAGTACGTAAGTCTTTACGTTTTTCATACTTTACATACAATTTTTCGAATAATTCAGTATCTTTGTAGAATGCTTCGTATAAGTCAGGCACTTCATTGGGATCAAAGAAAGTAATATTTTCTTTGTTCTTAAATCTACGCCAGAAAAATGCAGATAACACAACTCCATAATCCATAAATCTTACTCGTGTCTCATCTGTACCTTGATTGTTTTTAAGAACAATAAGATCATCGAATTGGTAATGCCAAATGGGGTAGAAAATCGTAGCCGAAGCATTACGAATACCTCCTTGCGAACACGAACGCAGATCGCCAAACCATTTTTTAAGAAATGGTATCATACCAGTGTGCATTACTTCACCGCCACGTATAGGACTGCCTAATGGACGTAAACGACCAACTTCCAGCCCAATGCCTGCACGTTTGGCGGCATACTTGGCCATCATCTCGCCGGAAGCAAAGATGCTATCGAGATTGTCGTCACTGCGGATAAGAACACAAGATGAAAACTGTTTAGTAGGAGTCCCAAGGCCTGCAAGCACAGGAGTGGCAAGAGTGAATAAGCCATCACTTGCCGCATTGTAGTATTCTTTAATGTAGCGCATACGGACTGTATTAGGTTCTTCTCGATGGAAGACTGTGGCCGCGGCCACCATGTATCTAACTTGAGGAGTTTCATAGATCTCCTTTGTAGCACGATTACGGACTAGATATTTTTCAATAAGTTGTTCAATGGCCGCATACCCATATTGCTCATCTTTAGAATGATCAATCATATCATTCATACGATTCCAATCATCTTCTGTATACCATTCAAGAAGTTCTGGGGTATATAAACCTACTGCAACATTTTTCTTTACAATTTCATAAAGTGCAGGTGGATCATATGACCCATACACATCTTTTCTTAGCATTGACAATCTTTGTTTACCAGCAACATACTGGTAGTTGGTATGGCCTACATCAGGATTTGTTTCAGTATCAATAAGATCTACAATAGCCCTAAGTGTAATCCCATCAATTTCCTCAGTAGTAATTCCATCATAAAAATGCAATTGTGCTTTAATTTCCACCATTGATTGACTTACATCAGCTATGCCTTTACAAACCTTTGCTACTTGAGCTTGCCATTTTTCAATTTGTAGCGGTTCTTTATTTCCGCCTCTTTTTACAACTGTAATTTGAGTCATTTATTTCTCTTTTTTTATTTTGTGTACTACTTATGATACTATTACAACCCAGACTTTATAAAACAATGTCTCACTTTTTTTGATAATGGAGTATTTACCATAACTTCTTTGTCCCAATTAAGCGTATATTTTCCTTTGTTAATTAACACTAAATTACGACTATCTTCAGTCAAAACCAACTCTGCAGAAGTCAACTCTTTATGTTGCGTTAAAGTTACAGTATACAGTATTCCCAGCCCACGAGCAACATCACAATAAATGTTATCGCTCAAAAGTTGCCAAGGGTCAGGCCATGTTTCCCGGTCATCCCAATGTAGATAATATCCAGTCCATGGTGCTTGATGCCACCAATCGTTAATCATATAGAGAGCTTGCTCTAATGGGATAGTTTGAATTTCTGTACGTAAGGCCGACCAGGATTTTAGTCGATCATTAAAATCTTTATGCCACATTAAAATAACTAATAGAATAACTCATTTGTCCAGCATTCGTTGCTGCTAGTGAAGTATATTGTACTGATACTACAGTTCCTATTTGAGAAACAGTCAATACAATTCCAGTATCACTGTTTTCAACATAGTCATCACTATAGTTGAGATTATTTAAACTTACTTGTCCACCGCTAACGTATGCATCAGTCGCAACACTAGCATAACTTACTGTAGATGTAGTACATGATGTAACGGTAGCGTATGTTTCGTTATAATCAAGTGGATAAATTCCGTCAATTGAAATTACACTGCCTATAGCGAATGGTGCAGTAGGTTGGGTAGTAAATGTTAAAGTCACGGTAGTACCGTCGCCTGATGCACCTGTTATGGGCAATATTGTGCCGCCACGTTCTGAACTAGCTACAAATAATACTCCGGTTCTAAATTGACCAGCTCCTAATATTATTGAATAATCTATTTTGAAACTTACTGCTTGTTGCCAAAATATAGAATTATCAACAGTGAATAATGTTGTTGGGGTAGCATGTCCAGTTTGTAATTCAACTGCTACACCTGACTCAACTGTTTTATTACCTAATTGTAATTGAGATCCATTAGTTGTTGCGATACTAACTGTATCAGTTAAATATACTCGAGGATATTGTTCTGCATATAAATCTGAGCGTTGAAACATGTCTCCAACACTGGCATTATTATTGCCCTCGATTAATATTACTGCTTGCTGCGGCGATGTTGTACCTAGAAAATGATTTGCGACATCATAAAATATATTATATCCGCTTACATTAAGGGATACAGTACCAAATAAAATACCATATTCATAAATATTATCAAATATATTATTAGTAATACGTGTTCCTGTTGCTCCATTCGTTACATTAACACCTTGATATAATGTATTAAAATTACTATTTGTAACTGTAACACCTTTTGTAGAAACATTATCAGAAACCCCATAAACTGTTCCAAAAAATCTACAATTATCAAGTATTATATCTTCTATTTTAAATCCATTCGATATTACAAAAGCTACACTAGAGGTATTTAATGTAGCAACAGTTAATGTACTGGTACTACCTGGTCCAAAAAATCCTACATTGTCAAATGTAGTGCTGGTGGCAGAATCAACTAAAAATATATTTTTTGTATTGTCTAAACTTTGAAATCCCATAGTACTAATAGTAATATGTTGAGGCGGGATCGCACTACCATTTCCGATATTAGACCCAGTTTGTTGCAAACTATCTGCGGTTTGTGCCACGCAAGTTCCGGTTCCTCCTGATGCTATCATTCTTATGATGGAACTATTTGATCCTTCGCCGTACAAGGTGGCATACGGGGGAATATTAATTGGACTAGAAACTGCATATACTCCCGCGGGAAAAAATAAATTTCTTCGAATCTGTGGATTAGATTGTTGACAATATAATTGATTTAATGCACGATTAATAGCAGCGGTATCATCAGTCAACCCATCTCCAACTGCACCAAAATCTAAAACAGATGCAAACTGATCCATCCAATTTTGTAAACTTAATTTAACCGGAGTGCTAGGAGTTGGTCCAGTTTGTACAGTATAACCAGCTGCGGTGCCTTTATAAGTATAACTAGCAGCTATATTTAAAATGTCAGAAAATTCTGTTAAAATCTCAGTATTGCCAATAACAGGTGCACCCTCTGATAAAGTGCCATTGCCGATATAGAGTTGACGGGTGTCAGTGGACCAACCTAGTTCAGCCCCCGCAAGTTGCGGTAAATCTGCATTTAATCCTAGTCGATTCGTGATTTGTGAAATTTGGACAATGGCCATTTACTTGATTCCTTAATATTAAGTATTTAGCTATTCGTGTAGTAGAGTTCTAATCGTTTCCACCATTCTTGTTCCCAATGAGAGAAATCTTCAGGTTTCAAGATAAATTCCTGATATTGAGGACGTTCAGTTGGTTCCATAGTATTAGGATCTACAGGAGGCTTGACACACATCAAAATCACTCCTTTACGTATATTTGTTCCATAAACTTCATTATGCGCTAAAGCATACGCTACCAACTGTAAGTAGTAATCTTCGATCCACTCTATTTTTTTAGGTTTATTTGTTTGTTTATAATCAAGAATACTTTCGTCTCCCATGTGTATACCACATCCGTCAGTAGTACCAGCATATAATTGAGGGAAATATAAGGGTATTTCTACACCCCATATTTCGTTAACATTTTTGAGCCCATCTTCGATTACAGTTTGTGCCATTCTATGACTTGCCCAACTATAGGGATTAGATCCACGATCACTTATTACTCCATTGCGAATATAATCTTCGAGATATTTGTGCATCCTAGTACCTCGATTAGCAGCCTCTGTAGTAATAGCTTGCGCACGGTCAACTCCAACTGATTTACGCCAATTTTGTAATGCTTGTTTTTTTTCTTCTGGTTGTGTCGCGGAAAGAATTGTAGTGACTGATGGAACTCGTCGTCCGTCGGGAGTGCTATATAATCGCTTTCCTGCTTCATCAGTAGTTCGTGATAGATTTTTATAGTCAAATTTAGGTGTATACATTAATCAAGTATAGCAAACCAGTTGATATAAAACAACCTTTTAGATTGTAAACGATTCACCACATCCGCAGCGAGCCTTTTCCCGAGGATTCCGGAACTCAAAGCCTTCGTTGAGTCCTCGACGTACATAGTCAATTTCTAATCCATCTAAGTATACGTGATCTCTTCCTGCAATCCAAACCGTAGCCCCGGCATTTTCATAACGGAACCAATCTCTAGTAACAGGTGCATGATCCAAGTATTCTAATACATAGGCCAGTCCCGAGCATCCTGTAGTCTTTACACCAACATGAATTCCAATACCTGCCCCACGCTTGGCTATGTTAGCTACGATTTTTTTTGCTGCTGTTTCAGTTATTGTTATCATTGTCTATACCTTTTACAAAGTTATGAAATCGTTCAAGTCGGCGTCTATTATCTTCCAGCATTTCCCAACGCTCATCATTCAAGCCTGAATAATCTGTTATATCTGTCTCACCACAGTATTTACACCAAGTGCGATGAAAGGGTGCGATATCATTGTGCTCGTATTCAGCAATCACCTGGCAATGCTGACAAACCGATGGGCCTAATCCCATTATTTCTTCCTCGCTTTTGTTAATGCTCGAGTAAATTTCAGATCACTTACATGTTCTTTGAATACATGCCCATCTAAATGTTCCATTTCATGTAGGAAACATCGGGCATCCATTCCCGTAAAGGTTGATGAATGTGATATCCCCGCCTGGTCTTGCCAACTGGCATCAACGGAATTAGGACGAGAGATAGATAACCATACTCCGGGAAAACTCAAACAACCCTCGCTATGCTCCCATAGATCGGTCGAGACAGAATCAATAACGGGGTTATACATGACTATCTGTTGTCCAGCAAACTCACCTGCTTGTACATTCATAGCCAATACTCGATAAGGAATGCCCACTTGATTTGCTGCTAGTCCCAATGCACTTTCACCTAACAATGTATCGATGAGATCTTGTTCTATATTAGGTTCCGTCAACGTGTCAAAGAACCAAGTGTTACATGGTGTCAGTAGTACTGGATCTGGCCATCGAACTATTGGTAGTTTCATGTTTGTTTCTATAATCAGCTATTGCTGCTTTAATTGCATCTTCGGCAAGGATTGAACAGTGGATTTTGACTGGTGGAAGTGCCAGTTCTTGGGCAATGTCGCTATTTCTAATACATCCAGCAGCTTCGAGAGATTTTCCTTTGACCCATTCAGTGACCAAAGAACTACTTGCGATTGCTGATCCGCAGTTGTGTGAGCCGACTCTATTTGTAAAAAATACATGGGCACCATCCTCTAATTTTAAATCATATACTACAACATTTTTGTCATCACGCTCACATCCTCGTAGTTGATTATGATGTGTGATTGGAGAAATATCGATAATTTTCATGCCATTATGTATAAAATTCTGTACCTTAGGCAGTGCCTGTTCAATTTCTTCTACTGACAAAAATAATGAATCGTATCCTGCTGTTGCAAGTTGTTGACTTCTTTTTTGGACATAATCCGATTCTTCTGATCTATCTTGCATAAACTTTGGCATTTTCTTTGTATAAACTTCTATACATTTTTTCTTGCCGGGAACAATAAAATCCGGACTTGCGGGGCCTGATGTGGTTTGAATCCATATTGTTCCAGCACTCCATCTTGCCGCTACATTATTTTCTTCAAATAAATCAATATATTTTTTTTCAATACTAGTAGGTTTAGACCAATCTCGTTGTGCCATTCCTTGTTGCCACTTTTCAATATAACTAGGATCTTGCCAGTTTTTAATTGAAGCAGCACTGGAGCGTTGCTTTTTAGCTTCTGGGTTCTTACATACATATCCGGGTTGATTCTGTGGCAATACAGAATGATCAAATTCGGTGTTCCATTTTTTCATTCTTGCGCTATTTTTCTGTTTAATTTCTGTTCGATGTCTATTGTTGGTAAGAATTCTTAACTCATGTTCGGTTATTTCATATAATTCTTGCCCCACCTGTAGTTGTTGTGCTTCTACAGGATTATTATCGGCATTCCAAAATATGTGTTCTTTGGTACAAATCAACGAAAAGGTGCCGGGATTGATATTTTTTCTACTTGTTTCTCGTTGGAATGAAACTACCAACAAATCACTGATATCAACTGAATGTTTGATTATATCTCTTATTTTTTGATTAACAATGCGATTGCCATCCCAAGCCAGTACCTCATCTCCGATATTTAAATCTTTGATTTTTTTAACGCATGTTGGAGTATTAACAGGGGTATTACTAGTTAAACATCCGTAGGTCTTAAACTTTGCATCTGTAATAACGCCATCTGATACCTTTATCTGTAACTTCATTACATCTCCACACGCAGGAGCTCCTACCATGCCTGTGCCAACATCAGCATCGTCTTTGGCAAATGAACCCACATTGCGAGGATTTTCATAATGATCTAAAACTTTATCTGAATAGGCCATTATTTTTTAGCTACATATGAATCTACGATTGCTTTCATTGCCTGATCTCTTGCATCTTCGCGAGCACTTGTTTGATATTCAGTCATTATCATAGATAATGCTTTTTCATCGGCTTTTTTGTCAATTGCCCATGACATACCATGGTATGTGCCTACTAATACTGCTAGTATAACTAATGATTTTACAAATGTCAACATAATTTATCCTTTGAATTTATTAATAGTCGATTTAACTAAACTGTCAATGCTATTTATTAAACTAATACTATGATATTGTGTTTCTTTAACAACCAATGGAATTTCAGTGCAGCCTAAAATTATTGCTGATGCCCCTCGATTAATTAAAGATTCGATAACTGTAACAAACAATCCATGAGCTATTTCGAATTGATTAGCTTTAATTAAATCTATACCAGGCTGCACATAGTTTTCTATTTCTTCTACAGTGGGAGTTATACAATCCCATCCCATTGCGGTGAGTCTTTGATCATACAGACCCAACCGCATGGTGGCACGAGTTCCTAATATACCAATGGTACCTTTTATATTTTGAGACTTTAATTCATCAGCTACACTATCTACAATATGTGTAATCGGTATACCAAATTCCATCATTCGATCATACCAAAAATGTGCTGTGTTACAGGGAATTACTATATGATCACATTCGGCCGCTTTTAATCCTAGCATACCCTGACAGAGTTTAGGCCAAGGCTGATCATCTTGATTAATCAAACTAGTGCTGCGATCTGGCACAGTTGGATCACTCCATACCACAACAGGAATATGTTCCTGATCACATCCTGCTGGAGTTTGTTCAGTCAATCTTACAAGAAATTCTGCACTAGCCGCTGGTCCCATCCCACCCAATACGCCTAGCCGTTTCATTTTTTATACAATATACCGCTGGCGACTGACATTACAGTTTGTCCAACTTCAATATCATGTTTACTGGGAATTTCTTTCCAACCTACTGAAATTTGTCCTATGAATGTGCCAGGTTCTGTCGGTACACTGATTCTGCACATATACTTTACTCCATGCTCTACATACACGAATCCCATAAAACTTTGCGGACGTTCATAAGTTTGACAAGGAACTTTACCTGACATCATGGAAATGACATCATTATTATTGTCATAATCTTTTGTCAGTAGTCCAACATCTGATCCATACCTAGTGGTGTCCTGCCCACCACTACGTGTGGTAAAATATATCAACTTGCGTGTGTTTAATAGTGTGTTAACTTCGTAAATAGCAATTAACTCTGCTTGACTATTCTTGATTATAAAATTAGACGCTTCTTCATACTTACCATTCATGTGCGGCAATGCCTGTTGGGCGCGATAGCTTTCCATGAATTTATCTTTTTCGGTATATCCGACCCACCCAATAAAGGTTAAGAAACACAATAATATTACTGTAAATAATCTAAAAGGACTATGTCCTATCCATTCAAGTAGATTGAGTAGGAATTGTTTGATTTCGCTCATCTTGTTTTTCCTTATCACATACAAATGCAGTCACTGCAACATTACCATGTACATGACTTGCAGTACGAATCATATCCATCAATGGGTCAACGGCTATCAATAGTACTAGCACTGCCTCGCTCGGCAATTTTAATAAATCGCAAACAACAGCCACAGTAGCCACTGTTAGTATACCAGTAGTACCAGCACTGGCTAATCCAGCTAATATACTGCCAAATAATACCACCATTAAGGTTCCAATTGTCATTGGAGTATCATATATATTGGCAATGAAAACAGTCGCAATAGCATAATACAATACACTACCAACTCGATTAACAGTAAAACTTAATGGAACCGTAAGTTCAACTCCAGATTTGTCAAATTGTAATCTAGACAGTGCTTCTTGTGCATAAGGAATACATGCCAAACTACTGCGTGAGCTTACTGCAACAATCAACGTTTCTTTGGTTTCTCTTATTACATTCATAATACTGCCACCAGCTCTTACCCAAATTACTAGTGTTCCTACAATAACGATTAACATGCCGCCAATAAACTGCTGATAGATAAATTCTATCATTGTGCCAAATATACCTACGCCTACTTTGGCTACTTGTGCGCTAATCATAGCCAATAGAGCAAATGGTAATCCATAGTTTAAGAATTTGAAAATACTGATACTAGCTAGTTGTACACTTTGGAATATATCCACTATAATACGCTGTCCTGGGGATTTGATACTGCCTAATGCAATACCAAATATTAAACAAAATATAACAATCTTTAAACTTTCTCCGCGATCCAATGTGGCAAAAATATTTTCAGGAATAAATTTATCGGCTACTGCCATTGGATTAACTTTTTCAGTTACAGGCATAGGTTCGTGCAATGTAATATTCATGTCCGAAGATTGATCTTTATTATTAACCAATGCTCCCAATTGTATTTTCTTTTCAGTGGTCATTTCGCTTCCTGTAATAACCACTGTACCCACTCCTATCAGCGAGGAAAGAAACATACTTGCTAGGAATCCCAAAATGATACGCTTAATCATAGTCTGACTGCCTTCTTTTTGCAGTAGATTAATTACACCTACCATAATAGTAGCAAATAAGAATGGCAATACAACAACTTTTAATAAGCTAATATAGATACCGCCAACAGGTTCAAAATTTACTGCAAACTCAGGAGTATAAATTCCCGTCAGTACCCCTAATATAATAGAACCTAATATGGTCCATGGACTCGTTAAAAAACTTTTTAAATATGACATTATGATTTATCCCGATTATTTCTTTGAAATTTCTGATTTATAACGATCCATTAATTTTTTAACATTAATGTTGCTATATTGATTAGTAATAACATAGTCAATTATAGCCAGTAATTGCGGCGATTGGTAATTAACTGCTACTGCAATATCATCGACAGCATCGCTTATAGTGATTACTTTAGTACTAAGTGCTGCATCTGGTTTTTCGAAACTGATTTTTTTCATTTCAAACTCATCTCGATATGCACCAGCACTACGTCCAGACATTACATCTTCTACAATTTTCCCCCAATTTACTTCGGAGTTGTACTCGGCATTGGGAAAATTAATTTTTGCAAATGTTTCATAGCTGCTGTTTTTGATAAAACTCAAACGACCATTAAAATTTCTTATTGCTTCATAAGGTTCTCTGCCGTCTAAATTTTTGCTTAACCATAAGCGATTAACTATCATAGCCTGTTTAAGACGTAGATAAGGAACACTAAATCTTAATGTTTGTAATCTTGGCGGGGTAATAGATAATTTACTGACAGCTATGTCGGCACGACCATCTCGTACTTGTTCAGCAACATCGGCAAAACTAGCTGCATCTCGACGAAATTCAACAGGTACATTTAATATATGTGCTATGCTTTTGGCAATATCAACATCTAATCCCTGTAGATGTTCTGCATCACCGCTGTAAAAGGGAGGGGAATCTTGCTTAGTCATTGCTACAACTAAAACATTTCGTTTTTTAATTGCAGCGATATCTGGCGGAAGAGGCACGGCAGATGTAGACAGTTGGGCCATAGCCACTGTGTTTGTAAGCAATAATGTCAAAAGTAATAGTATTTTTTTCATAGTATAGTATTTATACTATAAAAAAATTCTACTATCGCTGTATAATATTAATTGGGAACCAACACATTTCGATAACAATTACATGTAGAATCTAACATGGTTTGCCAATGATATCCGTACGGAACATCTGGGGTTGTATACACTATCGGGGGTGGAGTAACAATAATCGGAGCAGGAGCATAGTAAGGTCGTGATAAGACAGATCCAATAATAGTACCACCTACAATTGCAGCACCGATACCACAGCCATAGCATCCGCCATGTCCATAATAACGATTAACGACTACTGGACCATGATACGTATGTCCACTGTGATATTGAGCCAATGATGAGGTGGCAGTAAATGCTAAAATCAATGATAAAATAAATTTTTTCTTTGCCATAATAGACCTCTTAGATGAACTGTATATTGATTGTATTTAGTTTAGTATGAAAAATCAAGATATTTGATTATTTACCAAAATTTTTCATAGCAGACTTGGCATTAGCTGCTACTATTTGTTCGGCTTGATTTACTGGCATTGTTTGATCACCTGGATCATTATTGCCCTTAAATTTAATTACATTTGATCCTGGCTCGTATGGTAACAATAAATTACTCAAAGGAGGATTATCGATCAAATTACTGATTTCTTCCTCGTTTCCGCTAATATTGATACCTATCTTTTTCGCTGCATTAGCAAATGCAGCTAAAGATATTTGTTTAGTTGAATCGGTATCGTTAGCTCTGCCAGCCAATAGATTTACCAATGCCATTAATTTGGCAGTATCTACTGGCTCAGAATTTTCTACTTCAAATATTAACATTAGCGTTTAGTACGGCCTAGACCAGCACCATTCATTTCAGGTTCTTCGGGAGGTAATTCTTCCATTCCTGCATCGGTATCTAAATCAGGTTCATCGCCTGGTAATGGTAATTCATCCATTGATTCTTCACCTGGCTCTTCACCTGGCATTACAGGAGAAGCCTGCCCAGTCACTACACCTAATGCTTGATCCATTTGTTGTTTAGCAGTTTGAATGCTTTGAACCAATGCGCTAATTGCTGCTACCGCATCTGTATTGAATTGCATTGCACGATCAACACCGTATTGGTTTTTCATTTCACTGACTAACCCTGGTAAATCTTTGAATTGCATCTTTGTAGTTTCTTCTAACATGGTTTGGATTTCATCAACCATAGCTTGTGCGGCAAGAACAACTTGCGCTTGTTGTACTTCAGATTCGCGTAACAAACGATACAATTGACGACGCATTGATTTACTTTCTGTTTGCAATGCTGCTTGTGCAACCATTTGTTGATCCATTGGATTCAATGTTTGTCCTTGCGTAGCCTTTTGCATTGCGGCTTTGAGTTTAGGATCGCTAATGCTGTTGACTTGTGCTTGCTGTTGTTGTTTTTTAGCAGCATCGCCAGCGGCTACCGTAGGATTAACTGGAGGCATACCTGTAGTGGATTGTTGTTGATTATTAGTAGCCCCAGCAGTTGAACCTACAGCTACAGTAGGAGTTTCATTAACTTTAGCTTTTAGTACACGCTCCATCATCATCAATTTTAGATAAGTTGGATTCTGCTCACTATGATGAAAATCAGGTGTAGCACGATGTTCATTTACTAATTTGGATACTTTGTTTAACATCATGCGTGCTTGACGCGGAGAAATCACATCGACATTGATGGTATCACCAAAGTAACTTTCGAATACTTTAGCGGCTTGTTTTGATGGCGTAGTTGATGCCAGTTCGAACAGTTTCATTATTAAATCCTTTTTGTTGATAGTATTTAGCGTAATTGATACATTTATTTAATTGTTGTTCCATTTGCTTTTTATGGATAATTTTATTTTCTAATTTGATTTCCACAGTTTCTTGGAAATCTAGATTTTTGCTTTGATCTGCAATATTAGCTCTTGCATTTATATCATTGCTTAGTGATGTTAATTTATTATCTAAATTTAATATATCACGAGCTAAGTTATATTGATAAAATTTAATGGCAATGCACCAACTTAATGCTGATTTTGTACTGCTAAAAACACCTTTTTCTGTATCTGAACAGTATACTCGACACAGATTTTTTTCTTTTTTGATAATGAAACGACCAAAAACTTCATATTCTCCATTCTCATTTTGAAAAATAAGATTGGATGTCATTTCCGGAAATTCCTTACGGAATAATTTGTCAAATAAAATTTCGTTCATTATTTTACAACGTAGTGCTCTATAAAAAATCCTATAATCAATGCCATAACTCCGATGATTGAAACTCCCCATGTAATTAAACGATCAGTATTTTTTTCATTTAATTTTGACAGACTAGTTTTAACTTCTGCAATCTCTGAGCATAAATGACTGATTTTATCATCTAAGGTAACTAATTTGGTATCTACGGCATTATAACGTTCAGCGCATAACTCAACATGCGCTTCTAGGCTCTTTTTTTCAATATCAGTAGTTTCGATCATAGCGATTCCTTTACACTATTTAGTCTAAAGTTCCAAACCATATGTTTTGATCAATACCTTCGACTATCAAAAAAGGCAATAAAGTTTTTACATTTTCTAATCCTATTAACATTGGTACACCAATACAATCAGACAAAAGCATTTCAGTGGGATTATTTTCAGGTCCAAATACGTAAGGAGTATCTACTTCAAAGTCAAAACTCCATGTAATATTGGACTTAACTGGATTACTCATTTTAGCTATTTGAGTTCGCAATCCTATCAACTGAGTCAATGTTTCCCAATTACGCTGCTGATTTCTCGCATGATTCCAGGATTTTTCATCTTCTATCATTTTTCCTGACAAGTCTTTGAATGGAACCCGTGCTGATTTATAATGCCCAGTGACACCTGTTGCAGTAATATCGAATAGTGTTTTGCAGGAAAATCTCATTCTGATTTCTTAGATAATTCATATAATATCTCAGCTTGCTTACAAAGCTCATCTAATGCAGTATTAGTACGTCTAGCATTAAAAACATTAAGCCAACGTTCATATTCAGCTGTTTCTTTCTCTCTAAGCTCATCTCGAGAAAACATTTCGCGTTGGTTATGCCCAGGTTTACGTGCGTACACTGTGCGTCCGCCGTCTGGGCTTTCAAAAATTGTTAATTCTGTTATTTTGCTGACCATCATTATGTGTGTATTTAACTAATTATTATATGATGTCAACAAAAAACCCGCCGAAGCGGGTTAGTGTCTTAAAGTTGCCTTTAAAATTAGCTAGCTGATGTAGCTGTTGAAGCTAAACGGAAACCAACATTGGTAACAGTAGCAGCAGCTACGTTACAATATGTATTAGCTGTTGAGTTATAAATGTTACCTAAACCCTGGATAGCTGCTTGTAATGTTGAAGCTGTATAAGCTGCTGTTGGGTAAATTGCAACGCTGAAGTCAACAGTGTTATTTGTGTTGTCAACTTGATACATTGCTACTGTAGCTGTTTGTTGAATTGTTTGAAGAATCAACTGAACTGCACCGTTAACACCAGCTTGATTAAAAGCTGAGTTACCTAAACCAATACCGAAAAAGTCCAGTTTTGGACCTGCCATTTGTACTGGTGTACCAGCTGGGCTATATGTTGTGTTAGCTGATAATTGTGGGCCATTGAGTGTATCAATAGCGAATACTGGTTGCGAACCGCCGTTTACTAATGGAATCTGTGCCATTTTTTAAATCTCCTAAGTTTATGGACTCAAAGGTCCTACTTGTATTTAGTTAAATGATAAAAAAGTGCAGTTTTGGTTTAAATTTGTAGGTTATTTTTTTTGATTGTTACGTGTAAATTTGAATCTGTTGACAAGTTTACATAATCCACCAGGTGTAGCAATTACCCAACCCTCTTGACCGGGGTTTTGTCTATCTAATTGTTGCAATAAATCTAGCTTAATATCATGTAATAATACAAATGCAGTAAATGCCGCACTCATGCCTTCTGCATTAGATCGTGGACTTTGTAAATATTCTACAATATTTTTATATTTTCTTCGACTGGTATTATTCATTAGCCAATTTCCAAATTTTGGTATCAATGTATCTATGTCGAATCCAACTTCAGATTCGTCATTAATTAAACTGTTAATATAGTCTATACATAATTTTGGTAAATCACTAATTTGTAATTGTCTAAGTTCTGCTGGATTAAACAAGGTATCAAGTGAATCCCCGTATGCAGTTAGTATACTTCTCAATTCTTTAATTAATTTAGCATCTTTAGGTTTGACGTTTTCAACTGGACGTATAGGTTTGATTAGTAGCAACCCAGGAACAGTAAGTAATTTTACATCAAAAATTGGCTCTTTATTGCTGTCATGATCTTTATAATAAGTATGCACAGCGATGCCTACTTGACTATTGGCAATTTCCTCACCTAATTTGGTATTAACTGGAATGTTATATTCTATGGTATTTGGTTTAAAAACCATAGCACCTGATTCTTCTTCTGGGGTATTAGTATACAATAAGTCGCCTTGAATGTATCCTTTAAAATTTGCAGGAACCGCTTGTTCCAACATGGGCCATAATATGTCGTATATAGGACCAAGTTGTTCAACACGATGTGCAATACCAGGTGCATTACTATCTCGATGGGTTAAATGTTCTCTAATACGTACTAGACTAGTGAACAATCCGTCATAATCTTTAGCTTTAAATCCACTGACATCAGTTAATATAAACTCACCATCTTGATTTCTACCAAATATAATTGCTGGTTTACCATCCCATTTAATAGTGGCGGAATTTTTAGTATCAGATGCTAAATGTTTAATATGCATTAATGCATCTTTAATTCCAGATGTTCCTTTTCTAAATACTAAATCTTCGATATGCTCTATACCTTTTGCTTTACCGCCATTAATTTTAACTTCATCCGACTCAATTAATTTTAACATACCTTGATTAACTATACGATCTCTTAATCTAGATAAAAAGTGTACTTCTGATTCAGTGTGTGTTTCGTTAGATTTCGCAAAACTGAAATTAGTTTGTATATATCCGTTGTTTGGATTTCCGTTGATTGGGGTCTTAAAATAAATCTTTGAACCTGAATTTTTTACATATTCTCTAGCTTTGAGATCATGACTATTACACCATTGTGTTAGTTCAGCAATCAACTGATCTGGAGATAACTTATTTGAATCTATACATAATTCTAATTTACTTAAACTGCTATCACCATTATTTTCTATAGTATCTAATAAATCTAAGTCAATCATTTGTTCAAGCCAATCTACTGTTGTCTTAATGTCAGTTTGATTTATACGCTGTGTGTCCATTTGTCCATCATTATCTTTGAACATACCATCATTTTCTTTTAATAATTTCATTTTGGTTTCATGGCTTTGATTATGGTATTCATTGTTGGCGATCCAGTGTCTACAGGACGTACCGATTCTTTATTTTGATATATTTTATTCTGTATCTTTTGCAATGCCGATGGATCTACTCCTAAATTTTTAGCCACAAATGCAAGATTTCTCGATGCATACCCAGGTACATTTGTGCTGCCTAAAGGATTACTATTTACATTGCTTGTATCTATTTTAGCAATTGCAGATTTTGCAATTGAAACATATTTTTCAAATGCCGCAGATAATGCTTGTATATTAGATTTTGCAGCAACCATGGCCGCTAATTCTTGATCTAATTGTTGCTTTACTTCTGGATTTTTTTCTGCTTTGGCTAAACCAGGAATTTGTTTACTAATCCAATTAGGAAAATCTCTTTGTATGTCAAGATGTTGCCCATTTGTTAATTCCTGATCTTCTTTGATACCACGTGCAGTAGCAGCTTTTATAGCATTTTTATCTGCTAGAGTTCTGTTAAATCCTGGTTTGGCAATTGCTGCACGATATGCAGCTCTGAGTTGATTATCGGCATTACTTTGTTGAATGTTAGACGAATTAGTTGCTTTCATTTGTTGTACAGCAGTTTGTTGATTAGCCTGTCCTGGTGTTAATGCATTGGTATTAGCAGTATTTGGTGTATATACTGTACCCTTTGGAGTGGCCGCAGTATTTACATTTGCTGCTGGCTGTTGTGGGCCAACAAATGACTGCAAAAATTGTTGTAGAAGCTGTTTTTGTGCAGCAACAGCCGCAGCTTTTTGTGCAGCTACATTCTTTGGAGTACTTGCTCTTGGCAATGGAGCTACAAGATTTCCTTTTTGATCTACATTATTGACACTAAATCCTTGCTTATGCAATCGTTTAGCCGCAGCAGCAGCTTGTCGATTTATTTTATCTTGTGTATTATTCCATTGTGCATCACGAGCATTATTACCAATTTTTTGTGTAATTGCATCTACTTTATCACTAGTTTTATTATATCCAGTTTTAACAGCATTTACACCCGCTTTAACCTTGTCGAGAATACCCTCGTCAGTACGTTGAGGCCCTTTAGTTATTTCATGAATTTGCATCAGTTTTCCTCACAGTGCGAGTAAATTTACCCGGATCACGCATTTTAATTGCATTAATTAATTTTCGTGTAAGATTTTCTGCTTGCTCGGGGGTATAGGATTCGTCTATTTGTTCTAATAAACGAATAGCCGAAGTGATTATATTACTGGCTCGATTTTCGATTATATGTCGTTGATCACGTGCAACATACATAGAATCTAATTCTTCTAATAAACTACGAGTTTTCTTTTGCATCTTTGCCAGAACCTTTTTATTATTTATTGGATTTTTAAATATCAGGCCCTAAATTATACACTTTTAATTTGCGCTAACATAGATTTTAATTTATTACTTTGCACTTCGGCTGTAATTTTTCCAGTTTCTGACGACATCGATGTACCGTCAACTACTCGACTTTGTGTTTTTATATTATCTAATACATTAGGACGTTTAAATGAACTTACTGGGCTTGCTTCTTCTGGTAAGTCAGTAATTCTCATAGTTTCTACATTGTATTCTAGCTCAACTTTTTGCCCAGTTCCATTACTAGTACGTGTTTTCATACATTGTAATTGATAACGCCCACGTTCTTTCATAGCTCGACTTGTAAAAATACCAAATACATTATCTGCTGTGTTAATTTTACTAATACCACCTGAAATATGACTGTGGTCAAACTCAATTTCTTCTACAGCTGAACGATTCAATTGACTTGCTGTGACAAATAATATATTCAATTCCTTAGCCAAGTTACGTAATTCTTCCGATACATATTTGTCTTTAACAAATAAATCATTTGGACTAACTTTAGCCGAAACTGGCATTAACAAATCCAAGTAATCTACCATTACGAAATCAATTGCAATACCCGTTTGTACCTGCACTTCCTTTAAATATGCCCTTACATCATTGACATTACTCTGTGCTGGCAATCCTTTGACTCGATATTGCCCTGCTTTTTTTCCAAACATCCTAACTTTTAATTCTGCGGTATCTAAATCTTTTCTAATGTCCTTGGTTGACATGCCTGAAAGCATAGCATCAGTTCTTAAACCTACTAATTCTTCACTAAGTTCTAGCGTAATATATGCACCACTTAGTCCCTGTTGCAACCAACTAATGGCAATATTCATCATAACCAATGATTTACCTGAACCTGATCCACCAGCAAAAATATTCAATTCACCGCGACTAAACCCACCATATAATATTTTATCTAAGCTAGGCCATCCTGTACTGACTTGTCCCCCACTATTAAAATATTTGTCATTGCGTTCTTTAGGATTAGAAAAATAATCTGTTCCCATGTCCTTTTGTAAACTAATCTGTACTGCATCTTTGATTAATTTTTCAACAGGCCCAAATTCACCTTTTTCTAATAAGTCTGCAGACTTAAGAATAGCACGTTCCAATTCCTGCCGCTGTGTAAATTTTTCAAATTCCTCCATAAACCAATTCAAACTACCATCGGGTAATTCAGGAATTTCTGTAAGTTTTACTCCAGACGCAGCTGATACTTGTGCCAGTATAGGCAATGAACTATAATCTTCGTAGTGTTTTTTAATAAATTCAGCCGCTGGTTTAATGCTTCGATCAAAATTTTCTGGATTATAAATGTTTTGCACACGTACAAATGATTCTGCGTCGTGTAACATCATCTCTAAAAATAATCGTTGTGTGTCAATGCCGTAATCGTTTAACAAGTTGTCTTTTCCTCAATTCAATTTTAATTTTACTAGTTTCTCTAGATTGCAATATAGTTAGCAGTGTTGCAATCCTGCCAATTTTTATTACTGCATCATTTACATCTTTAACATTGTCAGGCCAATCAGGAATACTAACTGCCCATCCTAATTCTATTGCACGATCTACTAATTCCATACCAGCCAAATCTTGATCTGGAACTACGATTATTTCTTTTCCTAAATTTCTTATTAGCCTGACTTGTGCATCATTAATTGTGCTGTGCATAACTGCTAGTCCATTGATGCTTAATGCGTCAAACACTCCTTCGACTACAATTACATATTGCCAGTCAGTCTGTTGTAAATCAGTACCGAATACATATCCAGATTGTATAGAATTTATGTATTTGGGAGTTTTATTATCTAAAAATCTATTAGTATGTCCTACTATAATATTCTTATATGTAAATGGGATTATAATGTGAGGCCGTGACCAGTGTATCCCGACATTTTCTGTTCGAACTAAAAAAGGATAATCTGTTGGAATATGTCTAGATTTTAAATAATCTAGCTCCTTAGCATGATCTTGATTATCCAATAGAATCGAACTCGGCGGCAAAGCACTTTCTTTGAAATGAATTCCTAATAATGCCTCAGCTGTTTGATTACGATCGTGAATCAATCCTTCCATAGATCGATGCTTCATACTTTCTAGATTAACACGTTCGATTTCTTCTTGCGGAACATTAACCCACGATAATAATTTACGAGCCTTAATAGAAAGATTGCGTCCTAATACAAAACTGGCTGTAAAATTACAATTAAAACAATGATAACTCCATCCATCTGCGTTGACTTTGAGTCCGCCACGCATACGTCGATCCTGACTATCTCCGTTATGTATGCAACACGGCGCGCAAAAACTCCACCACCCGCTTGATGTTTGTTTACGTTTAGCTGGCAAAAAAGACAAGATATCAATCATATGCTCGCGAGCCTTTGCCTTTACCAACATAGTAAGGTGTTAGATCGTTTTTACGCAGATACAGATATACATAGTAATTCATACTATATTTTAGCAGATTGTTCTATGCTAATTCAAATTTAACGGTAAAGAATGTTTGTAGCATAGCCAGTTGATATAATCGGAAATGCACCTTGACTAGCTGGCGGCACCGGATACGCAGATGGATTCACACCACCTGATGGTATCGGCCAATATCCTGATCCACCACTGATAATGTTAAACCCAGTAACTGTACCGTTTCCACCAATGTTAGCTGTGACTATCGCACCTGACCCGTTCCCTAAAATATCAACTTTAGGCGGAGCTAAGTATCCTGACCCGCCATTTTGTAATACTACATCAGTCAATACACCGTCAGTACATACCGCATAGGCCGAAGCTGGTACCCCAGGAGGATTTGGTGTAGAAAATATACTGTTGTTAAAACATAAACGTAATAACGGATACCACCCTAATACGTTCATATAAATGGTGCCAGTTTTGTTCAGATAAGTAGTGGATTCAGTAACATTGTACCAAATACTCTCATAATTTTGTGCCCATTGTGCTTTGATAGTACCTGTATATCCGATCAAATCCAATTGAATTGTAGTTACATAATTACGAGGTTGGATAAAACTCGAATGGAATTCTGTATTTTGATAATTATTGAAAAAATTACTTCCATTACCACCATAATACCAATTACCAGCCCACCCAGGATAGTTTTGGTATGCTGTGCCATCTAATTGTGCTTGCGAACTTAAACTAGTAGTTGGTATGGTGCAAGGAATTGAAGGTATAAATTGTGGAAATACTGAATTAACGAGGTCTATAGGAGCACGGGCACCAGCTTGAGAATTTGTAAATACTGCTTGATTTAGATTACCACTTTGAACAGTAATGGAATAACTAGCAGGTTGTGCAATTAATTCCAATGTATCAGCAGCAGGAACATAAACTTTTACTTGACCAGTAGCTGCATTAAGTATGGTCATTGGTTCTTGTAGTAATAAATTTGTGCCCTGTGTATCAGTGATACGAAATGTAAAGGTGCAGCCGTTTACGTTAACTGGTTTTTCATCTTGGTTAACAAAGGAAAATAAGAGTACATTATCGACTCCTAAATTTAAAGTTAGTTTTTTAGCGTACACTGGATTGTACCTCATTGTGAAATATTGCCCACTGCTGTCGAGCAATAGCACGGTTGTTCGTTGCTGATAAAGATAAGCAGTGGTTGAATACATACCAGTATTTAGTGATATTTTACAACTTATTTTTGGAACATAAATATTGCTATATGATAACTGCCATTCAATGAATAAAGAAATTTTTAATCAATTAAGCGAAAAATATCCGTTTATAACGCTGTGTGTGTATGCTTCCCAAGAATATGTAGGGATAATTCAGAACCGCGATGATGCTATCACCACCATGTACGATTTTGGCAGCATAGTCAATATAGAAGCTAAAAAATTATTTTTAGAATTAGCTAATGTTTGGTGGTGGGAAAGCAATAGAAGCATTCCCATTAACATATTTCTTAAACAGGAATGGGAACCATTTAGAGGTTATACTAGAACGTTTGCCAATAAAGATTTAGAAATAATACATGGACCAGCATGTAGTTTAGCTGAAATAGCCCGTAAGAAATCCAAAAGAAAATCCATTACTCTTGTACGCCGGATGCCGGACTAGTAACTGTTTTTTCGTCTAAGAGATTCATATGTAGCGCAACAAGTGCCGCATAGGAAATCGAATGCGAATGTTTGAACACAAACCCAAGACTAGCATCACCATCCCATACTGAATCAAAAACTTCCTTCCATGGTCGATTTTGCAAATGTGCTTTACCTGGACGTATAATAGCTATAAATGCTGCCATACGTGTGATGGAATCCGGCTTCATCTTTGCCAATAAATCAGTATAGTTACCTATATGAACAATTTGTTTAGCCCATTGAACATCAGTCCAAAGACGTTGCCAATCAGGTTCCTTACCCAATAACTCATCATAGTGTTGTTGAGATTTTATAAGTTGATATACCGACATATTCAATAAATCTATCTTAAAATATCCGCGTTTTTCGGCAGTTTCGTAGTCTATTGCTGCACATTGATTCAATGGATCATAAGGAATGTCAGTTACATAAATGCCTGAATTATGTCTTCTAACTTGTCCTTGATTAAGTTGACACGCCGGAATTGCTCTAATAAGTTTTAGAACTTGTTCTCTATCAGCTAAATCTAAATCAACATCTGCGCTCATTACCAGCCGGCTCTCTTAAGTAATTCTTGTGCTGCTGCACGATTGGCTGGATCTTCTTTCAATTTTTTATTCCATACATCAGGATCAATATATGGCCATATCATAGATTGATGTTCAGTATTTAACTGTGCTAAAAATTTTTGTCCAGATTCACAATTATATAATACCCACGGACTGATTTTGCCCGTTAATATAGCTTGTGCAATAGCATTATGATTACCATAGCGCAAATATCCGTTAGGCGGAGAATCCTTTTCTTCTCCCCAAGTTATTGCATGTTCAATGGCCCTAGTCAGTGCATCTTCCATTGTTTCAACTTTGAGATAAAATAAAAGATATTCTTCGTATAACTTATCACTGCACCAATAGTCTAATTTTTTGTTTTGTTTTAATATCCATTCTGTGAATCGAGCTGGATTAATAACACGAGTGTTTGCGCAATATCTACCAAATTTTACAAATGCTTTATAGTAAGGGCTTTCACAAAAATTATCATATGTCTTTAATTTAGATGATCCTTGTGTCAATTCATAAAATTTCAAGTATGCATGGAAACCTAATCGTACTCCTATTTCATCTTTTTCCTGTCGCCTGCGTCTTGGTTCACAAGAATGCACAGTCAAACTAGATTCTTTTACAAAGTTTTTTTTACAATATTGACAGATATAACTCACTTGTCACGACCCAATTCTTTTAAATAATTATCAATGTCTTTCTTAGTATTAATTTTAGCCATTAGTTCAATTTCGTCATTTTTTAAATTGGGAAATAGTTCAATTAATTGTTTTGTAATGCCACCAGATGCAATATCCTTTTTCTTATTAGAAATCCAATTGTGTCGATACGTTCCCATATCAGGACTTACTGTAGTAGAACATAACCATTGTAACTTAGGATGCTTATTAATGTCAAAGAAATGTTTATTCAATCTTTCATTAGTGGCAATTAGATAATATTCTTGTAATTCAGAACTTCCTTGCACACTACTACCCCAGCGAATCATTAGATAATTGCTAAATTTTTTACGCTCTTCATCAGTAAGATTATCGTAAAATTTACGATCTTTACGATCAAAACATGCCATTTCATTTGCAATACTAAGTTTATCCACGTTTAATTGCACCTGCTAATTGGCTAATTTGATCTTTGAGACGTACAATGTCGCGTTCCATTTTATTAATAATTCTTACATTTTTTTCATTTGCAGCTTGAAGATTTCTAACCATGCTTTCTAAATCAATAACCATTTTTTCTTTAACGGCTATGCGATTAGGTTTAATGGGTTCTTCATCTGGATTATATTGTTCGAAAATATTTGCCATATTAAAAGGACTTGCTGTAATTAACTATTTCACAAGTGCGACTAATATCTTTAACAAAATATACGCACTCAGGTTTACTACCTTCCCCTAATGGAATACACAATAACTGTCCATTTTTAAGTTTTGGAGCGTACCATGCTACATCCTGATATACATCTAAAATTTCAACGTCCAAAAAACTTGGTCTAAAACTAGACAAGGGATTAAATTGAAACGCTTTGAAACCTCTATCGTTAAGAGCTGATAACGGTATAACTTCTAAGTCTCCAGCATCCGGATCACCAATAAGCAATTGCCAATCAACTGGCATTCGAATTTTATATTTGCCTATTTGTAAAACTAACGCAGGACTATTAAAACTTTCCAAAAATATTAATGGTATGTAGTGATAGTCAGGGTCTTGCGGATTAGAATTGTCTAAAATACTAAATCGCATATCATCTATTTCGTCAGGTAAATGATCTAAGTCATAAGGTTCATTGTCAAGTGTTAAAATTCTAATTTTATTTCTCCGTGTAGTGATATTATAAAGTATATGTCGACGTATAGCAACCACTTTATTTCCATTCCAACTTCTCTTGTGTAAACGGATAATTGGCGTCGCGATAGAAAACTTTTCTCTTAGTTAAATGTCTTTTAGCAAACTTACAAGTACTGGTGATATCCCAAATTTGTACATGATCTTTATCTTCAGCTTTTCTTATGCCACGCCCAATGCTTTGAATAACGCGGACAAAGCTCTTTCCGGGTTCAACAAGAACCAAATTAAAAATCCTAGGGATATTAATACCCACAGCGGCAACACCATAGGTAGCCACAATAATCTTATCATCACTGATTGCAACTTCTGCATATTCTTCATCGCGTTTTGTTCCTTTTGTTGCACCTGATACAAATACAGCACGATCACCTAACAGAGCTACTAATGCGTGCCCTGCTGCAACACGATCCACTAATACTAATGTATTTCCTGTTTGGTTTACATTAGCAACCAATTTGGATATTGTTTCTAAACGTTTACTATCTTCTAATAAAAATTTTAATTCGCTTTGATAATTTGCAAATTCTGCGTGGTCGACCAGCTGTACTATATTTACATGACATTGTGCCAATACACCTCTGTCTTGCAATTCACTAGCAGATAATTGATTAATGACTGCACCCAAACTACATTTTAGTGCTTGAAATTCAAATGCTTCTTTAGGTACTGTGCCAGTCAGTCCCCAACGAATTGGGATACGACTCATCACTCCAGTTAATAATGTCTTAAGAGCATCGGCCTTGGCCATGTGTACCTCGTCAACCATTATACATACTACATTCTCTAAAAATTCATGTATTGTTATGTCTGCTTCGTGATTTTTTGTATTTTTTAATAGTATATTTAGACTTTGCCAAGTACATATTGTATGGGTTTTTCCTATGTCTTTCCTATCACCAAAGTAAACACCAACATCTAATCCCAAGCCTCGATAGTCTTTTTCTGTTTGTGTAACGAGTGATTTATTGGGTACAATTACAACAGTACGGCCGTGTGCTTCGCAACGTTGGCTTAATGCCGCTGTCATAATAGTTTTACCTGCACCAGTGGCAATTTCCTGAATAGCCTGAGGATTTTCTAAAAAATTGTTGACAATTTCAACTTGATAGTCACGCAATTTAATTGGTTGCCCTGCCATCGGATGACCATCTGCCCAGTTAATATGTGCAAATGTATCTTCAGTTACACGCTCGAATGTGAAATTTGTTTGATATTCTCGTTGATCATCAATCAAAAAATCATAATTAAAATTTTCTAGTATAGGCACGATTTCTGGTAGCAAGTTAGTATATGTGCTTCCGCCTAGTTGAAAATAAGCAACTTTGCCATCCCAACGCCCTAATCTAACTGATGGTTGATACCTAGCACCTGGTACATCATATTTAAATGTACTAACTAATTTCTTGCGTGCGTCAAGATCAAGTCCTTCAATTTTAATATTTACTTCATCTTTAATTATTATTGTTGCAGTTTTCATACAGATATAGTAACATATTTGACTCTGCAAAGTCAAAAAAACAGGCACCATTTTACAGGTGCCTGGTAAAATGCATCGTAGTTAGGACGATGCAGGAGCTATACAAATACTTAGCAATATTTATAAAACATGACTAAATTTTCATACAAGTTGAAACTGCTAATGCTTTCCAGTTTGTTTCAGATACTTTGGTTAAGTCGGCTAATTTCAAAGCCATACGCAAACTCATTTCACGTAACTGATTCTTGTTAGCATCCATAAATGCCAAGATCTCTTCACCAGTTTCTTTAGTAAGTTCATAATCATTGAATAATTGCCCTTGGCGAAAAATCTGTTTGATGCGTAAAAATTTATCACGCATTGTATCCAGTGTCAAATCCAAAAAGTGACAGCGTGATTGTAATGCTTCCAAGTGATCCTGCATACGTTTAGATTTTAAGTGATCAAATTTTAAGTTAGTGATAAAAATAGCACCACCTTTAAAATCAAAACAGTCTGGCACACCTTCTCGACGTAGCATAGATGAATCTGAATTCCAATGAATTCTACGTTTTTTGCCTGAATCTAATGCAGCTTTGAGAATGTTCAACGCCAATTCGTCCTGGAATACACTATCGCAATCATCGAATACCAATACATTATTTGGATCAGAATTTTTATACAAAGTACAATACAATCCAATGGGAGACATGGCACCTTTGATAACTTCATACTTAATTTTTCGTCTAGAAATATGTTCAAATAAACCATATTTTTCTAATTCATATTCTACACCATAACTTTTACCCACACCAGGCGGGCCAGTTACAATCATTGCACGTACATCACCTGAAATGATTGCTCGAGTCATTTGTTGTAGGATTTCAAATCTCTGTTCAATTCGATCCATAATCTCATCATCAGATTCAACTGCAATAGATGAGGTAGTTGAAATTAATTCTGATTCTGTGGGAATGATGACAAAGTCATCTGTACTGTCAACTTTGACACGGACAATATCAAACGCATTGCCAAACAATCCATTACTGTTAACAGTAATATAATTATTTTTTGCTCCAGCAGTATATCCTCTAACTAAAGGTAGAGTTTGATTTTCAATAGACATACCACGATAAATACCTTTTTTGATTAGTACACTCGACATACTATAGCTCCTAACTATTTGTAAAGTAATATTATAATTTCAAAATATTTTTTAATCAATCGAAATATTAAATTTAAACTCTAGACGAAGAACGAATGCTAACATCCAATGTGCTAAACATTGCTTTGACCGTTTGCTCGGCTTGCCAAGTTGTACATCCATGCAATGGGATTACACCTTCACTGACAACATTAGGACTGCCTTTTTCATAGGCAGTATAAGTGACATAAACTATATCATTAGTATTCATTCTAACTCCATTTGTTTAATATGTTCAAATTATACTTGCATTTGAATTAAATGTCAACAAAAAGCCCTACTAATAGGGCTAAGAAATATTACTGAGATGCCATTCTATACAATCCTTTGTCTAACCACGGAAGAACTAAATCCTTTTGATGCAATATTCCCCTGGATAAAATTGAACGGTCAGCCCATTCAGGTAATAGTTTAGCATCTACTAAATCATACCAAGTTGTTGTTTTTGGATCAAATGGACCTTGATTGCTTTTATATACAATGGCGTGCAACCAATTATCAGATATACTTTTTTTAAAAAATCCCGCTTTGCAATCCCATCCAGCAACAGCTAACATATGAATAAGACTTACAATAGTATGATGATAATAACATCCGTTACTTAATGTAAAGTCTAATTCTTTTCGATAATAATTGGTAGTCTGCGGCAGTGCAAGTGCTAACATTGCGCCGTCGGTAGTAATATCTCTCCAATTTATTAAAGTTTGTAGTGGGTTGACTGCATATTGAAAAGCATCATGACACCATAATACATCGAATTTATCTTTAGATGTATAAATTGTACCTTCAAAATCAGTTTTTTGATAGGTAATGTTAGGGTAAGACATTGCAACAGGTAATTTATCAAGTATATCTATCCCTTGGCATTCAATATTAAGTGGGGTAGAGTACTCATCATTAGTGGTTCTTGTTGCCCACCATTCTAAATCTTTACCTGATCCGCATCCTATATCAGCCATGGTTTTAATAGATTCCATAAAATCAGAATAATTATATAACTGATTAAGGGTTTCTAAACTATGTTGATGTGATTCATCGTCGTTTTTAAACATGTTATACCTGTACGTCTTCCATTCCAGCAGTACGAAGTCTTACTATATGCCCTAGCATAAAATTCTTAGACTCCATTCCTTTCATAATTCCCAAGTAGCGATTACGTAGTAAAGCCACCTCATTTATCAATGTTTCAAAATCAATTACTTCATCTTCGCCATCAACATATTTTTCTGCATCTCGACTGGATAATGCACGAGCATACCCTTCTAAGTATTTTTGAAAATGTTTTCGTCGTATTTTACGTATTTGAATATTGAGATAATTTAGTACAGCTTCGATTTCCTGCAATTGATTAAATCTATGCTCAGTAATGCCAGGTAAGTTAGTAATATTTTTTTCAATAATACCCCCCACCCGACATTCTTTTTTAGCATTTTCAAGTTCAGCCTCATAGTATGCAATAAAATCTGGTATTGCACCTAAGTCAGCTGTTACTCGACTATACCACATGATTAATCCTCGTGGTCATCATCGCCCCACCCATACATGCTATCGTCGTCTTCTTCATCGTCGTCTGTATGATCTTTAAGATAGCTAGTAAGAGCTCGTTTGACATCACTCTCGCCTTTGAATGCAATTTTAATATCGTCTGCAGAAATATCGTTATCAATTAAAACTGATACTAATACTTCTGCGGCTTCTTCACGATCTACTGCATTCACAAAACGTTTCAATTCATTATAAATTTCATTCGCTAATTCTACTGACATTTTTATTCCTCCGTCTGTATGTCATCAGTACTTACTGTTTCTTTTAGATTTTCAAAATCTTTCATGATTTTATCTAAAGAACCTTCGTCATTGGCTTCCCACTTTTTGCGGAATTGTTTAATAACTTCACCATCACTGGTTGTGAAAACTAAACTATTGCCTTCTTTCTTTAGTAAACCACGCTTTTCAGCTAAGTCAACCATGCCACTATAAGGATTCATGCCAGTTTCATAAGGAATCTTAATTTGCATACCTTCAAATGGTTTCGCGTAACGAGTTTTCATTACTTTGCAACCAGCACGAATACCCATAACATCGGAAATTTTGTTGCCATCTTCGTCTTCTTTCAACTTCATTTTTTTCATAGCAACAACAATACTCGATGCATAGATAAAGCCTTGCCCACCTGAAATTTTATCATCAGGGTCAAACATGTCTTGCGAAGCATAAGTGTGATTAGTACATACCATACCAACATTATAACTGCCAAACATATTAACACAATTGCGAACTAATGCCGTAAGTGCTTTGGGCTTGCGTCCCATGTCGCCTTTTAAATCGCCGTCATCGAATTGTTTGATATCAGTAGGAGTAAGTAACATTCCCAATGAATCGATAACGAATAGTACTTTAGGACGTTCGCCGTCAGGCATTGCTTTATAATCTACCATAAATGTAGAAATAGTTTTGGCCACGTCGTCAATCATAGCCATTGACAATTTGAGTAATTTATCTGGGCTTGTATCTACACCCAATGCCTGCATCCAACTTTCGTCCAGAGCATTTTCACTATCAATAAGAACAACAAAAATTCCTTGTTCTTGCGCATTTTTTACAATATTTCCTGAACAGATATAACTTTTACCTGCACCAGATTCACCTGCAAATACTGTTACTTTGCCAAGTGGAATGCCTCGATTAAAATCTCCACTAATGAGATAGTTTAGTGCATAATTGCCGGTTGAAATCCAATCGGTAGGATCATTAAATCCAACTGACATTCCGTCGATTGATTTTGTAAGATCTTTTCTAAATTTTGATACATCAAATGGTTTAGCCATCTGTAATCCTTTTTTTATTTGTATAGATGAATAACACAGGAAATTAATCCTGTGTTATTATTTGGCTAGTGCTTTAGGCGTTTTTACGTGCTCGAATCATAGCCAAGATATCTTGTGCACCTGCTGTTGCAGTAGGAGTTGTTGATACCGGAGCTGATGCTACTGGAACATCGTCTTCCTCGAAGTTGTTTGATTCAGGAATTGATATAGCTGCCTTAGCAGATGGAGCATCTTCGTCTGATGCATTAGATGCTGCATTTGAAGATGTCGGAGCATTTACACCAGCTGGGCGGAAATACTGTCCCCAACGCTCAGCATCATAGCTTTGTCCATCAACTGATGCTTCAAACATTTCTTTCATAACATTAAGTTCAACCTCAGATGGACGTTTAGGAAGAATAGAAGAAAGATCAAACAATCCATATTGTTCAATAGCAGCTTGTTCTTTTTCAGTAAGTGCTGACTCTTTACGTGCCCATTTAGATCCGCTATAATCAGCAAAGCCACCTTTGGTACCTTTAGTGATACGGAAGTCTAAACCGCGTAAATAGTCAGTTGGTAATTCTTCCAACTCAGGATCCATTAATGCACCTTTGACTAATGTGAAAATTTGTGGGCCAATAATAAAACGACGAATTGGATTTTCTGGGGCTTTATCAGTTGTAAGTGGATTATCACGAACAAATCCTTGGAAAATGTAATCGCGTTTTTTCCAATATTTGCGACCCAATGCTTCTAATACAGGATCTTTATCTTTGAACCATGTACGTACTTCGCTTAAAATTGGGCATGTATCTCCCCACATTTCAACGCACGGAACACGGACTTGTACTTGTTTAGATTCCATTTCTCCTTTAATACCAGCAAATGGTAAGCGGATCATTGCACGTTCTTGCCAGAAGAATGTGTTCTTTTTATTACCATCGGGGACGAAACGGAGTACTGCTTCTGCGCCTTCTTCAATGTTCCAATGCGGATAAATTGATTGATCGCCTTGTGATTGATTGCCTTGTTTGTTTTCTGATTGTGCTAAACGAGCACGTATTTCTTGTAAGCTAGCCATAATGTTGATGCCTTTTTTAAATTAAATGTGATGCCTATCTAAATTATTATTAGATTTTAGTTGATTGCCAAGTTATTATACACATCTTGGTCTGTGTTTACTACTAAACTGGTTATCGTATTTTTACAAAAGTTTTCGTGTCTTTTGAATCCACTTGCTCCGTATTCTTTATCACAATATTGGCAAATGATTTTACGATATTTGTATCCCGACTTCATAGGATTATTGCTCCCTGAAGTTTTACATACATATCCTTCTTTTTTAGAATAATGATTTGCACCTGATACTTTTTCTGCTACCTCCGATTGCTTCATATGATGACGATCACCACTACGAGTTACTATTGATTTAGTTCTTGCAATAGGATCCAAAAATTGATGAGTTTTATTAGCAAAACGTTCTTTTTGTCTATCTGAAATATCTGGCCGTTTTACACCGTACATATGCGATAGTTCACCTTTTTTGTGTGGATGGTCTTCGCCGTATTGAGGAGCAATAGATTTGTTATCCGTTCGGTTTAGCCATTTATCGCTATTAATCACCTTCATTCTTTTTAACACCCGGTGCTCCCAGTTTTGGGCGACACTAATTTCAATGAATGTTTTACGAACTTGAACAACATCTGGTTCGCCATGTTCAGCAATAAATTTTGCTACGTGTTTGGATGAGGTTTTATATGGATTCCATAGATCACTTGGGTTGCAATCTTGTGCGTATCTAACGCCATAGTAGCTAATGTTTAGCTTTGTCCATCTAATAAGATATGTGTACGGTTTCATTTTGTTGCTTGGCCATGTTGCCTGTATTAGTTGCTTGCCTAGTAAATTATACACATCTAGGTCTGTGTCTACTACTAAAACGACACATTAGAGTTAACTCATGTTGCCGTTTTATTAATATCTTTTATTTAGTTATTTAGTTAAACCTGCTAAGAATTTAATGCGTTCCATCATGTCTGCATCAACTCCTTCTACTGCTTTCATTTTTCCCGAATGCCCGTATTTGCCTGCAAGTTTAGATTTTTCATCTTGATTTGATTCTTCTAACCAATTGCCTCCTCCGACAGATTCTTCCATATTTGCTTCGTAAAATTGTTGGGCTTTTTCTTCTAAATATGGTATATCTACTAAATCAAGATCAATATATTCGCGTGTTTGATCATTTCTAACTGTTACAATTTCATATACAATTCCCTCAGCTGGGCTGCCGCCAGCATCCCCCCACGTAGCTGCATGATATTCACCTTCTGTATTAAAGGTTACAGTAACTGGGATGGTTTCTTCTGGTTCATCAGGTAATGGGTCTTCTGCTGAATTTTCCCACTCAATCCACGCTGGATTTGTAATTGTTGTACTGAATTCGTACTCACCTTCTTGTTGACGATTTTCTTTAACTGGTTCTCTAGATAATCTGTTTATTTCATTTACGTTATCTTGTTCCGCTTGGTTTGATGAAGGGGTTGTTAATTGCCCAATAACCTGTGCTACATCTGGATTATCTTTTAATTCTTCCAAACGATCTAGTATAATTTGTCGAGCATCTGCATCTGCATTTTCATCAGCTAAATTCTTTAAACGATCAAATAATTCATCGTCCCCTAATAAACTATCCAATTGTTCAATAGTATTAGTAGCATCAGGTCCGACAGGTAACTCTTGACTCATAAGCTCTACTAATTTAGATTGTTTTTCTTTTGTATCTGGTAATGCCCAAGTACCTTCGAATATAAGATTAGCCCAATTTTCAAATACATTAACTTCTTTCATTTTTTGTTCCTGTTGTAATTTTGCCAATAACGGTAATACTTGTTCGACACGAGAGTCAATATTTTGTTCAACAAACATGTGTCGTAAATCCTCAATAATGACGTCTTCGTCAGTTATTACCGCTGGATCCCAGGATTCAAAATAACTTGCATATCCCGTTTTTGTACTTAATTTCTTTAAATTTTGTTGCAATCTTTCGTAATACATTTCAGCTTGTTCAACTAACTGTAGAGTATCACCTTCGAATATTTTTCCTTGGTTAGCACGTTTGAATCTACTGAGTAAATTCATTTCTTGCACTACCGTAGCGATATGATTGCCACGAGCATCATATGGTTTTCCGCCTTGACGTACATGTTCTACCATAGCACGCCCGCCAGCAAGTTTTGTAAAAGGCAATTTATAACGCTCACCTTCTGCTGTTTCTACAAATAAACTTTCAACATAACGAAAACGTGCATCATTCTCCCCGATGACACGCTTATGTTTAATCATTAATCTGGCTTCAGTTTCAACTCCATTCCAGGAATATGCCTTATTACCTGTCCATCCTTCAAGTAATCCTTCCTTGATAGCAGTTTGTCCCTGCATACTATATTTAACTTTGTTAATATTATCTGTTGTGAATGAATATCCATTTCGAACAGCAAAATTTTTCATTTGCTCTAAAAAACTAAACCAGCTGTTTTTATCACTTAAATCATCCATTGTTCGGCCAATATTGTCGCCAAAAAATACAGTTAATGTTTGTTCACCTTGTGTTGAATCATTACCTAATAATATAACTACTGTCCCATAATCTTTATCTGTGTTTCCTTTAAAGGAAAATGAAAAGGAAATGGCAGGGGAATCATTAGTCGGCGCTTGTCCTTGAGCATTCAACGCTGTAGGTTCAAAATCTCTACTAACTAATAAATTCATTAATGATTGCGAAACTTTATTATGATTCATGATATGTTATTTATGCTTAATACATTGTCGCAATAAAAGGTAATGGTGGAGTTATAGATTCGCCATGATCCCTCATTTGAGTATCCATCTCTGGATGATATGTTTGTAATAGTATCATCATACGTGTAACTAGTAATGTAGCCATTACTAAATCGTCGGTTGAACCTGGTTTTGCTGCATAACTTACTCCGTGTGCTACAAAAGTTTTGAGCTCAGAAATTAATGGTCGACTATGCAATTTCATTTTTTTCGATTCTATTAAAGTTTTAAATTTAGAGCAAGCAGTTAGTTTGTTTTTGGGGCTGGTATTGAATCCTTTACGATATCTGCCGGCTCCTCGTGTAGGGTCAGACAGGAAATAGCCCTTAATATTCTCCTCGCCAAATTGTTCAATAGATATAAGTGCTGCCTCACCAATGGTATTATTTTCAACAGAGTAGTATATAGACTGCTCATCTTTTGTAAATGTGTATATGTATTTTACAATATCAGCAAGAATACGTATTTGTTCGGGAATAGTAGTTCTATTGTGTTTCCATTCACCTATTTGTTCTGTAGTGTTAGCTTCGAATATTTGTATAGCCGCAGGATCTCCACCTGTACCCAATGATGGATCGAGCCCCACGCAATACATTTTACCAGCTTCGGGCAGTTTATACCATCTAACTTGCGCAGTTTTATGAACCGGCTCAATTCCTTCTAAGTCTATAAGTTTAGCCGGAGCAATAAGCGTTTCATCATTAATGATAAATTCACAATCCATTTCTCGACGAAATTGATCCTCGCCTAGCTGAGCACGCATAGATGATGCCCATGCATCGTCTCTAGTAGGATGTTCTCGCCAATAGCTACGGAATGCCCTAAAGCCATTAATTCCTATATTTTGCGGATTACCGTGACTATCTTCCATTTTATTTGCACCTTTCCATAAAAGTGCAAATTGATCTTCGTCACTATTTGGTGTGCTTGTAATAATAGCCTTACCACCTGTTGACAGTGTTGGCGAAATTGAAGTCCAAAATTCCTGAGCTACGCTGGGTCGTACAAATGCAAACTCGTCACAATAAAGTAGTGATATAGACATACCACGACCAGTATTTTCGGTAGTTGTAGCTGACACAATACGTGACCCATTATCGAAATCTACAGAACCTAAATTATAATTTGTTGCGCCGGCACGTATATGATCAGGACATAGTTCATAGGCAAAACGAATACGTTTCATAATTTCCTGTGAACCATCATATTTGTGTGCAGCGATTAAAATCGTCGAATCAGGTATAAACATTGCATACCATAACAAATATCCGGCAGCCGAAGTTGACTTACCGGTTTGTCGCGGCATCATAGCAATCGCAAAACGATAGTTATGATAAGTATCAATTAAACGTAATTGATATTCAAAAGGATCATATAGCTGTCGCCCCTGTGTTGGGTGTTGAATATAGAAAAAGTTACGCATAAAATATTCAGGCCCGGTTACGGGATCTGCACATGCGGCAAATTCTTCTAATTGCTTTTCTGTATATAGTTCTTTTTTATAAGGCGATTTAGCCAGTGCTTGTGCGTCATATGACATAATTTATCTCTTAGGAAAAAGAGCATACCATGCAGGTGTACCTGGTCGTATTCCAGTAGTACGAGCATATTCTAACTCAGGTGAAATTTTAGACTGTCGGCGTTCGGCTGTAATACGATTATACTCAGCTAATTTTGCCTGACTTCCTAATCCACCTAAATGACTTGATATTAATAATTCGTGTATAGGATCATCTGGCTCGAGGTAACAATCGTTGTCACTACTCTGAGTCAAATTTTGTGTTGTGATTCTATATTGTTTAGTCATCAGTGGCGTTGGCTCCACACTTGGCTCGTTTTGCATTTGTTAATGCACCAAAGTCAACTGTCCATTCCTTTCCAGGTGCTAGTTCAATTGCACCTGCAGGTAAAGCATATTTAACCCCAGCATCTGCCATAATAGTAGCAACGGGAATACGAAACTTAGTTAAATCATTACCTAGATTTGGATATGGGGCAACGTGCGGAAATCCCCAACCTGCGATTTCTTTAGTTTGATTGTTAATAACTATCTTGTAAAATCCATGCGGAACAACTACGCCTTTGCCAATAGTCTTGTCTCCTGCACTATATAATCCACCAGATACAATTGTAAATGATTGATTATGTTGTACAGCCCACCCACGCACTGAAGTTTCTAATAATTTCCAAATACCACGATTTAATGAACCAGCTTGCGGCGACATATTGGTCATCAGGAATGATTCATATTCAACCTGCGGGTCCCAACTTAAATCACCATCTGGTGCCATATGTCCTTTGTCGTAACCTGTGCCAGCATAATCGCCAGGAACAGCACCATCAGGAACTGATTGATCAGCTGCAAATGCGTTTGTACGTGCTACGCATCCCAATGCATTTGGCGGGGTAAGCTCGTACATAACGAACTCAGGTAATTTAGCAGCAGCATCATATCCTACCAAATACGCTTGGCGGCAAATAGCCTGCACTGGCTTGATGCTTTCCGGAAAACCATAAGGTGCATGTACTTGGCACGCGGCCACTGGATTAACTGGACGTTGTGTCCATGCAAATGTAGATGTTGATAATACTGCAAATAATAATCCTATTAATATTTTTTTCATTTTTATTTTCTCTTTGATGTATTTCTGGGATAACCCTTAAACCCAGTTACTGGACTTGTTTTATGTGTACCAGGAGGCTCAGCTGATCCATGTGCAGCAACACTTGTTTGCGATTCTGATGGTATAGTAGCAATTGCTGCATCAATCATTAATTGTTCTTCGGCAGTATATGGATGCACACTATTATATTTTTCTACCCAACTTGAAGAATCAACACCGTCAATAGCACCAGGATTTTTACCATCAGCAGAAGCCATTGCCATCCCTAATCGATTCAAATAATAAATTCTATCATATCCGCCTACATCTCTAACTAATGCAGATTGTTGCATTGGATGTTTATGTTCTTTGGGTAAGTCACCAACTGAGGTTTCGGTTATAAATTCTTTTGCTCTCATCGACGTTTATAACCTTTAAACCCTACTATAGGACTTATGGCATCAGTATCTGGTGGTTCATGTGATTCTTTATCACTAACTTCATTAACTTTAAGTCCCAATGCCTTGGCAGTTGCGTTAATAATCGCGGCATCTTCCGGAGTATACGATATTGTATTTAATTTTTGTCCAAGTGGTCCATCTTTTGACATTTTATAGCCATTACCTTTGCCATCAAGGGCGCCGGCTGCAACAATAAAACGCCACATGTGATAGGGATTAGAGTTATCTAATCCTGGTAAAACCTCCATGCCCGGCATTGCATCTAATTGATCTGCACCAAACTTGCTAGAAGACTCGCGTATAAATTCACGAGCTCTCATGATTAACCTTGTCCAATAACACCTGCTTGCGCAGAAGAAGCAGTGCCTAATTCGCGTGCAGTAAAATTTGTGCCTGTAATTGTCAATTTATTGCCAGCGCCTACATAAATTTGTTGTCGTGCGTTAGCTGCTACTTGTGGAGCAGCTGAGTAAATATTACCTACCGCAGAGGCTGTACCTAATGCTGGTGCATAAACTTGATATGTAACAGTGGCATTACCTGTTACAATTTCACATTTATCAGTGTACCATACTGCATTAGATACAGATGTATAAACATTTGCTTGACTCATTTATTAATCCTTAAATTTTAATCTTTGAAAATGCTTTATACAAATTTAAAAAGCTGTCGCTTTCGGACATTTGACGCTCTTCTTGACTTGCTAATACAGGAATAGTAGTTTGTCCAGTTGATTTTTTACCATTTAGTCCACCACTATATTGCATTGCATCGTCTGATTCTTCTTGATTAGTTGGATAATCTGGCTCGTTTTCAGTATATGTTGCATCAGCTTCTTCTAACCCAGCTAATTCCATCATTCTTTTGTGGGCAGTATCATCTTCTTCCATATCACCTTCAAACTGAGCTTTAGGAATATCTTTGGCTGGATAATCAGTGTCATTATTATATGCTTGGTGATCGTCATCGTCGTAGTAATTGTTATTCTGTTCACGATCCTGTTGTGCGTGTCTCATCAACATATCGTAAGTTATTGGCTCATTTGATTTTTGTGGATCATGTAGCTGACGAAGTATATTATCAACGCCTGCAGGGTTTATCGTGCCATTAACTCTAGTCATATCAATTGCGGCAGACAAAAATTCATCCCAATCTAATTTTCCATCAAAATAATCTTGAACTAATTGTTCTGAATCATCATCTGCATCATGTTGGTTTGCTTCGACCATTTCGTCACATTGACAAGGAATACCGCCACATGAATCACAAGGTTCTTCACCATTCTCATGACCAGCTTCGTCACCATGTGAAATGCCCATATTATGCAGCATTTCTTTCATACGTGAAACGTCATCACCGCTTACGGAAATAGTTATATTTTCAACTTCTTCTCCGTCGTCACCTTTAGAAGAATCGTTAGTAATGCTGATACCTTCACTTAATAGTGTAGTATATTTGTGTTCCCAGCTATCGTAAATGCCTTGTCCAATACCCATGCCGCCGGAAGATTTACTAGAAGTGGATGGAGCTACTGACCCAGAAGTTGTAGTTTCTTCAACTTTTTCTTCTTTAGGTTTCTTAGGTTCAGCTTTCTTTTCGACTTTTTTCTCATCATGCTCGATGTCTTTAGTTACACGTTTGCCAGCTTTTTCAGCTTTGTTGTCTTCTGGCTCACGTTTTTTACCACTTATCCCATCTTTCTTTTTCTCATCATACTCGATGTCTTTAGTAACTTTTTTACCGGCTTTTTCGGCTTTACCATCACTCTTGGAAGTAGATTCTTTTTTCTCATCTACTTCTTTTTTAGCACCTTTAGTAACATTACCTACTACTTTGGCTACTTTTTTAGCAGCAGGTGCTAATTTGTCAAAGAAATGACGCTGTCCTGCGGCTGCTTTTTCTTCGTCAACTTCTGACTCATTTGACTTGTGCTTCATAGCATTACTTAATTGCTTTGTACCTTTGTCAGCTTTATTAAATTCTTTAGCAACAGATCCTTTGATTCCTACTTTCTTAGCAAACTTAGGATTGTGTGCAGCCGCTGCCATAGTACGTGCTTGCTTTTCACTAGTTGATTTTTCAGCGATTGGCATTTCTGCTCCACTCTGTGACATAGCATCTGGGTCATGCTGCATTTCTTGATCACTTAGTAAGTAATCCATAACACTTACCAACATACCTTTAATGGCACCCATTTTTTCAGATACCCATTCAGGTAATTCTGAATTTGTACTGAGATGATGATCCAAATGTGTTGCTACGCGAATTACAGTATGTAAACTATTTTTAAATGTTTCGCCCTCGTCACTATAATCTTGTTCAGATCCTTCTTCCATCTCACGAGATTTCATATGTGATTTAATTAAACTACCTTTAGTACGAGCGCCGTAGCTACCTCTCGTTGATCCTGCTTGTCCACCTGGACCTCTTACTTCATCGTCTGCAGGTTCTTCATGTTTACGTGAATAAACGGTTCCAGTTGAGGTTTTACGTACATTATGTCTTGGATGTGTATCTGCTTCTGGTTCTCGTGGTTCCCAAATGCCTGGCCATGCACTTTCATCTACATCGTGTCCAGCACGTCGTTCAGCATCTTTTTCAGCATCAATTAACCAACCTGGTTTGCCATGTGGTCCATTTGCGGTTTCTTCAAATTCCATTCCATTGTATGCATCAGCAGCACCAGCTGACCCATTATATGGGCGACTCATCGAACGAGCTTGGTGATGTTGTGGTGCTATTTTATCTTTCAAATAGGATAAGATTTCATCTTCTGATTCTTCCAAATCATCTGGATGGCGAGATTTCTGTTGCTGTTGTCGAGCTAGCTTAGGCATTTCGCGAGCTAATTTAGACTTGTGTTGCTGTAATGCGGCTGCGTCCCAGTCTTTATTTCTAGGATTTGTATCCATAGGCTTTTGCCCATGCATATCACATTCGTCCATCTCACTATCAGCAGCGTTTATTGCCTCAAAATTAATGCTTTCTATAATTTCTTTAACAATATCAGGCGGACAACCTAACGTATTAGAAATGTTTTTTGTTAATTTATCTATTATTTGTGCTAATTCGCTAGGTCTCATAGGAAATTCAATGCTAAAACTGTAGTTTTTCTCTATTTCGTCAGCAACTGCATCGTACCAAGATTCTATCATTTCATAATGTTGTTCTGTTGGATCATTCGGATCGCCGCCCCATTCGTTAACTTTTTTCTTACCCTTACCCTGAATGTTTAGTGCAAAATTAGCACGTTTCTTTTCGAGTGGGGTACCTGATTTCTTTAGACTTTGTAATTTTTTGTCGCCAATTTTCTTATCTTGTGGAATACCTTCTTGCTTATGTAAGGCTCCTTTTTTAATGGTCTTGGCAGCTTTACTTAATGATTTGTCTGTTTTTTCTTCCAATGAACCTGAACCAGAAAAATTTGCACCGCCGGTGCCATCTTCCATTAAATTACGTAAGTCTGTACGTAATGCATCTTCCAGTGTCGTTTGCACTGAGCTTTTGGTAACAGTTTTACTTTCTGATATTGTTTGCTTGTCAGCATCAATACCGGCTAATGTTTTGTTAAGTTTGTAAAATGGGTTCATTACTATTATCCTCTAGGTTGGGCGCCAGTAGCTGGACGCTTGGGTCTTTTTTCTGCATGAGTCATTGGGCTGGTGTTACCCATCTTTAAATCATTTGTTGTTTCTGCTGCTTTTGGACTACCGCCAGCAATAGTGAAATCTGAACGATACGCATTTTTCAATACTGCATGATTATATGGATCAGCAGAATAATCAGCTTTCAATGCTGCTTGTTCTGCGTCATCAGCTGGGTAATTGGTATCAGCTAACAATGATTCTGGTTGTGCTTCAAGTTTTTTCTGATATTCTGCATTGGTATCATCATATACAGAAGTTTGCATGATAATTTTATTTTCATCTAACCCTAATAAACGAGCAATTTGTTTAATTTGCGGTTCAATTGCAGGATAACGTAACATAACATCAACACTGGTAACTTTTTCATTTTCAAATGCAGGAAAGTCAGCAGGTTTTGCCTGTATTGGAGTAGACTTTTCTGAACCAATTTTTAATGGATCAAATTGTTCTAGTTTACCTTTTAGAGCATTATAAAATCCCTGAGGCAGTTCACCCACTATCTTAATGCGATAGTTATAGGTTCTTTCGCTTTCGGCCAAGTAGTCTTTAAAATTTTTCATGATTTATTCCTATATTATATTTATGTTAATTGTCTTTTTGTGCTCTGTCATTAAGCAGACGTTCAAGCAAATCGTTACGTGTTAATACTTGTCCTTGTGCAGTTGGAATATCACCTAACTCTCCAGATTTTTTAGCCGCATCTTGATCCAACTTTAATTTACGCAATTGTAAATCAATCATTTTTAATTTTTTATTAAGTTTGGTAGTTTTGGCAGTTAGTGCATGACCTAGCATAGTACCAGCTACTGCAAATAGTTCAGCTGAATATCTACTGTCTACATTCATTCCGAGATCTGATAAATCCTGATAACTTTGTTTAGCAAGGTCAGCTAGTTCATCTAATTCTCTATCTGATGCAGCCAAATCTCTAATGGCCGGTAAAGCTTCGTCTATCTTGTCTATTGTTTCATCAATATGTACAATAGCATCACGAGTTTCTTCCGGGGTCATATTTTCAACAACAGGTGGATCTTGTTCGATATCAAGTTTATCAAATCCAAATAGGGTTTCTAAATTTTTTGTCATACTGTTATTTACAGTATTTTGGAGGATAGCAATTACTTCTTTCGTCCTTGGTGGAAAATATCCGACTCAGTAATTACACGAAAACTTAATCCATTTTGTTTGGCCCACTGTTGAGCCGCTGCCCATTTGGCATAGTTAACTGCTATTACAGCACGTTGACTATCCTTCATTTTTCCTTCAATCACACTTTGATTGCGTGGCTTAATTTCTATTAATTCGGCTCTTGTAGTATTTTGTGGACCTCGATATACCACAATAAAATCAGGAACATACATGGTCATTTTGCCGGTAAGTGGATGACGATAGGGAATTCTAACCGGTTCACTGGCCCAATTTATCACATGCTCGTTGTTATCACAAAAATGCATAAAAGTCATTTCCCATCCTGATCGGTATCTGGGTTTTCCTTTGCCTACATATTTGTGTGCATTATTTACTTCGTATAATCCTTGACGAAAGCTAGGCATGATTACTGTTTAATGTTATGTGCTATGTAATAATTAGGTACTACTGTAGCTTGTATTCCCAACATAGTTGCTGGGCTTTGATATGTGTTTAGATAAAATGCAAATGTTAATGTAATTTGCGGCCCCGACATGCCTTCAATAGACTGTAGTAATTGCATAACTGGAATACCTGATAATTCTGAAATACGAAACACCGTAGAGGTAAAATTATCAGCTTGTTTTGCTGTGCCAAATACCGACAGTAAATAGCTACGAACAGCATCATATTCTTGAGCCGAGACTGATTGTTGATAATTATAAAATTTATCAAAAATTTGTACTGTTAAATCAATATTAGGATTGGTATTGTTAATTGTAGCCATAATTAAGGTGCACCGCCTGTTGAAGATGCTGGTATGTTGGCTCTTGGGAATAGCATTCCGTTAGCCGAATTAACCGCTGATCTAGTTGCATTAGGTAAACTTTGTTGTATTGAACTAATAGCTGCTTGTTGTAACTCTGGTTTTATAACTTGTGCAAGATTTACATTTTTAAATGTGTTATAGGCAGTGCCTGCATTTTGCACAGCACCGATGACATTTTGAAGTCCACCTTGACCTGATGCTAATGCTTGTAAATCTTCTACACTACCACTTACAGCATCCAATAATCCACCTTGTCCAAATACCGATTGTGTTCCGCCAGGACGTGTGATACCTGAAGGAGTGGTATCATAATGATTGACGTCGGCAAATCCAGCTACAGTATTTGACGGATGTGTAGAACCTACTGCTCCACTGTAATATTTTACAGTTTCATATTCGATAGTGACATCATTTTTCATAGTGCCACCGCCTTCACTATAATCATATGTATCACTATTCCAATTTGTAATAAGTGGATTTATTAATGTCCATGCTGCATATTTTTTCTGACTCAATCCATATATGGTAATATCACGGAAAAATGCCGGTTTACCATTACTGTTAGTGCCGGTATTAGTTCCATCTGTGTAACTTTCTCCAATAAATCCCCAATCAGCAGATGCTAAATCAGGAATATATACACTATCTTGATAGCCAATGCCTTTGCTAATTCCCTGAGGTTGACCCATTGCGCCGCTGGTATTAGGAACGTTATTGTATTTTTGACTTGGATCTTTATAATAATATGTAAAATAATTATACCACATATTACGTATCAAATCAGATTGGTCGTCATGAAAAGTTATGCGACTTGGCTCATAATGTATTTTGCTTTGGATTACACGTTTGCGATTGTATTGATTCATTGATGTGGTATCAATTTTAAATTTAGGTAAATCAATACTTTTAACCATTAATCCAATAGTTTCTACACTACCTGAGCCATATGCAGCTTGTAATTGTGGAATTTGTCCTGTGTTGATATTAAAATACACATGATATAAAAATTTAAGACGTGGGGTTAGCTGATACCCGTTAGGCAGGAAAGTGTTAGATGCATGGGTGTAGTCTTTTAAGCCAGGTACACTTACTATCCCTTGCCCAAATGCTTGTAATAGACTACCACCCTGGCCAAAAAAGCCGTTTCCCATGTTGTTTAAATTGTACTAGTGTTTACAGTAGCAGCACCAGTCGCAACAGATCCTACAGTATAAGCAATAGATTGACCAACCCCGGTTGGAGTACCAGCACCATTAACTTGAATAGCATTATCAAATGTAATTGCCATTGTAATCTTAACTGCTTGCGATTGCTCATAATCCATAGAATTATAGTTTACATCTTTTAAATAGCAACCAAGGATTTGCCATTGCTCTAATACGTTAGGTTCATGTGTACCGTTGCCGCCATCAAGCACTTGCAATTGAATTGTAAATTTATAATCAATGCCAGATGCAGCTGAACTTTGTTCCATAAAATCCAATTGCTTTTGTAGTTGCTCGCCAACTAAACGACTTACATTACCTTGTGCATCGTCACGTAGGTCACATGTGACATCTTGCCATGTATGTTTACCTGCAATTTTAATTGTACTGTTATAAATTGGTAATTTTATTTCTTCGAACTGCACATGTGGACGATCAAACTTCATAACTTGTTTAGTTAATTCTGTTGTAGGAGTGCTAACGCCAAAGTTACTAAAGAAAACGCGATAACGATACGTCAATTTAGGCATTAATAAGCCTTGGGTTGATGCGCTTTGGCCGTCTGCTCCTAGAGGAACGGTCATGTTAGTTAGTGAGGATGTTGCCATTTCTTAATCTCCGATATACTTTATTTAGTTAATAAAGTTGGGCAAAAATGCCCAACTTTCTTTAAGCAGCAGCCTGCGCTGCAATTGCTCCAGTATTTTCAATACGTAATGGAATATAGATAAACTCCACTGCCTTAACTGGTTCAATTGCGATGTCAACCCATAATTGATTTTGATCAATAGTACTAGGAGTGTTATTTGTATTATCACACACTACCAAATAGTCATAAATTCCACGCTTGGCCACTAGATCAATCATTAAACTTGTAATTGTGTTCCCAATTTCAGTACGAGTAATTTGATCATTAGGTTCAAACAAGTATTGCTTACCAATTGTATTAAGTCTAGCACGAATAAAACATACTAATCTTGCTACGTTAATACGATTTAATGCACTCGCAGTTCCTTGTAATGTCTTATTACCAAAGTTAGTAATACCAACACCAGGTATAAATGTGATTGGGTTAATATTATTAACATATAAAACATCACGTATTGATTGACCAACACCTAATGTCTCAAATGCACCAGTTATACTATTTAAATAGCCTAATTGGAATGCATTATCAACTAAGCCACGACGTGTTCCAGCTGGAGCTAACCAAGGATAAGCAATTTCGTCACTACGTATAATTGTACGAATCATCATATGACTTGGATAAGTTACACATGTGTTTCCGCTTAAATCAGTTGTTTCACAGCTTGGGTAAAATGTTGCGCCATAGCTATCTCCTGATGCTAAATTACCATCACCTGTAGGTAATCCTAATCCGTTATTGTTAGTAGCCCATGTTGTAACATTCGATGGAGATAAACGCAATGGAGTGTCAATAATACTAAATGCTACATTATTAATTTCGTTGTTTAATGCTACCATGTTAGGAGCCAACTCTGGATAACCTGTAACAGCTATTAGATTATATGAATTTTGTTCTTCACGAATTGTTGTATTAGTGTCAATCGCATTCTTTAAAGCGTCAACAATAATCTTACGTTGTGCTTGACGACCCATATATGGGCTTCCGTCCGGACGAGAACCAACCGCAGAATTCCATGTATTAGTTTGTGTTTGAATAGACCAATATGTAGGACTTGTATCAGGTTCGTTATTAGTGCTATTTTTGATACAGGCATATACGATATTGTCAAATTGAACGTATTGTCCGATAGTATAAGTTGTGCTTGCGCTCCAATCATATGTTGGCCATGCTTGATTATTCCAAGCGTTCAATTCAAATGTCTTAACATTAAATCCTGAACGACGTGTATTCCATAATAGCATACCAGTTGGATAAAGTTCAGCTAGTGGTGCATCCGGATCTAAATAATTGCTAGTTAACAGACTTTCAATAGTTGGTAATGCATCTGCGATTGGGTCAGTTGTACCGTTCGGGGCCCAACGTGCATCAGCAAATAAAATACCACTAGATTGTGTTTGATCTGCATTATCAATTTGTACCCATTGATCAACACCATTAACATTTTGCCAACGATATACCAACGGATAATTTTCTAAATCACTAGTGTTAATCCATAAATCTCCATATACTAAAGGACTCATTGCTGTGTCTGTTTGAGTTAGGGGAGCAGTTGTACTGATAATAGGACCAGTCGCATTACACATTGTTAAATTATAACCACGTGAATCAGAAGTAACCGTTTGATAGCCTACCCATTCTCCATTTTGTTGAATCATAATATCAACTTGTGTAGGATCGCTATAATACCAGTATGTTCCTGTTGTTGGGTTTTGATCTGGAGCAGTTGCTGATGCAGTATAGCTAAATGTCGGACTACCAACCCAATTACTTAAAATGAGTCCCGAATCTGAACCATCAATATAATTTTGACGGCATAAGAAAGTATTTGTAGTAAATCCTGCGGCTGTTACTGGTGTACCACTAACATTGGTTAATGTAATATCTCCGCCGGCACTGTGTGTAAACACAATTGCACCAGTACTAGCAACAGAAGCACTAACATAAGGAATGGCAGCTGAACTAACTGCGGCTATAAAATCACTTGTAGTAGTTCCACTTAATATAGCAGTGGCAGTTGTAATAGATGCTGTACCTGGTTGTGTTGCTGATATAGTAAATGAGTTACCAGAAATAAAAGTTTGCGTTGTGTTGGATCCAGTAACAATCGTTGATCCAGCTGCATAGCGTTCATAAATTGTAAATCCCGCAGTATTGTCATTAAAAGGAGTCGATTCTGCATATAATGATCCAGAAGCAATATTTTGGCCGCCTCCCGATGGATCTAAACTATAAATTGCAGTGGCATCTGAAGAATATACTGGGCAAGATTTAATTACAAATACACCCAGAGTTGAATTATATTCTTTCATAACAAGTGTAGTACCATTGTTAACTGAATTAGTTTTTTGCCATATAGAACCTGTAACACCAGTAGCTGATGTACCACCTGTGCTCCATGTTGGAACTTGATAACTTGGCGATGCTTGATAGTACGGGGCATAATATGTCCCCTCTGTTATTCCCAATGTAGTAAGAGCAGTGCCTGAAAGATTTGCTATAGTAATTGTACCTGCACCACTGGCAGCAGTTTTATCACAATATAAATTTAGTGAACCACCAATGTTAGCTGCATATACGCCAGTAATTGCAGCAGTAGTAATTGCATTAACAACACCGCTAACTGTATTATTTGGCCCAACTGGAACAGTGATAGTACTTCCATTAATTGTAAAAGTATTACCAGCAATTAAACTAGTTGGTGTAGTAGATCCTTGCACAGTTGCCCATGCTGATTGCCAATCATCACTACCTACTAATACCCAAGTATTATATAAAGAAGTAATTCTAGTATCATTAGATTGTGTAGTAGTTGGACCACCGCGTTTAAAGTAAATTGGGTTTGAAGAATATGTGGCAGTTACTGCATAATTTCCAATGCTACCATATGTTTGCAATGGCACAGATGAGCTATTATTCAAATAGTCTGCATTAGTAATTACCGAAGGAATTTGATTAGTAAATGTACTAGTACTAACATTCCATTGAAATAGTCCCCATGTAGTATTAACAGTGTCTAGCCAATAAGTACCATTGAATGGATTACCAGTTGGGCGTGTTAAGCTGGCGCTAAGAGCAGCTAAATCAATATCAGCACGTAACACGTAACATTGGTTAGTAACGCCTAATGCTGAATAGGCAGCTAATAAGCCATATTCGTTAAGCTCGTATCCATTAATAGGAGTTCCATTTGTAGTTGTATAAAAGAATGGAGTACCATAATTAGCAGACAACGCACGTTGACTAGTTGCCAAAAATAATTGATTGGCATTAATAGCTAAAGTACCAGGAGCAATGCCAGTACCATCTGAAGATAGTTTGTTTGATGCAGTGGCAATAACAACAAGCGGAACCGAATTAGTAGCGGCTGGCAGATATTGGCTTTGATCAACTACAGTGACTTGTACACCTGGGGAAACTAATGTGCTAGACATGATTTAAATCCTTTATAATAATATACAATATTTAGTAGATTATTGAAAAAGACACCAGGAACGGCCCCCTACTAGTAGGTTTAATAATAAATAGATATATGAGACCCGTGTGTTTAACCTGCAATCAACATCCTAGAGCTATATCTTATTATAGACCTAATGGTAAAATACAATATCGAAGTCGTTGTGAAAATTGCATAAAGCGTATCCGCAACAAATCCCCAGCGAATCCACGTTGGGCCACTGCTGGGTATGTAAAGAAAATGGTATGTGAGCGATGCGGATTTAGAGCAAGATGGTCAGCACAACTTTTAGTATTTCATTTAGATGGTAATCTAAATAACACTCATGTACGTAATCTAAAAACTATCTGTCAAAATTGTGTAATTGATGTAACTAAGGCTGATTTACCGTGGCGTCCTGGAGATCTTTCACCAGACGCTTGACCTGACGATATAAATTGTCTAATCCATCTGCATTATTATCGACGACTGCATCAAACTTAGTCCCAATCCAAGCAGTTTCGCTAGCGTGAATATTATATTTTACTAATTCTGTTTTAGCAGTTGCCCATTTTTGATTATGCACAGGGCCTTGGTTTACAATTTCAGCCAATTCAAACCATTCTGGCTCTGGCCCTCGAACAACACGTATTACTGCACCGCCAGCACGTCTTATTGCTGCTATTTCATTAGGAAAACGACAATCGGATATTACAATATCATCGGTAGTGGTTCGTAATTTATTTTCTAATGCAGCAATCCAAATGTCATCATCGAATCCTTTACGACATACTTCTGTACCCCAATATTGCAATACCCATCGTGGAGTAATATCTTTACCTAATCTGTTGCTCCACCATTCATCTCTTTTTTCACGCCACTCTCTGCTTTCGCGTGTACGTCCTTCTAGTAATTCTCGATCCCAATGAAAGACTGATGATACCGCGTCTTTTAATGCATGAGCAAATGATTCACGTCGAAATTGATGTATATTTTGCAAGTAGTCTGCAATAGTATCTTTTCCACTGCCTATAAGGCCGCAAATTCCAATAATCATAAGTTGTCCTTTGATGTAGATGAGGTCATTAGATACCACCCTGGGCGGTAAGATCCTAATTGTATAAATCCCAAGTCTGTATAAAATTTGGGAATTTCTGTAGTAATAATAATTTTACGGTCACGACTTTTTGCAAATTCAACTGCACGAGTTGTAATCTGTTTACCTAACCCTTGATTCCTATATGCAGGATCAACACAAACCCAAGTTAAGTCATAAAAATATTGTAAATTTGATTCGCTTATAAGGCCAAACCCTATTAGTTTGTCCTGTTCTTTTGCTAAAATATAGAATTTTACTCCATCAATTAAGTTGATTAGATATTTTATTTTTTCAACTTCGATAGCATGTTCTACATTTTTAGATATCAATGAGGGCATTTCGCCAGCAGGAGTATAAACAAAAGATTGCTTAAGTAATTCACCAGCTTCGGTTGGATCCGTTAACTCATTGTATATTTCTATGGAAATCATTTTGCCGTAGTTACCCTGGATCTTGCACTAATTTCCGTGAATATAACGTCTTTAATTGTTGGCAATGCTTGTTTAGGTTTTGATTTTAACCATTTTTCATATTCATTATATGAATTAAATCCACGTATTAAAGCAGCACGTTCAACATATTTCCAAGTAGGCAATCCCAATTTTTTAGCAGTGGAATTTATAGGAGGTTCACCGTTGTAGTATTTTTGATTATGATGCTTACGACACAATCTGTTGTATAATGGTGCGTTAGTTTTTTTAGATATAGTGCAAATAACCTTTGGTTCAGAACAACCGGCATGGTCACACTTGGGTCTGAGACTCTTTTCAGGAACATATGGGTTGTATTTTGGACTGGTGGATTTAAGGTTAATCATTTAAGTTTCGTTACATTTAGGTGCTTAAGAGTTTTCTGTAACATTTCGATTTGACGACGACAATCTTCTAATGCGTGATGTGATGTAGGGGGTTTCGGACAATCAGGCCATAGACTGTAGACCGTACGAGCGTCTCGAATTTTGTAATATTGCCAGGGTTGTTTTTTATTTCTTGAACGATATGCATGTTCTAATATATTCATATCATATGTCGGGCCATTTGCCCAGATAAAATCATGTTGCCATGCAATTTTATATAGCTCATCTAAGGCATCGTCTAAAGGAATACGATTTTCTTCGTTAAATGCTTCCTCTTGTGCTTCTGCACTCTGAGTAGACCACCATGTTACAGTTTGATCATTAATAACTCGATCTTCTTGACTTTCTAAAGTCACACGAGAATAGAAATGTTTTTCGTAGTATCCAGTTCCAAATGGATCAAACGATTGTGCAGCAATCGTTAAAATAGTGGCATCTGGTGTAGTGGCCAGTCCTTCAATGTCTATCATTAAATGTAAGCTCATATTGCTATTATAGCAATACTATTACATCATAGTCAACAATTGTTTAACCGAAACAATCTTCAAATAATTCTTCTCGAGTTTTATCACACCGCATACCCTTAATACCATTTTCGCTTAGACTAATAACACGTAGATTGGTATAATGTCCGATAATATATGGTGGTATGCAATCACGAAAACCCTGTTGTATTGAATAGATATGATCCAGGGAATTATGCGAACGATTTAATCTCGTAGGATTTATATCGTCAAAATGATTTCGCCAGCTTTCCTCTGTAAATTTCCATACAGCATCATAATAAATCCGGCGATCTGATCTTTCTTCACGACGAGTGCAACCTCGGGATACCGCTTTCTGGTAGATTTTTTCTTTCACTTCTTTAAGTTTACTGGGATTATCTACTCCGTATTGTTCAAGCCAGGTTTCTTTCGCTTTTACAGCATACGCCTTTGGATCTCTATCGCGTTCTTCCCAGGGTTTATGCGCACCTGTTGTGAATCCATTAGTAAAATTTTTGTTAGCTTTTTTCGATTTATCAGGATCTTTGCTGCGCCAATGCCCACTTCCTTTTGTAGTTTCACTAACTTTTTTTGCTACATCTTTTCTGCTTGATTTGAAATCAATATAGGTTAGGTATCTATTTTCCCACCATTTAACTTCCTGTCCAGTTTCAGGACATTTGGGTATTTCCCATATATCGTTTAAGATATGCCATACTCTTTGTTTGGGTTTCGCAGTAATTGGTAGAAAGATTGTCTTTACTAATATCTGTTGCCAGAGATCAGGATGTGTTCTAACTAGGTATCTGGTAGCAGATTTATTATAGGATGTATCGTTATCGATAATGGTTTGTAGTATGTTTTTCATACTACTATTTATATACTATCCGATAACTCAAGTCAATCTTTTCTCATCCAATTAGCCAATTATCCAGGTAAGCGGAAAACTGCCATCTACATAATTCTTTAAATCTTCAAGACATTGTGCCATTAATTCTTTAGCATCGGCTTTCATGGCAGCACCATTTAGACTTGTTCCGCCTTGTGGGCCGGCTATTGTACCAAATTTTTCACGGGCATCGCCGATAATCATTTTGCAATTAGCATACATGAAATTACGTAACCATTGACGAATTTGAAAATCACTCAACAAATTTACTTCAGGCTTTAAGTTGTAAGTCCATAATAATACATTTTCGCCAACTCCTTTGGGATCACGTATAAGTTGTAGTTTTTTGGTAACCGGATTCCAAGTATAGTTCATGTAAGCACCAAACATACGTCCAGCTAATTCAACGTACTGGCTATAAAAATCATATGTAGCTAATCCGCCGGCTACGTTAAAGTTCATTAAATAAACATTTAATGTAGCTTGACTAAAAGGATCAAAATTTGAAGCATTAGGGCCAGTTGAATCGCCAAAAGTTCGTCTAAAAATTTGTCGAACTTGAATAACCTCATCGGGTAGGTCATAAATGTTTACATTAGTAACCAATTCCATAAAGATGTAACTTTCTTCGTAGGCATTTTGAGCCCGTTGACGATAAGTGCCAATAGTATTACGATAAGCGGACTCAAAATGAGCAGGATCTAGTTCAATATCAATAATTTCGTCGGCTAATTGATATCTAACGTATTCGAATAGATCCTGTTTTAGTGTTTCTAAAGTGGATTGTGATTGTTCTGCCATATGGACTCCCGGTCCATATATTTAGCAGATTTACCACGCCTTTAAGATAACTAAATTTTCATTGCTACGTCCATTATATTTAATTTCAGTAGCCTTAATGTCTTTAAATGCCTTACGAGCTGCCGGTTTACCTACACTCATAATAGATTTGATTTGCTCTTTAGGTTTCCTTAAAGTTTTTTGAACTGTAGTTACTGCATCAAATGCTACTAAGCTAGAACCTTTGATAGTAAACGTACCTGCATGTGAATCAGCAATAACATGAACTAATTTACGTTTTGCAACATCGTATAAAAATGCTTCACTTGCTCCAACTAAACTTGCAGGAGGCAATGATTTAATTTCCAACTCTGCAAATTCTTTTAGGAATTTAAATTTTATTGCTGTACGTTCTGGACTTACTGCCTTTTTAGCCCGTGGCTTACGTTCTACTTTCTTAAGAGAAATATAAGATTGGCAATCAGCAAGTACTGTTTCGCAAAATTTTGTACAATTTTTCAATTGTGTTTTAGTAAGATGACTATATCCCTCTACCAATTGGGGATCTTTTCCTTCTAAAACTTCATTAAGTTCTGCTAATCTTAAATTCCATACGGCAGTAATGTTAGGAATCATTTGTGTAGCAATATTCATACCACGAATTAATGATAATGGTTTGAAATTTGCTGTTAATTTTGCTCCAGATTCAACAAATTCATCATACATTCCTTCTAATTCGCCTGCACATTCAGACGCTTTTTCCTTCAAATGGTCTTGAATTGTAAGTTTTTGTCGAGCAGTTTCTTCTGAGGAAACTGGAGCTTTTTCTTCTATTTGTTTACCGGCTAGCAATACTGACAAATGTTCATCTAAAACAGATTGTTCATGTTCTTTGAGAACAAGCCCTAATACAGTCATTCTGCAAATCCATCCAGTAGTAGGTGTAACACGACTGTCAGGAATGCCTCGCATTATTTTTGCTTCTTTAGGTTTTTGATTTAATTCAAAATATTGAATAATCAAATCTCTAGCTTCTTTTTTACCATAGGAATAGTTATACCAATTAAATGCTTTGGTTAACGCACCAATACGAAAGTCATCTTCTGGCTGGATTTTCCATTCTGGTTCTGGACCAAGAAATTTAGCATCTTCACCTTTTGGTGTCAAACGTTTAATTACAGGTTGTGTTTTTGTCATAGTATCTACAGTATATGTGTTAAGTTAAAAAATGTCAACCTAATAACAGTGCCAAAGTTATGTACTGTTCTAAGTTATCTAATAAAAGTACTGCTGAGTCTATTAAATCTTTATATCGCGCAGTTTCTTTATTAAGGCGTCTGCATTCTACTGATTCTCGACTAATTTCAGTTACCATTGAATCAATATTCCTTACCATTTTTTGCAGATCACGAATAGATCTCTTGTTTTTAACAGAGGTTACTATCTGTTTTTCTGCTTTTGATAAACGATCTACTATATCATGCAGTCCGTAATTGAAAGTGTTTATTTGATCCATGTTGCAATTATATATCGAATGTATTTAATAGTCAACCATAAATTAACTAAATACTAGACTATGCCAAGACTGTCACTTTATAGGCCTAATAGAACTAATGATTATCAATTTTTGGATCGTATAATTTCCGAAAAGTACACTGTTGGCGGTCTCGATATATTTGTTCACAAATACATGGGACCAATAGTAGATACTACAGATAATCCCGGTAATGCCAATGCCACACTGCCTGTTTATAATTCAGAAAATCCTCTTTTCATCGAAGATTTGCTATTATTAGAAAACAGAGATCGTTCTTATGACCCAAACATTTATATCATGCGTGGAGTTTATACGCATCAAGATATTAACTTTGATTTAACACAATTTGGGTTGTTTTTAAACAACGATACACTATACATTACGTTTCATTACAATGATATGATTGATACATATGGACGTAAATTGATGACAGGCGATGTTTTGGAATTACCTAATATGAAGGACTATTATCCACTAAATCAAAATATTACAAGAGCTTTGCCTAAATACTACGTAATACAAGACGCTGCTTATGCTGCTGAGGGATTTAGTCAAACTTGGTTGCCACATTTATGGCGTGTTAAAGCTACTCCTATGGTTAATGCACAGGAATATCAACAAATTACCAATCAGCCTTTAATGCCAGATAACATTTGGGATAATGGAAACTTTTATCCGCAGGGTATGGTAGTGAATGACGGTGGTAAATTTTATGAAGCCACTAAAAATGTTCCTCCCGGAACTGATATAAATGATCCTGCATATTGGGGATTGATTGAAAATCCCACTACTATAGGGGATGTTAATTCGACCCGTAAAAAAGATTTAGCTATTAATGATGCATTAGTTGTACAGGCCAATGTTGATGTTCCGTTATCAGGTTACGACAATGTATCATTTTATATATTGCCAACTACACCTAGCGAACAGCCATCAAACGAGGGATTATTTACTGATCAAACAAGTCCAACTGTCGACGGAGCACAGTCAGGAGAAGGTACTAGTCCAAAAAGTTTCGGGTGGACTATGGGATACTTAACTGGAGATAAATTAGCTCCGAACGGATTACCAGTTACGCCCGGTGTTAGTTTTCCGCTTGGGCCTGCATCTGGCGACTATTGCTTGCGATTAGATTATTTCCCTAATAGGCTGTTTCGTTTCAACGGTAGTAATTGGATTGCCATCAGTGACGATGTACGTACTCCATTAGATTGGGGCACACAAAATCTTACACAACGTAGTTCTTTTGTTAATAATCCATATACTGTATCAACTAGTGATCAAGGCAATATACCATCGCGTCAATCATTATCTGAGCTGCTTAAACCGCAAGCTGATAATGGTAACGAAGGTGGAAATTTACCACCTAACCCAAGACCCCCAGGACGATAATGCAAAGTTATTTCTATGACGGACAATTGCGCCGTTACCTAACACAATTCGCTCGTATGTTTTCCGGATTCCAAGTAGAATTTGGGCGTAACGAAGCTGGCGCACCTGGTACAGGCGATACATTATATCGTGTGCCGGTAAGATATGGAGATAGTACTCGTCAAGTTCAAACCATTTTGCAAGAAAATAGCGCCAGTAATATGCCGTCAACACCATTAATGACATTTTATATAACTGGATTAGATTTTGATCGACCACGTATGCAAAATCCCACGTATGTTGATAACAAATCTATTCGACAAAGAGAATACGATCAAAATACAAGAACTTATGAAACTACGCAAGGCAATGCGTTTATGGTTGAGCGTTATATGCCAGCCCCGTATAAATTGTCAATTAATTTAGATATTTGGACATCTAATACCAATCAAAAAATGCAATTACTTGAGCAAATTTTACCATTGTTTAATCCCAGTTTAGAAATACAAAATACAGACAATTTTTTAGATTGGACTAGTTTAAGTATTGTAGAATTGGTTAGCACAGGATGGAGTAGTAAATCAATTCCAATGGGCTCAGAAGATCCAATCGACATTTCTACTATCAAATTTGCTCTGCCAGTTTGGCTATCATTACCTGCTAAAGTTAAAAAATTAGGAGTAGTGGAAACTATCATTGCATCTATTTACGACGGATCGGGAGATTTAGTTAATGCGATTGCTAATAATGATTTATTATTAGGCACTCGACAGTATATTACCCCATATGGATATCAAGTTGTATTAATTGGCAATAAATTACAAATTTTAGCACGTTCAGCTGTAGTCGACGAAAATAATAATCAACTGCCTCCGCCAAATGCTGTAGAACCTAGCGATATTTTGTGGACACCAGTTGTTAATATGTATGGAACATTACGTCCGGGTATTAGTCTAATAGCATTAACTCAAGAAGATGGTAGCCAGGTTTACGGAACAGTAAGTTATGATCCAACAAATGACCAATTTTTATTATTTTCAGTAATGGAAGATTCAATTCCGTCTAATACCATGTCGCCAGTTAATTCAGTTATCAATCCTTTAGTTAGTGGGCCCGGCGAGGGATTACCTGTTGCTACTATAGGACAACGTTATTTGTTAACAGAATCTACAGGCAGTGACAATGGATATGCACAAGCATGGGCCGGAACAGCAGGGGAGATTTTAGTTGCACATGTTAATGATATTATAGAATATGACGGAAGTCGTTGGATAATTTCTTTTAACTCTGATTCTTCTGTTGTAAATACACAATATGTTACTAATATTGTTACAGAAATACAGTACAAATGGACCGGTTATAACTGGATTAAATCATTCCAAGGCCTATATCCAGGTGGGCAATGGGCTCTTATCATTTAATGAATAATACAATTTCAGCAGTGGGCGTTTGGTTTTATAGTCAAACAACAAATCGTTATCTATACTTGCTTAGGAATGATTCTAAGCATCCTGACTCATGGGGTTTGGCGGGAGGTAAAATCGAATCAGGGGAAAGCATTATGGCTGCAATGGTTCGAGAATGTGAAGAAGAATTAGGTGGCATGCCAGATTATATTAAACTTATGCCGTTAGAGAAATTTACATCAGCTGATAATGGATTTGTTTACAATACATTTTTTTGTGTGGTGTTTGATGAATTCAAACCTACACTCAATAATGAGCATTTGGGATATGCTTGGATTGATTCAGGCACTTGGCCTAAACCATTACATCCGGGATTGTGGTCAACAATAAATTTTGAAGCAGTACGTGAAAAAATAGCAGTTATACAACAACAACTTCAAACATCGCAATAAGTTATAAAATCTCTAAAATCCATTACTTTGGTATTGCTACATTCTAACCATTCATCAGGCATATTAAATTCGTTACCTACAATAAAAAATTTAATATTTGAATATGCATTTATAATATTAGTAACTTGTATTATCCAACTTTGATGTAGAATTGGACTTTCTTTACTATACCCATGTAAATAAATTTCTGTATGTCCATCAAACGCTGCTAGATAAATTGGCAATACTTCAGTACATAGGTGTGGATTTAATGGAATTAAATAAAATTCACCAGGATTTCGTATACAATTTTTAGAACTAGTGTACACAATATTGTTTTCTACGTATTTGTTATCAATTAACGGTTGTAAATTGTCAAAGTCAATATCAACTGCAAAATCTAAGCGCATTTCGAGTGCAATTTTAGCAGTACCATACGTTTGTAATTTCAAACTACTTAGCAGTCCGCCACGATGTTTTTCCAATCTTCGATAATCAAATCTATCTCTATCATCACTGCTGCCTATAACAGCCGCACGACCTGACAAGTGTTGGTTATCAATGGGATTTTCAATCCACTCGCGTGTTTCTTGTTTTTTGCCACCAGCCCATTTTGAATGAGTGATTACAAATTCACCTGGATAATCTTGTCTATATCTTGCTTCCATAAATTCCTCTAATATACGCTTACTGGTGTTACTGTCACAATTACTGATGGACTGGCTGGCATAGCAAATGGAGTAGTTTGAGCCGCTGTGTATGCTAATGAAGCTTGATTGTGATTAGCTGTTGCCCAATACAGTTCAATATAGTCATTTGCTGCTGCTGTAACAATAAAATCTCCAGTAAGTTGTATAATTGTGTTATTTGTGCCTGCAACGCTGGTCTGACTATAGGGAATATCTGCTCCATTTTTCCTTAACCAGAAATATCCCACAGGCGTGCCTCCACTTACTGTATACCCAACATCGTATTGTACTCTGTAGGTGCCAGCTTTGCTGATTATTACTCTACTGTTACTTGTGCCACTACCTAACGAAACACCAGAATTGGCAAGTGCTGTTGATAATAATATAGGATAAGCGGTATTATCAGCCGATGCCGTTATGGCGGTAATGTTAGCAAAACTTCCATAGGTCCCGGGAACAAAGTTAATATTTCCTGCTACTGATAAGTCACCGGCGATATACACATTTCCGCTTGCACTTACATTGGCAGCTGCCACGTTACCAGTTACGCTTAATACATTGCCAACAGTATTAAATGTAAATGCCGATGTAGCAGCTAAGTTACCGCTGTTGTTAAATTGTACTTGTGTATTAGCGCCAGCTGCTGTAACATTACCCGATACTGATAAGTTGCCCTGAATTGCTGTTCCGAATGAGCTAACAACCATTGTATTTCCTGATCCAGCAGCGTTTAATGTGATATTTCCTGAATTGGCTAAAGTTATTGTGCTGTTACCAGATATCAAGTTAGCAGTAAGACCAGTAGCACCGTTAACTTGCAGTATACCATTTTTAACAGTTAATTCAGCTACATTGGCAACATTGGCAGAATCAGTGATATAAAGTGTACCTGGTCCCAGCCATAAATTAGCCCAACGATTAGTAGCATTGCCTAAAATATAAGCATTATCAACTGATGGAACCAAATTTCCAGAAAATGTGCCTGATGTAATTGCCCCAGTTGTAATAATATTACCCGCATATACATTGCCTGTTGCACTGACTACGTTGGCCAGCACAACATTTGCGCCGGTTATATTACCGCCCGTTCCAGTTGTGGTAAATGATGCTCCGACAATGTTTCCAGTAAAACTTGGATTATTTGAAACTGCAAAAGTAATAGTTTCTGATGTATTATTGCCAGTTATTAATAAATTATTACCGGAAGTAAAATTAACTGTTGAGCTAACACCGCTGGCTATTACTGGAGTACCATTTGCGTTGATAACGCTGATGCTATTGCCAGTATTTAATAAAAATTGTAGTCCAGTAGTACCAACAACTATAGGGTCATTTGTCACCAATTTCCAAGAAGTATCTGCCCAAAGCGTACCTTCAGTTACCATTACAATCATACCAGCTGCAATTTCACCAGTAGCGTTAGCATCGCTTGTGCGTACCCAAGTGCCGTTGCTGCCAGATCCAACTATGGTTACATCATAAAGTCCATTTTGACTGGCAGTTGACTGCCCAGTTACTAAAATCCTATCACCTGCTACAAGACTTACTCCATCAACTGTATTTGGTGTACCATTTGTTAATCCAACATTTACAGTTGAATTAACTCTAACTGATTGCTTATAGTCGATATTTGATATCTGACCAGCTCGAATTCGGGTTAGTCCCATTATTATTTCCTAAAATATTAACATTATTTAGTTTAATTGTGGCTATGATTGTTCAATCAACATAATAGGGCCACTAGGGCCCTATTATGAATTACTACACTAATTAACTAGCAATTAAGCTAATGTTAAAGTTGCAGTTCTTGTTGTACCATCTGTACCACGTACTATTACAGCTAAAGTTGTATTATTAACTAACTGGAATGACATAGTTGAGTTAGTTGATAAGCTAGGAGCAGCAGCATTAAGCTGAGCAACTAAGTTACCAGTAATATCAACTTCGCCTCTTGTTTCTTGTACAGAAACAACAGAACTACCAGTTGAGTTACTAATAGCAGTTACAGTAGTTGTAGTAGTGATTTCACGTACTTCAATTATATCAGCAACCATTGGAGCTTCAGTAAATGTCAATACACAAGTTGGGTAAGTTCCGCTTACAGCGTATGCTGTTGTTGGAGCTTGTACCACACCATTGATAGTAACAATACAGCTTAATGTTGTCTGACTTGAACCTAAAGTAAACTGTGTAGTAGTACCGTCACCTGTGAATGAATCATTAGCAATAACAGTGTATGCAGATCCACCAACAGCTACCCATGCTGCGCCGTTCCAAACTTCACAACTTGATGTTGTGCTGTTGTAACGTAACATACCAACGGCAGCAGTAACTGGACGTTGAGCTGTGTTACCAACTGGAATTAACATCGAGTCAGTAGCATTAACAGCAAATGTAGCGCCTGTTGTTACTGTTGTATTACCAACAACAACAATATTAGCAGCAGCATCAGCAAAGAATGCAGTACCAGCAGTAATATTACCAGCAGCACTAACAGCACCAGTTGCACTTACGTTAGTAGCAAATACGTTACCGTATAAATCACCAACCATAGTGCCATATACATTACCAGTAGCACTTACGTTGCCAGCATATACATTACCTGTTGCACTTACGTTACCACTTGCTGAAATATCAGTTGCAGTAATAAATGTGCTTACAGCTAAGTTAGCTAAAGTACCAACAGCAGTTAAGCTACTTGAAGTAACATTGCTTGACAACACATTACCTGTGATGTTTGCAGCAGCTACGTTATAAGCAGTTACGC